ACAAAAATATAATATCAGTTTCAACCTGTGGAAACAATACGGGATGTCAACTTTCCCTTTGCCGTGACAGATTTCGGTGAAAATGTATTTTGAGCTGTCACAGAAGATGATTCAAATGTGTTAGTCGCAGATACATTTTTATTATCAAAATAATTCACCCCAGATACATTCTTCGATACAAAAGAATTTTTTGCAGTAACATCTTTTTCATCTAAGAGAGTCCCATAGGCAACCTCTGATGGTGATACCGATGCGCTAGGCGATACCGATGCAGAATCAGAACTGGATGGAGAAACAGAGGAAGAAGGAGATATGCTTAATGATATTGAGGACGACGGGCTAACACTCGACGATGGCGATACGCTGGGGCTTTCTGAGCTTGAAGGGCTTACTGAAGATGAAGGGCTGACAGATGGAGATTCACTTGATGATGGGCTAACAGATGGTGACTCTGAACTAGACGGACTTACTGACGAACTTATTGACGAACTAGGACTAACACTTGGAGATTCTGAGCTTGAAGGCGAAACTGATGAGCTGGGGCTAATAGAAGGACTTATTGATGAAGAGGGGCTAACTGATGGTGATTCGCTCGAAGAAGGAGATACTGAGGAAGAGGGGCTTACAGAGGGTGAAGCAGACGATGAGGGGGAAACAGAAGGGGATATCGAACTACTAGGAGATGTTGAAGAACTAGGAGATACTGATGGCGAGATTGAGCTAGAAGGACTAACTGATGGTGACTCAGAGGAGGAGGGTGAAACACTAGGACTTACTGAGCTGCTTGGACTAACTGACGCAGAGGGGCTGATAGAAGGGCTTTCAGATGACGACGGGCTAACGCTCGCAGATGGCGAAACTGAAGGGGATTCAGAAGATGATGGTGAAACAGATGACGATGGACTAATGCTAGGTGATTCGCTGGAACTGGGAGAGACTGAGGGGGAAATCGAAGAACTCGGAGAGACTGATGGAGATTCTGAACTGGAGGGGCTTACAGAAGCAGAGGGGGATATTGAGGGGCTTATAGAACTACTAGGCGGATTCAAAACACGGCAACTTAATTGTCCCAATTCTGCATACAAACTTTCAACGTCAGCACTTGTATATCTCTCTTGAACGTAAATATAATCCAATAAAACAGGATTCGTATTTGTAGGATCATCTACCTGAATCTGAATAACACTATCAGCAGTTATTCTAAATTCTCCTAGGAATACCGTTTCGTGATATGGGTCAGCCTGACTAAAGGTAACTGGACTTCCGGCTATGCCATCTACGACTGCTCTCAATCTAGCTGTATTTGTAACAGTCGGGATTGCTTTTAGATACACTCCTATATCACCATCAATTGAAAAACTTGTTGAAAGAACTGTTTCCCAAGACGTTGTAGGTGTATAGCTAACCGCGTTGTCTGACGAAAATGGATACGCTATATAAAACGTATAATCAGCAGTAACGGCTTGTCCGCCCCCAGGAGGAGAGTCAAAGACAATTACATAGCTATCGGTAATTGTGTAATCCTCTGAATCCACTGGCGAACCAGCAACATACACAGTGACAGAAGCAGGGATAACTGCGTTGTACCTCAAATCAAAATCTGTACTACTTCCATTTCCTGTACCAAGGCTATCTCCCGTTACTGAACGAGTAGCTGTGGCTACTGAACCAAGAAGATTTATATTTTCCGCTTCTGCGTACCTATCTTCTGTAGTTGGATTGGCATACGGAATACCTCCGAAGAACACACCATCTCCATCTGAGACACTTCCTAAAGTAATTTCATTCCAATGCCTTGTTGAATGAGTAAATCCAGAATCCAGAGACCTGGTACCCACTAGCCGCATAATGGTACTAAGGGTGCTTCCTGCATTTTCAGTCCCCCATTGATTTATCGAAGAACCTGTACTTGTAACAAGAAGACCATTTTCAAATTCAATGGCACCAGAAGAAAGACCAGGAAGTGTTACACTGTCTGTTGCACCTGAAAACCTTCCTACAAATAGTTTATCTAACAAATAACCCATTGGTTCCTCGTAAGGAACAATCTCAAAGCGTTCTCTTGTGTACGGCCATACTTTGAAGTTAGTTACTGTATCCCCATTTAGAGAAATAATAACTTCTGCCACTGGGCTACCAGCACTCAATTCAAGAAGAAAAGAAGCATCTTTAGCGGACTGAAAACTCGCAGATGCCTTCCATTGACTTGTAGAGAGTAATTCAGATGACCAACCAGGGTTGGTGTAACCAGTACCACTGACAGTCACCTGAAAAAAGTTTGCGTCAAAATTTATCCATGCGGCCCCATTCCAAACGTATATAAATGTCTGACTAGTCGTAAATCTTGAAGCAATTATACGAACAAAGCTGTTTTCAAAGACCATGTCACCAACAAACGAGTGTTCTATATCTGTAATTTCGTCCCAACCAGAACTATCGGGGTCAACTCTCGTTAAAGTAGAATCACCATTTGTATCCCAAACACGAACAGGGTCTTGATCTGCGCAACCAAACACAGGAGAGGGAGATGGGCTTAATGAGGAACTTGGGCTTATAGAAGCGCTTGGAGAAACGCTAGGGCTTTCTGAACTACTTGGTGAAATGGAGGGTGATTCGCTACTAGAAGGGGATATTGATGGTGAATCTGAACTTGAAGGAGAGACTGAAGCTGACGGAGATATAGAAGGACTTTCAGAACTGCTTGGGCTGACTGAAGCTGACGGCGATACAGACGGGCTTTCTGAGCTACTAGGTGAAATACTACTCGAGGGGGATACACTTGGGCTTTCAGAAGATGAGGGACTTATTGAGGAACTGGGTGAGACAGAAGGGCTTTCACTACTTGAAGGAGATACAGATGAGGATGGAGAAACCGAGGGTGATTCTGATGAACTTGGACTAACCGAGGCAGACGGGGAGATGGATGGCGACTGTGAACTAGATGGCGAGATAGAAGAAGACGGGCTTACTGAAGGGCTTGCAGAACTACTAGGACTAATAGAGCTGCTAGGAGAGACAGATGCAGATGGGCTTACTGAAGCTGATGGGCTCACCGAAGGCGAACTGACAGTTTCAAAGAGGAAGAAAGGAATGTCTTGGCTCGCTCCCGCCGACCACGTACTTCCACCATTTGTGGAACTACTCTTATTCCCGTTATGGTGACTTGTCGTAAAGAGATTACTGAAGACGCTATTGCTGCCGTCAAGCGTGCCGCCCTCACATCGTATTGCCACTACGTATTTCGTGTCTCCGGTGAGATTGATTCTCTCATCGCCACTGAACGTAAACTCGACCCACGTGCTCGATGTTGGTACGGTCGATACATCGATACCGTCAGATGTGGCGATGGGCGATGATGCGCCTGCCGGCTTGCTGCTCGTTCCATAGGTTCCCGTGTGATCGTAGACATAGGCTTTGATCGTGCCTGTGGGGGAACCAGTCCTACGCAAGTGAAAACGTGCGCTTGCTAGGAATCCAGTCGCCGCGTTGAACGATTGACCAAGGATGTGGTTCGTGCTTTGGAGAAAGAAGGACGCATCGGGGTTGTTCGTGCGCGTGGATACGTCTGCTAGGATGGAGTCCCCTTCGGTGCTGGGAGATACGCTGGATGAGGGGCTTACGCTAGAGGATGGGGATACAGAGGGGCTTTCACTACTGGAAGGTGATACAGATGCACTTGGAGAAACTGACGGCGACTCAGAGCTACTCGGGCTAACCGAGGCGCTGGGTGAAACACTTGAGGATGGTGAGACAGACGGTGACTGTGAACTGGATGGCGAAACAGACGGGGATTCAGAAATTGGTCTAATGGAAACAATGCTTTGCCTCCAATCTGATCCTGTGCTTCCTCCTGACCATGCCATTGCCTGAACCCCTGTCACATCATCTTTGTAGCTTCCCATTGTGTAAATAAAAACAGAAGCCGTAAAATTTGCTATTATGTCTTGGTTCGCCCCTTCGACTGGAACGCCCGTAAGATTAGATTTAACAATAGTTGAATCAATAATCCAGCAATCTGAAAACCCAGCCGTTATGTTCGCAGTATGAGATTCACTATTATCGGTCGAACCAGTTGCGCTTGTATCAATAGCATCTGCGCTCTGAATCGCTCCATTGAGAGAAATACCAAATGCCCCTGTTGTACCTATCGTCCCAGAATATGTTACAACAATGTTGTGGGTGCCAGTATCAGGGGCTATCAAATACCATAGACCGACAGTGGTGTTCAGTGAATCATCGTTATCTTCCCTAATATTTAACAGAGAAACTCCATTATATGTTATTCCCGTTACTGGTCTGTCTGCATCCGTTAAATCATCTGCTGTCGTACCGACAATAAGAATTCTATTTGTACCAGAAACAGTATGAGCGAATGTTAAGGAGGATACTTGGGTATTATCTACTCCACTGGAATCCGATACTGCGTCAAGTGTTAGTTGCATTCCCGCCAATTATACTCTTTAACTGTAAAGAATCCCAACCGTCAATAGTGTCAATAGTTCCCTCTTTCCATCCACGACAACTCCTCTGGCTCCTAAAATCTTCTTGTCGCCACCTTGCCTTTGTCGAATTGCCGCCATACTTTATATCTATATTGGGCAATATCGACTCCCAATAATCAGATTTCAAATCGTCTACCCTCTCATCTCTATTATGACTAGCTGGCTCGAACCCAGTGGCAAATGAAAATCCATTTTCTTTTACCTTCTCAATCCTCTTTTTGTAGTGCTCTATCAAGATATCTCTGTATGCACACAGTTGCGACAATCTTTTTGCCTCATAATAAACCGCAAATCCGTCACTGGATCGAACGTGCCACACATTCTTATTGTAATATATTTTTGTCCTATCTAGCGGGATAAAATCAAAATGTTTGGGCGAGTAGAGTACGTCATGCTCGCAGAAAAAAATAACATCAGATTCCGATGCCTCTAACCCAATCAATATCCTCTCAAAAAGATCAATCCACCCCTCTGATGGTTCTTTGACTATATTTTTACCAAAATCTATGGGAACGTCGGTTACACTGACAATGTGTTTCGCTTTTATACCCTTCAAAATCTGTTTCCTACATTCTTCAAAAAAGGGTTCTGATTTACATCTGTGAGAATAGTAAACTACCCCCTTCCTCGGTTTTCTCTCTCTTTTTTCTACATGTTCCCCTCTCTGGGCTATTCTATTCGGCATAGGAACTTCCCCTCCTTCCTTGAGGGCTTTTAGGGCTTCGTCTGTCCATCCTGGTACTGGCCAGAATTTTTCAACTAGCCAGTGTAAAGGATGAATTTGTTTATCCCATTTGTTGTTGAAGAAGATTTCTCTGAAAACTTTTTTTGCGTTAGCAACCTGCTTAGAGGATTGTGGATATGGAAAGCTAAAATCTCCACCAGCAGTTCGGAAACAGTGAGCCTGGTACGTTGCCCTATTTACCAGAACACGACCGCCAGAGAGCCATGTTTTAGTCGCTATTTCCGCACCCTCAGTGCCCCAGGAGCCAAAAATCTCACTATCCATATCAAGGTCTACATACTGCTTTTTTGTCATCATAAAACATGACCCCTGAAGTGACATTGTTTCTACGATATCTCCATGTTGATTCTTTTTCCATTCATTTTGGTATTGAAAATGTGGCTCGGAATCAAAGCAGTAGGCAGTACTATTGGGACTGGGCTTTGCTCTCCAGACGATATCTTTCGTTGTAGGTTCACCACATTCAGTGCAATTACCACTTCTTCCTTGGTATCTTCTGTGGTTATTTTTGCAAATCCAATCAAAAATATGCAGATTCTTCATCGTAGGAGCCATCGTTACGTTGTCGCCAGTTTTAGCGAACGCATCTATCATGCTTCTATCAAAACCCTTTTTTAGACTGCAATGTGCATCAAGTTTCATAATGTATTTACCCCTTGCTATAGCAACTGCTTCACGAACTGCTGCTCTCTGACCAATAGACTTTGAATGGTAAATAACCGTAACCCTTTCATTCTGCTGGATAGGAGGATTAGCCAGTTCTCCGTCGAGGACAACAATTATTTCTGTATCTGCCTCAATATTCTTTAGAACATCATCAATAGTGTTTGTTAAAAATTCCTCATTTCTTGCTGGGATGCAAATCGAGATTTCGTAGCTCATATTTGAGTGCAGGAATAATAATTTCTCTCCTTAACAAACATCCATGAACGAGTATTATCTCTTTTTTCGCCTTCGATGCGTTCCTTCCTTCCTATAATATACAAAGTTGGAATCCTGTAAGCCTCTTGGTATCCTCTAACCGCTGGAATAACGCCCATCAAATACTCTGGATTTTTGCGACTGATAAAATCATGTCCAGACACAATTCCTCCTATTTTTACTTTAGGAACCCACGCGGTTAAATCATTTACGACATGAGAGTATTCGTGATTACCATCCAAATAAGCAAAATCCAAGGACTCATTTTCAAAGTCCTTCGCGGCATCCACGCTGAACTTACGGACTAGCTCAACATCATAATCCCTGAGACGTTCTTTTGTCTCTTCGTAAAATCCATCTAGCTTCTCTTGTGAAACATGTTCACGATACCCCCTATAAGCCTTCCATGGGTCCACAAGAAACAATTTCACCCCAAGCATTCTTTGACAAATAGTTTTAGAATAAACACCTCTCTCTACTCCAATCTCAGCCCCCTTGGTAAATCCTAATTCATGAAACAGGGTAGGAAGATCATGTCTATCCATATTCGGAATTTCGACCTCTTTTCCTATGCCGAATCTTTCTTCAAGAAATTTAGATGTTTCCATAAAAACCTGAAATTATTCTAGCCCAATCAAACCTGTCTTGCACCTTTATTTTTTCTTCTTCTGTTACTGGCTCAGCCCCCTTCTCGAAGATTCTGATCAGAGACTTGAAAACATCCTCTCTTGGTGCTTCTTCAATAAATATCGCAATATCGTGAAACCATGACCTATAGTGAGGTTTTTCAAAAACTATGGGTCTCGCTCCACACATAAAACCCTCAATTACTGGATACTCAAATCCTTCTATCCTTCTAAGACCCGAAACAAATTCGCATTGACTATATTTAATTGCTAAATCCGAATCAGAAATACCGTTGCTGCACTCTATTCCTTTACCTATCTCTGGACCAACATGGAATATCTTCTTTCCCACTCGCATTGCAGCGACGTTACATTCTTTTACACTTTCAGTGAGATATGAGAGTCCGCTACTTGCGATGACGTATTTTCTCTCTCCAAATTCATGCCTGAAATACGTCCCCAGAGGCGAATGGTAAAAATTAAAATCACAAACTTCCCCGTCCTGCTCACAAAGAAGTTTTAAGTCATAATATGACCAAACAGCCTCCGCGCCACGCCAGAGAGGAATCCACGACTTTATATCAGGAGTTTTTGTGCTCCTAACTGCGTATTGGACAATGGCGTATTTTTTACCTTGTTCTTTCAACCTTTCGATTAAATCCGTCATTCTTTCCAATCTACCGATGATATTCACGATAACAAGATCTGCGTCGTCTATGTTATTCACTATCTCCACTGAACTGGGGGCGTGTTTTTCTAAGGCGTTAATCACCCTTGTCATTCCCCTGTCTCCTTTTTTGTGGGTTCTGGTGAAAACCCTCATTTGCCCCAGTGTAATTTCTCCCTCTCTTTTAGTTTCTCAACTTCTTCATCCGACCACCCTGGCATCGGCATAAATTGATCTATCAGCCAAGAAAGAGGATATTTTTGGTCTTGCCAAACTTTTTCTCCTGCGAAGAATCGCATATTCATATTTCTACCTTGTTTAAGCCAGCTACCATTCAAAGAGTATCCTCTACCATATTTTTTGCCCTTGTGCAAGTGAAAAAAATGCGCCTTTTTATTTGTCATAACCATCCCATCTCCTGCTAGATATGCCCGGAATGAAAGTTCTTGCGCCTCGCTCCAAAATGGTCCCCAATTTTTATCATCCATAAGACCAAGTTTCTGAAAGTATTTTTTTGGCATCATCCAGCAACTCCCTTGAAATCCTATGTTTGGCGAAATCAATTCATCTTTTTTTTCTCTCGATCTCTCATCCCACTTTCTTCCATTTAATCCTGCCCCACCATAATCAGATGGGTTGTCTGGGAATGAAAGATACTCATAATCAATATGAGGCTTCCCCACATCCTGTTCACACCAATTCTCAGCATCAAGGCGTCTTCGTTGTGGGATAACCACCCAATTGTCTTCGCACTCAGACGTTAAAACTTCATCAAACCCTTTTGACACGGAACAGTGACCGTCGATCTTCACAAGATAATCTCCCTTTGCTATTGCTGCACAAGAATTTATTCCAGCCCTCATACCCATCGGTATCCCTTTATGTATATAAATAACCCTCGGATCGTCAATAGGATCACACCAATACCCATCGAGCGACACGATCACCTCAACATCTCCAGTACAGTTTTGTAAAATATCACGAATCGTATTGTCGAGGAATTTTTCATTGCGGGAAGGTATTAAGAAGGATGTCTTGGGCATGAATGAATTCTAACCAATCCCATAAGCTGCCGCAAGGAATTTTTCTACCTCTGTAATATCTGCGTTTTCTGGAAGACTGCACTTCTCAAATTCCTCTTTACAGTGTTCCTCTAGCTGAAAAATCCTAGAAAAAATATCGCTGTCTGACTTTAGCCCGTTTTTTATTTGTACTAATTCCTCCAAGACTCCACCAGAATACTGCCCTATCAGTTCTCCTGTCTTCAAAAGATGCAACAGCTGGTATAGGGTTCTAACATGGGCACAAGCATATTTGTATTTTCTGTTATCCCTTATGCCGTCATGGTCACGGAACTTTTTCTCCTGATTTTTCGAGTATCCTAAAAAGGCGTGAAAGCACCTTTTTGATAGGAATTTTGGTAATAATTTCTTCAAATCTTCGCCTAGAGGCGTCGTTGTTTTCGGAAGACCAACTAATACCTCTAAGGAAGATGGATTGCCCTGAGCGCACATTTTTAGGAACTTACATAATTCGTATGCAGTTGCATCCGTGTTCTCACCCTCAACCCAATGAGAATCCTTGACCGTTCTAAAAGGAGAAATAATTTCGATAGGAGAAACCATAAAAACACCCCTTATATCTTCGTCGCTCTCTGGCGTGGCAGTACCGTGTAACCTAGAGCCGACGATGGTTGTGAGGATGAAATTCTTTTTCATCTTAGAAATCATAATTAGGGTCTCCAACCTGAAAAACGTGAAGCCCCATTTTTCTCCATGCGTCACAAACTCTCGGTCGGTCGTCCACAATAAACCTAGGGTTGAATTTTCCTCTTATATTTTCATCAAACATTCTAGTCTTAATCAATGCATCGTTCTCTGTATTACCCTCTGGTCTTATAAAGAAATGGTGGTATTTTATTCCGTGTTTTTCGAGCCACTCCTTCGTTTCTTTTTCGCAAACCCCATCCCTTCCTGTCAAAATAATAATTTGATAACCAAGATCGTAATATGTTCTAGCCATGTGAGCAACTGGCTCGTTGACATCATCTTCTCCTACTCTGGACCAGTCGAAAGGTCCACGGTTTTTCATCAAAGCAAGCGTACCGTCAGCGTCGAAAATTGCAGCATCAGGGAGCGAGTCGTCCATTTCATAACTATGCCTATGCACCTTCGGTCGTATGTACTGATTATACATTTGCATAATCACCTTAACACCAACAGGATTTTCTCTTTTTGAGTCTCTATCAATACAAACATCAAGGGGGGTATCGAATTCTTTAATTTCAAAGTCTGCGCCATGAAATTCTGCGAGAGAACGATATCTCTCTTCGTGGTAAGGATTGAAGTTTGTAGAATCTATTATCGGGATTCGACCAGATTCCAATGCCGCCTGTGCAATCGAAAATTCAAACGCCTGAATCATTTTTTCCTTCGCCTTGCTCCATTTTCCATCGTGGAACATTTTTCTTAAATCATCTTTTGAAATTCTGACATATTTTATGGGGTCTTTTTCGACCAACGAACGGGCGTGTGTGCTTTTTCCAGAACTGGGTAAACCTCGTAAAAAATATATCTTTACCTTATTTACCATTTTATTCTTCATCTTTAGAGAACGGTAGTGAATAAGGAGGCTCAACCATTTTCCATATAATTTCAGAATAGTCCTTTCCATCATACATGGAAAATAGGATGGAACTATACTCACCACCCATTGCTCTTGCCATAGACGCAAAGTATTTTTTCCTCTCTTTTTGATCTTTTATTTTTTTCATCGAACTCATATCCATAATTGCTTCAAGTGTCTCCTTAGCCTGAGATTCTATATCGTTGTAATCGAATTCTATGTCCCTATATACCTTATTTGCCCATCTGAAAAATTCATCTGGCATTCCCTCTATCAGTTTCAATATGTCATCACCATTCTTCATGCCTTCCCAAATCTTTCGAGAGCTTGTCTGCGTTAAAATAGAGTGGAACCTGACATATTCTGGCAATTTGATTTTTACTCTCAGATCGTCTTCAAATTTAACAACAACCCCTTCATTTTGCCCATCATCTATTGCAGAATCCAAATATTCATCTTTTGAAAGTTCAAATTTTTTCACAATAGGAAACCCTACATTCTTAGCCACAGCCTCACAATATTTTCTGCCCATACTCTTCCCTGTCTCATTATCCAAAACATCTAGGAGTATAAGTTCCTCAAAATTATATTTTACGACGATTCTATTTTGTGGGTGAATTAACTCGAATAAAAGACTTTTCCCCTCTGGGAATCTAAAAATTGGCAAATATTTCTCAAGGAATAAATTCTTTCCAATTTCTGCTTGGACTGATTTGAAACTACCGACCGTGGAGAAACGCAAAAAACCACCGTACTTAAAAACCATAAAAAGAGATCCGTCCATTTTTTCCGTCACCTCATATTTTTTACTCCAATCTATTTTTTGCAATATAATCCCGTCGTGTTCTGAGTCGTTGAAAAATTTTCTAAATCCCCTCGCAACAACATTCCCACCATCGTCGAGAACCAATCCCCTACAAATTATAGAAAGATCGTCCCATTTTCTTTCGTAGGCACATTTTGCTGTGTATTTATATATTGTGAGCGGTAATCTGCTGTGCCGAGATGATCTAACGAGACCGCGCTCCACTAGATCATTTATTTTTTCTATGTCAACCCTCGTCATTTTTAAGAGAAGAAAGCATATTTTCGACTGCTTTTCTACTCTCTTCTTTCTCTTCTACTAGTTCTTTTGGTGGATACTCCTGATCTAAACCTATAAGAAAAAATCCATATTCAAAATACTGGAATTGACATGTTTCGAGGGATATTCGCGTAGCCTCCTGTTTGCTATCTGCGACCATCATGCAACTTCCCTTTTTGAGCTGTTCTTTTGTTGACATCGCGCTTGCAAAATCCATATAGCCCCTCCATTTCCCATCAGGACATTCTAAGACGACGAGGACATTATCTGCTGACACTATCTTTGTTGGGCAAGTTTTTGCAAAAGAACCTCACTCTCCCACTCATTCCTAGCCCAAGAAATGAAATCCTCTCCGTTCTCGTACCTCTCAACCACCCCACCCTCCTCATATGATTCCATCCATTCTGACTCTAATTCTTCCCTGTTCTCTTCCAGCCACAAATCGAAACTGATATGTTCCATGTGTAAATACTAGCAGATATTTCTACAAAAATCAATAGCTCAGAGCAACAATTTTACATAGATGTCATCCTTATTTAATCCTGTCTCATGAGCAGCAACTGACGCAAATTGATAGATAATCTGATCCAATACATAATCTAAAGAATCCCCAGATGTAGAATCCCATAAAAAGTCAAGAGTCCTGATGCTGGCCAGCATAATGTCTGATATTCGAGCGATCCCGTTTTCTGACGCACCATTCTCTACCATTGTTTCTCTGCATGAAACATACGCATTAGCAAGCCGCTGTTTTCTAGTTTGCTCAACCATTTTCTTTGGAGAGGAACTTGATTTCTTTGTCCGCGAATTCCGCAATTCCCGAAATTTCAGCCTCTGATGATTTTTGAAAAAAATAATCGACATTAATTCTAAGGTTCCTATAGGGCGTTTTACTCATTCCAAATTTAAGAAGCATCATTTTCATCAGGTTCTTATATTGCTCTTCTCTGGGGGTAAATACTACCCCGCCATCACACATCAACATTGACAGTGCTCTTCTGCTCGGACAGTGAATTCTAAAAACATATCTTATCTTTATTGATTTTTTCCCGTTTAACCTCTCTCCCCGCTTACATAGCTTGTCCATATTTGGATCAATCAGAGCGACTGAATATTTCCCCATGAATTCAGCGGCTCTCAGAAATGCCTTTTGTGTTACCGAAATATAGGAACACGATTCCTCTTCTGGTGGGGAATTCAATCGAACTATTTTTGATTCAACCGTCTCTCCGTTACAAAGAAATTCATACGCACCGATGGCGATGTCTCCTTGCTTCTTTGCATACACATAAATATCTGATATGAACTCTGCCTCGTATTGCATGAAAAGACATTACACTTTTTTAATCCAGTGTTCAAATACTTTTATTGTTTCTCCATCCTCTGTTTTCATAAAATACCGTGGGGTTCCGCACATATCTTCTTTTTCACCCGTATACTCCAAAAGGGTACCGATTGGGATACCCTTTGGGTTACTATTTATGATCTTAAATTTGTCACCTTCTTGCCAGTCCATGCTGCGATTATAGCTGAGATACCAGCATTTTCAATATCTGATTCTTGGATTCCTTTGTTAGATTGCAATTTAAGACATCTCTCATTACTGAGAAATTTTCTTTTTCTGATTTCTCAACTTTCTTTTCTTGCTCTTTGGTCTTTGGGCTTTCTATTTTAGTTATTTTTTGTTGCCCCTTGTCCTGAAAAGCATCAATAAAAGATTGAAGTTCAGAGTGAAATTTCTTAGTCGTACTTTTTCTATGCCCTTTTAGAACTTGGCATAGGCTTTCTGGAGTAAGGCTGATATATTCTCTACCAATCTGTTTTTGGGAAAGGCCAGAGGATTCAATTGCGCTAGATAACCTCTTTCTAAGGTCGCTATTTATTTTAACGAGCGGAACGCCGTTTCTTTTTTTAATAGTGTACGATCTTTTTTTCTTGGAACGACCATATTTTTCTAATTTGCTATTTTTTGAGACTACACCGACTGTTGTTATGGGGGGGGGTGTGACCACCGGACTGAAAGTATCCATGATTTTTTTTGGGAAAAAATTAATCATGTAAAAATACTAGCATAGCCAAATAACAAAGTCAAATCTTTTTCTTCAGTGCTGCTCCTAATTTGGAGTACCGATCCAAGGTTTGATAATAGTAACGATGCAAAAACCGAAGTGAAAATGCCTCTTGAATACCCCTTGCCTGTATCAATTTCCATAACCAGATCAGGCGGCCACATCGTCCGTTCAGGTCTTCACACGGATGAATGTATTCATATTCATTGTGTGCTTTCCATGCGTCCATCTCATCAAAATTCTCCCAAAATTTATCCATTAACTTTTGAACGTCTCTCCAGTCTGGGCAAACATGATTGCCAATCTGAACACTGCATCTCCTGTATTCCCCCTTATACATCAAGCTGCGACCTTCTGATAAAGATAAGTGAAGCTCTAAAAATTCCTTTTCTCCTATCTTCTCATACTCCAAAAATTTCTTTGCAGCACTAACATCGTTTCTATTAAGAACACCTATCCAATTCTTTTCGTCTTCAAGTTCAAACTCTATGGCGTTCGACTCGCGCATGAACTTTTCAATAAGATTTTCGGGGATTTCCATGGGAGAATACTAGCAGTTTTTTCCAACGAAATCAACCACTTTTTTCTGTACCAGAGTAGTGGCAGTATTCCTTAGCTGCCTCCAAAAGTTTCAGCTATCTCTTCTCGATGTCCAAAAGAAAAATCCTGTATTTCTGTGCCTCATTAGCAAGAACATAACGAAATTGGTTAATCTTCTGAGCCTTCGTGCATCGTGCCGCACCAGTCTCCTCTAGGTACTGGAGGCTTTCTTTCACCTCCTCATCCAATTCGACCCGAAACTCCCAAAAAGACCTCTGCAACCTCGCCCTCTCATTCTCGCACGCATCTGAGATTTCTCTCGACAGTTCATCTAGCTCATTTGAGTCTGATGGAGCGGAGTTAATCATGTGGTTCATGTCAACGGATGTCCATTCGCTCATGCTCCAATATTAACACACGCGTCAAGATTTCAAAAATCCCCCCCTTGTGTAAATACCTCGTCATGGTGTACGATGGTATTTGTGTCGGCTCCTAAAAAGAGAAAGGGCGAAGACGACTACTACAAGGTAGTAATTATTAGCGACCCCCATGCACAATTCTTAGACCAAAAAGCATTTAATCTATTCTTACAAATTTATACAGAAAATAAATTTGACCTTCTCGTTTGCAACGGTGACTTCATGGATTTCCCAACACTCTCGTCTTTCGCTAAGAGAATTGAGACCTTTAACCCATATATCATTAAAGAATATAGCCTTGGAGAAGAAATTGATTTCGTCGAAAAAAATATATTAGACCCCCTTCATAACGCACAAAAAAATACACCAAAATTATTCAGGATAGGAAATCACGAAAAGCGCTTCCTCCGACCAGTCAGAGACAACGCCACTGCCCTGTCTGAAATCCTCGAAGAGTGCAGAAAAAGAGGATCAACAAAACTAGAAGAATTACTACACTTTGACAAATATAACACAAAAATCAGCTACCGACATACCGATATTCTTAGGGGAAAATTTGCACTAATCCACGGTACACACCTTGGACAAAATAGATGCGAAAAATACCTCAGAGAATTTATGATGTCTGGTACGAGCGGACATTCACATCAGGGTCTCCGAGGAGAAAAAACAATATACGGGAAACAGGGAATAGAATGGGTAGAGAGCTTTTGTCTGAGAACAATAAAAAATATCGAATATATGGAAGAGGGGATGATACCAAATTGGTCACACGGATTCGTAACGGTATGGTTCAAAAAGGGAAGCGACCGTATGCACATCAAACAACATAAATTCAATGGGTACGAGTGTGAGTTCCACGGAAAGGTTTACCGCTCTTGAGTTCTGAGGCACATGCCATGGATGAACCGAGAAGCCACTTGGTCTTTAGCCTAGTGGTAGTTCACTTATTCTTCTCTTTTCCTAGAACCCTTAGAAGGAAAGCGCCAAAATCATTATTAAAATATCCTAAAGTGGTTCCCATGAGGGCATGTAAGAAAAAAGGCGTTTGTGAATCGTTAAATTGAAAAATTGCATTTGTTACTGATAAAGTCCATAAAATAATAATAATCGTATTAACGATAGCAATGGCAGCTTTTCTGCCCTCAATCCTAGTGACATCTACCCCTATCAACCCTCTCATAATCCAGCCAAAAACAACCCCTACTGCAAATCCAATTGCGAGAGCTGTAAAACTATCAATAAATTGTAAAAAGGCGTAGTCGATCATGTTGGGTATGTAATAGTCTTCACCGCCCCCTTCTTAAATTCAACGACAAAGTGATTATCACATCCATGTTGTATATCATGGACAGCCCCTCCAGCAAAAAACAATCTCACAGTTCCATAATATTTTCCACTTAGGCTTTGGGAATCAGTGGGCGTTATCGGTATCTCTAAAATCCCCAATGAAATATCTATGTCATCGGTATCTTTCGTGAGAACCGCATCTGCGTCTGCGTCACCGATATTTCTCTTGAGAAGAAAAAGAACATCTTCGATAGCCGCTGGGTCAATATCCTGCTTTCTATCTTCTGTCACTGACCACCCTTTTGAATAGGTCAACTCTATCTGAATGACCCTATTGTTCCCCGATGGTGCTATAGCCTTTGACATATAGATATTATATGTCAACTCTCCAATTTTACCCACAGATTATGTATTGCTAAGAAATTATTGCATTTCGTGGAAAAATGTGCTACACTTCCCATATATTATCACCTATTTCTCAATTAAATATGAGCTGTATAGTCGCAATCCGAAATGATAAAGGTGTAATAATGGGGGCAGATTCCTGTGTATCAAGTTACTATCATCGTGCGACCCCTCAAAAGGAACCAAAGATCAAAATGGTCGGGGAATATATATTCGGCACCGCTGGTGGCGCAAGGGAGGGGCAGATCATCAAAAATGCCATAGCAACAAAAAAATATAATGAGAAAGATGATTTCTTTTATCATTGCATTAACATCCTCATACCAGAAATAAAAACTGCTCTGGGACAGGCTGGGTGCCTTAAAAAGGAAAGAGAAATTGAGGAATTCAACGGAGAGATACTTATAGGGCATGGGACTAGGTTGATGAGGGTAGGAGGCTCTTTCGCTGTTATAGAGCACATTGATGACTTTTTAGCTATAGGATGTGGCGAGGAATGGGCAATAGGGGCAATGTACGCATTGAAGAAAAACATGAAAAAAATGTCGGACAAAGAGGTGCTAGAAAATGCCCTACTCGCTGCGACCCAATATTCTGGATTTGTGAAGGGACCATATCATTTCCTACAAAACTATTAGTATGGAAAAGAATTTTGTAGACATGGTTATAAAGAAAATCGTAGAATCCAGAGATGGGTGTAAGCATGAATGTGAATACGGAGAAGGGCATGTGTTTGATACCTATTGTGCTAAATGTGGCATGTCGGTAAGAGATTACAAATTTGAAGACTGGATAGACCTCGAAGATGTTCTAAGGGCAACGTGGACAGACGATTCTGTAAAAAAATATTTAGAAGTTAGGACTATTGACATTCCTAGAGATGATATTATGGGGTCCAGAGATAGCATGATCGCCAGTATCGTCTATTCATGGGAACTGGGTAAAACACTGCGCGAACAAAGCGAAGAAACATTGAAATTTTTAGACTCAATTCTCCCACCATCTTTATGATAAAATTTATATCATACATTCTCATCGCACCATTCATATTTTTCTGTATCCTCTTTTTTATATTAACAGTAATAGTAAGCGCAATGATGGCATTTGATGGAATAAAAAATGGAGATATAGAACTGATATTTATTGGTGCAGGAATATTTTCCTTATTTCTTTTTGTATTAGGAATTTGGATAATGCCAAAATAAAAGATATGAAAATAATAATGTTAGACATTGACGGCGTATGTAACCAAATGGGTCCCTCCTACTCAACACCCATAAAAATGGTTGGCGATATTTTAACTCAGGTTGAGCCAGAGATTATCTATAGGTTTAATCTTTTGGTGGATAGGACTGACGCAGAAATAGTCCTTTCTAGCTCTTGGAGATACCACCCAAACTGGAGAGAAATAATGAAGGCGAGTGGGATTGTAAAATCATTTTTAGACAGAACCCCATTTGATCGTTCTTACTCATCTAGGGGTCATTCAATACAGGCGTGGCTGGATGATCATACAGAAGTAGAAAAATATGCGATAATTGACGATGATCGGGACATGCTTCCAGCACAACTGCCAAACTTCTTTCATTGTAATGAAGAAGAAGGATTAACAGAGGAAATTGCAAAGACCATAGAACTTCACCTTTCTTAAATGGAACTCAGGCCCTACCAGCGTGATTGTGTCGATGCTATATGGAAGGCTGTGGATGAAGGTGAGAAATTAATGATAGTTGTCATGGCTACAGGGCTTGGGAAATCCGTCATACTAGCAGATATACCTAAAGTTATCAAGGGTAGAGGGGGCAAAACTTTAATAGTAGCGCACAGAGAGGAGCTGCTTAACCAAATAAAAGAGAAAATAGAACTCATATCTCCTGAATTAAAAATAGGAGTGGAACAGGCAGAAAAAACAGCTCCACCATATTCAGATGTGATCCTCGCTAGTGTCGCCACCATAGGCAGAAAAGATTCAAAAAGATTAAAGAAATTTAACCCAAATGAAATTCAATGTATACTACTTGACGAAAGCCACAGATCGGTTTCTGATGGTTTCAGCAATGTTCTCTCGTACTTCGGATGTAATAAAAAGGAAGGGATTAAGCCTGATTGTCCTTTTGTGGTCGGCTTCACTGCCACACCGTTTCGTGGGGATTCGGTTGGGCTGGAAAAGGTATTCAATAAGGTGGTTTATACATACGACATAAACACAGGAATTGAAAATGGATACCTTAGTGATATACGGGCCTATAGTATTTTTACAAATCATAAACTCAATGTAGGGGTTAGGGCTGGGGATTTTGCAATCAACGAGCTATCAGAATCAGTGAACAACCCGATAAGAAACAAGCTAGTTGTTGATTCCTATAAAGAAATATGTGGAGGGGAAAAGGCTATATGCTTCACCGTAGATGTTCAACACACTTTTGATTTATGTAATCAATTTCGGTCATCTGGATTTTTGGCACACCCAGCACACGGCGGTATGCCAAAAGACGAAAGACATGATGTTGTTGATAGGTTTAGGAACGGAGATATACAGGTTCTCTTGAATTGTTCTATGTACTGCGAAGGATTCGATGCGCCTGAAACAAGGGCTATACTCATGGCTCGACCGACAAAGAGCAAGACCCTATGGCAACAGTGCATAGGGAGGGGCACAAGAATCACTCCCACCAAGAATGAGATGAAACTGTTGGACTTCGTCGATAGCTGCAAGCGCCACAGGCTAGTAACCTCCAGCTCCCTCATCGGTCTCGATGAACCCCTCCGAGCAAAAGGTCAAAGAATAATGAAGATGAAAGATAAAATCGACGAACTAAGAAACCGCCACCCCAACAAAGACCTCTCAAAAATTGATCTTGAGAATATCGACAAAGAAATTGAAGAGATAAATATCTTTGAGATGGCTACGCTCCCCCCTATTATCATGGAGAATAGCAAATATAAATGGGTTCAATATCTTGATGGATATAAGATTTTTCTCGGAGATAATGAAAATGGAGAAAAGAGATATTGTGAAATAAGACCAAATATCGTTGGCACATACGAAATCCATATTTATACAATGGTTAAAAATCCCAAAGAGAGAATAGAAATGGATGGTCTTTACAGAAAAAATGACAGTAAGCTGGTTGGTTCTGCGCCGACCGATATAGATGCTATAAAAATGGCAGACTCATTTATAGAGCAAAATATGGCATCTTCCAAAAACCTCATTAGCCAAGATGCTAGGTGGAATAATGATGTAGCTACACCTAAACAGGTGAGATTTCTTACGAGAAACGGTCATAACAAACAAGACGCAGAAATGCTCACAAAGGGGCAGGCGTCGAATTTGATATCAAATATAATCAATTCCTTCAAGGGCTAGAAAAAAGTCTTGCTTTTGTTATTGACACAGTTTACAATGCTGGTGTTAATTTTTATTGATTCTATTTCCATGGTAAAAGAAAGAAAGATCGGAACGAAAGGACACAAAACACTGATGAGTGAATGGCGTGTCGCCAAGAATCTCAGCCTAAACGATATAGCCAAAAAAATGGGCATAACAAGGGAATGTGTACGTTTATGGGAAAGGGGACGGACGAGGGCGAGCTTAGAAAATATCATATTTATTGCTGGAATTTTGGGAGTAAAGCCGCACGATATCGAGAGACATTTTGCTGAGGAGGCGATGAAAAGGCGGGGGATAATGTCGTATGGAGATGAAGGGGAGGAGGAGAAAAAAGAGCTGAAGGTCTTCTAGGGTCTTGACAGAATCATGGAGAACTGCTAGGGTTTTGTCATGGAACAACTATATTCCGACCTCGAACGGCACGATGGCATTGAGGGGGACATGAAAGATGAGCTGAAAATGCTCTATCCCGACTTCCCTGCCCTCGATTCCGACTCTCCTCCACCCATGCCTCAGGCAATGGTTGTAGGGATCAGGAGTGGAACGATGAGGATCAAGAGCGAGGTGCACCAATAATCGTATCATTTTGATACGATTTGACAGAATAGCCCTAAAGGTGGATAGGGGGTCTTTGTTCTAAAATTGGTTGAATGGTGGAAAGATTTATATTATGGTGGGGGTATGAGACCTGTGAACAGATTAAACATAGAGAATGGACAAAAGTTCAATAAGTGGACAGTTATTAGGGAAGAAGATCCAGTCATATATAGCAACGGAAAAAGAAAAAGACTTTTCCTATGTAGGTGTGAATGTGGGAAAGAGAATGTTGTACGCCTTGATAATATTAAAAATGGTAGGTCTCTATGCTGCATGAACTGCAAAAATGTTTTTCGAGCACACAGTATGTCTAAAACCGAAGAACATAATATATGGATGGGGATACAGAACAGATGCTATAACTCCAAGGGGAAACCACATAAAAATTACGGAGGAAGGGGTATATCAATGTGTGAATCATGGAAAAATGATTTTATGGAATTCTATAACGACATGGGGCCAAGACCGTCAAAAAAACATTCTATTGATAGAATTGATAATAATGGGAATTATTGCAAAGAAAATTGTAGGTGGGCAACGCAGGAGGAACAAAATAGTAATACTAGACAAAATTTCTATATAACACACAACGGAGAAACTAAAACATTGGCTCAGTGGGAAAGGAAAACTGGTATATCCAAAACAGCAATAAAATACCGTATAAATTTTAAAAAAAGGCGACTATCCCTTGGAAGCTAGGACACTATGATTTACTCTCTTACTGTGACAGGCGGACTATGGCAGTAGACCCTTTCATTATTGGCTTCTGGCTCGGCGCTATTTTTTCTTTCTTTTTGACTTCGGTAGCTTCAGCACTGGTGTATCTCCGTCTTCGGCATTACCCAAATCATTAGCCGATAGTTCCATCGGTTCAGAAGTGCCACTTTCTTTTGAGTATCCTTTTGAGTGTTGTAGTTTTGCAATCTCTTCACGTTGCTGTTCAATTTGACTATATTGACCTTGGATTTGTTGTCCTTGGTATTCATGCTCCCTTACAAATCTCCCCACTCTATAGCTCCCGTAACAAATAGCAGGAATGACTACGACAAGAAATCCCCAGTTGCCCACAATACATTGCCACGCAAAACTTGCTATTTGTTCTACGTCTGGCGGGACATTGCTCATTTCTTCTTTGGCAGTGAAACTTTAAGTTCGCCATATTTCTTTTCGTATTCCTCTATTTTTTCCTGTAAACGAAGCATTAACTTCTTAGCATGTTTTGGAGTAAATACGTACTGTCCATCAACAACAGAGCCTGTCTGTAATGCCAATATAAAGTGTTCTTCGTTAAACAAGACAAATGCCCTGTCACAAAAATAGCGACGCGGATCGCCAATTTCTACTTTTACTGTTTCTTCGTCATTCTGCTTTGTGGGTTTTGCCATAGTGAAATGGGGAAAGAAACTAGACGATAGTATCAGTCTGTTATCTTTTGCTCCACCTATCTTTTACTTTTTTGAAGTATTCAATTCTGCTATCAATCTTTACGATTTCTCTCGGATAAAAAGAGAGCATTACATCACACAGTTCAATCATCCAATCCTTTCTACTGTAATGTGAGTTAACAAGAATCTTGTTGGAGTTGGCAATCTGAATTTGCCCCCACCCCAATGCACCTACAGTAAGACATTCCCAAGATAAAAATTCGATAGGAACAAAATGAACCTTATCCACTTCAATATGATTTTCATTCGCTGAGTATGCAACCATCAATATCACAAAGTAGTTTTTATCATCTTCATAGAATCTTGCCAGCCTCTCAACGGATGTTAAGTTTGGCATATTAAAGTGTGTATCCATTCTATGTGTTTTAATATCAACAACATGGTAGCATGAATTCTTGTCTGTGAATGCAACATCAGCCATTGCTCTTCGTGCAAAGTCAGAAGAGTATTCGGAAATATATTTGCCAAGAATTTTATCAAAATTGTCCTCCAAAACGCTTTGTATTGCATCACCTACTGCACGAGGGCTTGATATTGTTCTGGCTGATAAAAAGTCCTCTTCTGCGTTCAGAAAATCCTTTATCTTTTTTTGGATAGAAACATACTTATCTGTGCTGAATATAATGCTGCTCATTACGAAACCAGAGAAAATAAGTCTGCTTCCTGTTGTACCCTATTTGGCTTGCCTTTCTTCTGGTCTGCAAGCGAATTCCTTTCCCAAAATACTCCATCACAATATCCCTGAATAGAGTTATCACCTTCTGCCATTTCTAGCCTTCTTTCAGTCAAACATGCGTAAAGTTTGTCGCTTTCCACTCCACAATATCTCCTTCCTAACTTCTTAGCTACAACCGATGTTGTACCAGAGCCAAGAAACGGATCAAAGATCATATCACCCTCTTTGGAGCTTGCCAGTATTATTTTAGCAATGAGCTTTTCAGGTTTTTGTGTTGGATGATCTGTATTTTCTGGCATTGACCAGAAGGGAATGGAAATATCAGTCCAGAGATTGGAAGGTGATGTCAGACGGTAATTCCCATTTTCTTCTGATTGCCAGTCCTTAGCCTCTCCATTTTCATTTTTATATGGAGCTATCACTTTCTTTTTCAATTTAACTTCTTCCACATCGAAGAAAAAATCATCACCTAACGTTCCGTACCAAATATCCTCAGAGCAGTTTTTCCAGTTAGTTTTTGCCCCACGACCTTTTTCTCTTTCCCATGTAATTCTATTTCGTATGGTAAAATACTTCGACATTACGCGTTCTACTGCACTAGATGATTTCCAGTCGCAACAGACATATACGGAAGCAGTAGGCTTGAGTATTCTTGTAAGTTCAGATAGCCATGAATCTACATATTGTTTGTAATCATTATCCTGCATCTTCTTAAAAGAATTGGAATTAAACGTCTTATTTAAGTTGTACGGCGGATCAATCACCAACAAATCAACGAAATTATCTGGTAAGCAATGTACTGCTTCAAAAAAGTCCTGATTTATCGTTTTACCATACAAGTAATCAGGTGTCACCCTTTCCTTTAATTCTATTAGATTGTGTGACAGTCTTTTCATTTCCTGTTCATCTAGCGTAATAGTTTTATTGCGTTCTGCACGAATTTTGTTTTCCATAAAACGAAGGGGTAATTGACCTCATACTAGCGACATTTATTTCTAGTAGCAAAAAATGCTATAATCCCCTACATGCCAGACCATTCCACTGACCAGAACAGCTTCTTTAGGCTCCTCAACCTTGCCGCTACGACACGCGTGAAAGGAGAAGATCGAAAAGATGGTTTCCACTCTTCCGATGATTGTAACGCCACTGAAATTCAGAAACATAAGCGTGGAGCATCTTCGGAGAAATAACGTGATGCGTACCGTCTAGGCTGCGTTTTAGTTGGCTCCAAAAGCCTTCAATGGTGTTTGTATGCGTTCCATTCTCTTTGGCGTACTGCTTAGCTCCATGCTGTACCGTGTCATGCTCCATTTCCAGTAGTGTTGCGATTTTCTTGTAGGTCTTGAGTTCATCGGTCATAACTTTCGTACCCTTGGCGATATTGTTTTGGAAGTGTGGAAGCAAGGTTGACGCTCTTACGTTCTCTACAACGGAAGCGTTCATTTTGCCCTTTCTCTGTACGGCTCCAAACACAATCGTTTTTCCTTCTGCTCCACGCCCACGTTTACCTTTTCGCTTACCACCTACAGCCGTTTCATCGGCTTCTACTTCCCCGAAAAGCATTGTGGCATTCTCCTTCATTAGCTTCCGTACTTGATGCCCGATTCTATAGGCGCATTTGTAGGTAACGTCCAAAGCCCTCTCCAGTTCCTTCGCTGATACACCATTGCGAGATTGAGAGAAAAGAAAGATGGCAAAAAACCACTTCACAAGGTCTGTAGAAGAATGGTCAAAGATCGTTCCCTCCTTCGGGAAGATGTGAGAGCAGCCGTTCTTACAGGTGTAGCAAGCCCGTGTAGGGTGCTTGTAGAACTTTGTCTCCCCGCATTTCGCACACTTTGGTTCGGGGAAGCGTGCGTTGAAGAGATATGCCAGACAGGTGTTGTTATCGGGGAATCTCTTGTGGAAGTTGAGAACAGAGAGGCGTTGTGCTTTCATAGGTGAGTAGGAATGTACCTATAGTCTAGCTTTTACCTTCCTAGTCGTCAAGGGATAATCACCTAAAAAAATGTCAGCAGAGGACGCACTATCAACACCTACTGACAAAATTAAATATGATAATGCAAAAAAGATAAGATATAATGGACAAACAAAAACTATATCAGAATGGTCTATGGAAACTGGTCTCCCCTGCTATCTTATTTACAAAAGAATAGAAAGTGGATGGGACACTGAAAAAGTTCTAACAACAAAACACAAAAAATACAAAAAAAGAGGGAGATGTTAATCTCCCTCAAATTTCGCAGAGAAAAGACGATTCAGAGCAAATTTTTCTTGACCAAAAGTGCATCATAAAACGTTTTCGCATCGGATGTTACATCATAATCACCATCAAGATTGAACTCAATGGAATACTGCCCTAAGCGAGGTTCCTGGTCATTCGCGTGATTTATCTTCTTGAACGTCCAGTGTGATGTTCCATCTGTGCTATGGTAGAACGCAACTCCATCCCCAACAGCCGTTCCGACAGTAACTGGAGTCAAATAACGATAATCAGCGTTATCCGAAGCTGCTACCATGAGCGTAAGCATGTTGGTTAAGTACGTTTTCAACTGATCTGCCGATCCCCCCTCGTCGGAGAAAACGACACCGCCCTTTACAGCGTCTGTGTCATTCACATCGTCTGCATCCCGTTCTGCGATAACGAGAGAGTCATGTACGACACCAGTAACGTGTGTCAGGGCTTTTGTATTTCTATTGATAATAATAGCAACAGCCATTTGTAAAATTAGAATAAAATAAAGTATAGATAGTATCTCCTACTATTTACACGTTGACAACCCCCTATTCTATATTTTACAAATAGTTGTTATTATAACATATTTTTTATTAAAATCAATGTTCTGTTTTTCATGATCGTGCTATGATAAAAACATGAACAAAGGGAAATCTCGACGGGCATCTAAACATAAGAAAAGCGGAAAGTATTCTAAGACTTTCAGTCGTTCGGTAAAAAAGAATGGTATGTGGAGAGGGAAAGTTGTGGACAAAATTGTTCATGATGCCTACCTTTCTGAACTCCGCCAAAAAACTAAGGCAGTCTCGGCAAACGGCTAACAACGACAGCCAGCTCCTCTCTTGTAACAAAATCAGTGGGTCTAAATAGCCCATCTTCGCCCCCCTTCATTATCCCCTTTTCTTTGCAATAGCGAACGGCTTCCTCGCTCCATCTTCCTATCTCTACGTCTGGGAATACTGGGATCGGTATGGGAATAGATGTATCTAGTTTAATGTTGGAAAAAGGTCGATATTGGTTGATTCTATAGGTATTTTTTACCAATTTCGCTGGAAAAACGAGCGGGTCAATCATTTGCTTCGTATCGTTGTTATAGCAAAAGAAATGTGTTTCATAGCCTTGATCTGCATAATCTCTTGTTCTCGCGATACACCACCCATCTGGAGGAGTATTGGTAGCCCCCAATGCCCTACCCCCGCAATATTTTGCTATTGTATCTGAAAATATAAGACCAGCATCATTAAATGCTCCATTCACTACCAATAATTCTGTAGGATGTTTCTGATAAAGATTCGCTAAGGAAACGAGAAAACAGCCAAATCCAGAAACCCGAAGATTGCTTCTGCCAAGGCTAGCATTTTGATAGCTAGGGTCGCGCTGCGAATGCAAAAAGGTTGTCATTGTTTATATTATAGAGGGTCTTTTTTGTTGGGGCAAGGCATTGACAACAATCTATTTTCTGATTAGAATTAAATAGATGCTGACAAGGGCATTTCTTAGAAGATTACTTTCCGTGCACTGCTTGTCCATTGCACGGAGAATAGTCTTTTATGGGCAAAGTTAAAGATATTACTGGACAGAAATTTGGAAAACTTACTGTCATTAAAAGACATGGAAATGATAATTTTGGGCAAGCAACATGGGGTTGCCTTTGTGAATGCGGAAAGAAAAAAGTAGTAACAGGATATGATCTCAGGGGTGGACGCTCAAAGAGCTGCGGATGCCTACAAAGATCTGGAACACATGGTAAATCCAAAACACGACTATACAGAACTTGGGTCTCGATGAAGACCAGGTGCCTTGACGAAAACCACAACAGCTATGCTTCCTACGGGGGTAGAGGAATTAAAGTTTGCGAATATTGGCTTAACCCAAAAAATTTTATGGATTGGGCATTAAAAAATGGTTACGATATGGCGCTGCAGCTAGATCGTATAGACAATAATGGAAATTATTGCCCTGAAAATTGCAGATATGTAACATCGAAGAAGAATAATCAAAATAGATCTAATAATGTTACATATATGGGAGAATGTGCGTCAGAAGCTAGCAGAAGATTGGGCGGAAAAAGAAATCTTGTTTCTAGCAGAATTCAATATGGAATGTCAATTGAAAAAGCATTTACAACTCCACTAATGAGGAAACAAGTATCCAAATGCTCATAAAGATGAGCCATCCCTCCTATCAAGGACACCATTAAAAATAGGCTCCCAGGATTCTCGAAAAATTTTATCCCACGTATACTGCTGCGCCCATTCGTATCCCCTTTCAACCTGCTTAAATGTTTCTGTACCCTCTTTGGGATGTGGCAATCTATTCCCCCCTTCGTCGGTACAGTCTATAAACACCCTCTTCATCTGTCTCGCCAGAGACACCGGATCTGTTACAGGACGAGGCGGATCTGAAAATTGTGAGGATCTGTCCATAAATCTCCAGTTCCAATAACCATTCGGACCATTCCCAGATACACAGAATTTTCCTCTCTCTGCATCGCCTTTATTGCCATATTCTTCGCCAAGGATTTCTATGCTGGCTGTATTTCTTGGCATGATCACTGGGGTTTTTGTGGCTAAGGATTCACTCAATTGAAATCCCCAGCCCTCGCCCCTGTTGCTACTTACAGAGCAATCCGCAGCATTATAAAACATATTTATCTCTTCAGTCGTGAATCCATTTGGCGGGATGGACGGGAAAATAATGTGGTCTGCAACATCCTTCATGTGCTCATCCCTAATATAAATAAGGTTCTCTCCTGGTCCAGAAATAGGGTGCATGTGGAGAAGTAATTTGGGCTTTGGGGTATTAAACTCCTGCTTCTTCCACCATCCCATAAAAATCTGGAAAGCGAACATCGTTTGGGGTATATCCTTCCTGACCTGATTCTTATTGAGGTTCATAAATAATGCCTGATTTCCATAGAGATGAAGCTCCTCTTTTCTAAAAACTTCCACCCCCTCCTCTGGAAGCGGCTTAAAAATATCTACGTTTGTCCCATGATATGCGATGGTAACCCTCTCTAGTTCTCTTTCTGGGATATGTTTTTTTAGCTGTTCCATACCAAAATTTGTATAGACAACAGGTTGGTCAAAAGACATCGCAGTTTTACACCATGTCTCAGGAATGTCAGAAGCATCCACTGGGAAATAAAAAATGCTTTTGAAATTCGCTCCCATAGCCCTTTTTCTAGCGAGTGCTGTAGATATTTCTTGCATCTGGAAACTATCTTCAATTGAGAAAAACACATCAAAATCTGTATTCATTATATATTTACATAATGCTTTTTTATTTAACTGCTTATCTCTTTCGTCTCTATCTGGGCTTCCTTCTAGCCTAGAATCAATAATTGTAAAGCGTTCGTCAGATTCTCCTGTGTGATTTATCGCCCAGATAGTAATATCACATTTATATGTCTTGTGCACAAGACCGAGGATTTCATTAGCCACACGCCCGAAGCCTGATGGGGCTAGGGGGCTATCACAAAATACGAGGATCTTCTTTTTCATGGAGGAATCTTAATCTTATTTTATTTTTAATACAATAGAAAATATTAATTTGACACAGAAATATTATTTAATTAAAATTAGATAGATGCTGACAAGGGCATTTTATAGAAGATTACTTTCCGTGCACTGCTTGTCCATTGCACGGAGAATAGTCTTCTTATGAGCAAGGTTATTTACATGAAAGGGGAGAAATTTGGAAGACTAACAGTGGTCAGAAGGGCAAAAAATGCTAACAATAGAAAGGCTATGTGGGAATGTACCTGTGAATGTGGTAAAAAAACAATAGTAATCGGTTACCAACTTAGATCAGGACGAACGAAAAGCTGTGGATGCCTTAGAATAGAAACAACTAGCAATAATATGAAGAGGCACGGGATGATAAATAGTAGTCTATATTGTGTCTGGGCTAGCATGAAGTCCAGATGCCTTAACCCAAATACTAGGTGTTATCATAGATATGGAGGAAGGGGGATAAAAATTTGCAAAGAATGGATAGAATTTCTACCGTTCTATAATTGGGCTACTGAAAATGGATTTGAAGACGGTCTTAAACTTGATCGAATAAATAACGACAGGGATTATGAACCGAAAAATTGCAGGTTTGTCACTCATGCAGAAAATATGAGAAACATGAATTGTAATGTAAAATACAAAGGCGAATGCGCTTCAGAGGCATCAAGAAGGTTAGGGGGAAATCCAAGCCTTGTATCATGTAGAATTTTCCAAGGAATGTCTGTAGAGGAGGCATTCACCACTCCATTAAGAAAAAAGGGACAGGTCTCGTAACCCATCCCTTATATTTTCCTACTGACCGATTTCCTTAGATTTTTCGTCTTTGACATCGGGAGCCGTAACGGTAACTTCTCCTTTGGGTTGGTTTACCGTCTGATTTGAAACAGAAGTTCTGGAAGCCAATAATCTCGCACTGTCCTGAGCGATTGGATACAAACCAGTCACGGTTCCACCAAGCACAATTCCTTGGTAGATGACATTTGACATAGCCGCTTCTCCGAGGGATGTGACTCCGACTCCGATGAGAACGGCGACGATGGGCATAATGACATCTCTGTTGTCAGTAGAAAAAAACCTGTTGATTAATTTTCCAACGACAGCGGTAAGACCGACGATGACACCTGCCTGTAAAGCTAGACCTGTTAGTGAAATGCTATCTAAGTCCATAGAATAAAATTGGGAAAAACAAACAAAATACTAGCACTTTTTACAGGTGAATCAATGCTTTTCACTTGCCTCATCCAAAAAGGATACAACAACACTTCTACTTCTTACCCCATCCATTTCTACAAGGAAAAGAGTCTCCCACTGCCCAAGTAGCATCTTTCCGTTAAGGACAGGGATCATTTCCGACGTATTAAATAATAAACTGCGAAGGTGAGAGTATCCATTAATTCTTTCGTCTGGCGGAACGTCCCTAATTCCCACGTAATCATGACGGAAGTGTCCTTTTTCTGGGAATGTATCTTCCAAGAATTTTAGGTAATCTGAATGAAGAAGAATTTCATTTTCAAGAATGCGAATGCTGGCAGTTGTATGCTGCGAAAACACATGGACAACACCATTGAACCCATCAGGTATTTTGTCCTGTACATCTCGCGTTATATTGGTGAACACCTTCTCTGTTGTAAAATTAAGTATAATCATCTTTCAATGAGGTAAGTTCTATCCACAGCTATCCCTATATGCGTTCCCCTCGGGTATTCACCCTTTACCATTTTCAAAACATGGTCAGCAATTCTCTCTGGGTCTAATAGCGTGTTTGGGTCTTCATCTGGAAACAAATCCTTCCTCATTTTTGTCGCTATCCTATGCGGAGAAATACAATAGGCATTTACCCCCTCCTCCACCAAAGATTCCGTCAAGGAGATCAGCCCAGCTTTACTCGCAGAATATCCACTCCATCCACCTCGCCCCTTTAATCCCGCTGCCGAGGCTATGTTAATAATAGTATGAGCACCATTCAAAAGGGCATATTTTGTACAATAGTATGCGCCGAGGAGATTCACAGAAATTTCTCTCTCCCAAAATTTTACAGAGTCGTTAGATGGATCATCAACACGGGCTGGATGTATGTATCCAGCGCAATTTACAAGAATTTTTGGTCTATTCTCCTCCATAAATTCTTTTACCTCTTCTGATATTGTTATATCTAGGTCGTTGCTTCCTGGTGACATGCAATTTGGAAACCGAGAAGCTACAGCCTGAGCAGTTCCGCCAGTACCGCCAGTGACTAGAACTAAATCGTTTTGCACAGTGATTCGAGAATAGGCAAGTCTTCTTTATATGTCAATTTATATAGATTCCTACCGCCCTCCAGAATTTTTGGTTTTACATCCCAGTATTCCTTAAATATCACAGTGTCATCTGTGGCATTTTCCATATTCGTGTGCTTGTGAGCCATCCTAAGACTATTGAGATCAAACGCCTGTGGCACCTGTAGTGCAATCAGACCAGACCTTTTATAATCTCCATCATCATAAATAGTATCGACTGGCTCAATGCCGAATGTCACTGATGGGTGTTCTAACACAGCCCCCTTTATACATTCTATTTGAAAAGGAGTTACGAGCGGTCTCACAGCATCAAAAATAACAACATAATCTCCACTCACATTATTGATACCAATTTTACAAGATTCCTGCCTCGTCTTCCCCCCTGGTACATCCATTCCGACAATAACGATGTCGTCAAAATGATCTTCACAAGTATCAGAAACCCACTTCCAAACTGGCTTACCGCTTAGGAATATATCTTGTTTTTTTTTGTCACCAGAGAACCTCTCTCCATTCCCGCCAGATAATATGATGGCGCTAAACCGCATTTTCTATGAAATGAACACAGTTATTTATAGCGTTACCGCAGTTAAAAAGCAACTGATCTTTCCAAAAATCTCTCCTATCCTTGAAATAAGATTCCTTATTTTTTACTGCAATATCTATCTCTTTTTTAAGTTCAGATATATCATCTATATTCCTCCCAATGGTCATATCCTCCTGTTTTTTTGCGGTTAAATACGACCCCCTTTTTCTTGATTCCACATTAATCGTACTCCCATTAGGTGCAAGTATTTGTATAACTGGAAGGTCTGGTATTGCCAAAGCCTCAAAACCAGAACTTGAAAAATCTGTTAAAACAACATCTGATATCGAAAGAAGATCATTGACATTCGGAGTTTCTATGTACCAAGGATAATTTTTATCGTATCCCCACCCCCTGAATTTTCGGTATGTGAGTTCGTGTGGTGCGATAATAAGATTAGGGATATTTAGAGAAACAATATCAGGAGTCCTAACCCATGCTGCTGAGTGGCTTGGAACCCAAGAAATTATTGGATACCCCTCTATGAAGGGACTCTTCATTTTTTTCTCAATTTCTTTTAGGATTTCTGATCTGTGATCCCTCATGGAAATCAACTCATCAGACTTCGGGTATCCAGTTACGACACATTTTTCTTTAACATCTTCAGCCCTGTTTACCCACCACTTCCCCGATACCAGAATCCAATCAAATTTACTATAAGAGTGGTTATTAAGAGGAAAAACAGACCTTAAAGGATTTATCCCATGCTCAATACAAATTTTCTTTCCACAATCACCCTTAAATTCATTCACCAAAATAGAATAAGAAGTGATTGTACAGTCAGACCTTTCAAGGTGTATACCGTTTTTCAGGTCTTTCCTAGCCAAGTTTTTCAATATGATTTTGTGTCCTCTTTTTTCAAGTTCATCAAGGACTGACTTTGCAGAATATAGGTGCTGGTCGTGGCAATAAACATATTGGACGCGCATCCTAAAGAACAGAATTTTCCAAAAAATCGCAAACATCTTTTGTAGCATTCCCAGCATTATGGAAAATCTCATCCCTCCAAAATTCCCTCTCTTTCCGATGGTAGTCCGATTGCTCTATAAGTGCATCAGAAACCTCATTCTTTAAAATAGATAAATCACTCACATTCGCCCCCAATCTGAATTCCCTATCATCATTTTGTGAAAGAGGATAGTGACCGTTTTTTAGAACGTCAAACTCACTTCTGTTGTGGAATTTCATATCTTTCAATATCTGAATAATCGGTATGTTCAACAGTGTTGCCTCTACCCCCGCACTTGAATAATCAGTAATGACTAGATCAGATGCCAAGAGAACGTCATATATTGTATCTGTCTCGATATAATATGGGTAATCCTCTTTGTAATTCATTTTCATTCTTCCGTCTCTAAATGCCGCATAACTTCCCTCATGTGGCGCAACTACAACATTATATTCATTGCCAATCCTATCTAAAATTTCGTCGGTCATATCGCATGCGCCTCCGTGGGTGGGAACCCACGAGATTATGGGACCAGACTTAAAATCCTGCTTAACAAAATCACGAAGCCTCTGCCTATATTTTCTCCTCACTTCCTGAGTGCCCTTCCCAACAAGAAAATCAGCCTTTGGCCATCCTGTCATCTTGCATTTTGGCAAAAGATCATAATTAAACAATGACCTCCTTACAGCATCCATTTGCCATTTTCCAGTAACAAAAACATGGTCGAATAATCTATGCCTATCTAGTGGAAATCCCCAAGCGATAGGGTTCACACCATGTTCAATACATACCGTTTTTTTACATCCATGATCGAACCGTATTCTGCCATTCTTCTTATCTCTCAATGTTTGCATTATCCTCGGATAAGAACAAATGAAAATATCACCGTTTGAAATATCTACATCTTCAAATCCTGGTTTCCTTTTCCGTATATCATCGTGGATTAGGCTGACTTCTGCTATATCATGCCCACGTTTGTCCATCTCTTCTAAAACAGGGTTCACTGCTGACCAATGTTGCCGACCACAATAAGCATGGATAATTTTCACTCAAGAATTATAGATTTCTGATGAATTATTGTCAAACCTCAATTTCTAATGCTATGCCATTGCTACCCGAATTACCAGGGCTACCATCTACTCCAAGTGCCCCTCCGCCATCTGGGGCACCGGCAGACCCAGCAGCCCCCCCAGCAGCTCCTGTAAGAACATAAGAGCCTGTCCATCCAGAGTTGTCTGAATAAATGTTAATTCCTGAGCCTCCACTTCCCCCTGCACCACCACCACCACCACCGCCTGAGCCACCGGTATCTGCAGGGGCACCACTACCGTAAGTACCATTGCCACCATCCCCTCCTAGGCCCCCAGTAGAAACAATGTCCCAGTTTCCATCCATTACCTTAGCAGACACAAACCACCTTCCACCCTCTCCACCAGAACCACCACCACCACCGCCGCCGCCGCCATTAGAACCAACTGGGGGTGTACCAGCATTTCCACCGCCGCCCCCACCTCCGCCACTTCCACTTCCACCGTTTCCTTTTATTTCAGATAATGTTTCCCCTTTACTGGTTATCATCCTCGGCAAATCTACAATATATTTTTTAGATATTGATCCATCAGTAGCAGTCCCTGCTGGTCCCGCAGAACCACCAGGTGCCCCATTTCCAGCAGGACCAGCACTACCTGAGCCGCCAGCACCACCTGAGCCGCCAGCAGATCCGCTTGTAGATCCAATTGAATTAGTCACTGACGTACCTGCTGTCCCAGCAGACCCAGGATTACCGTTAGCAACTGGCTCGCCTGATTTTCCGCTTCCTCCTGATCCACCAGTCTTTCCTGCTGTAGAATCTGGCAATGTCACCCCACTAGACGCTGCCCCAGCAGATCCGCCACTACCACCAGGAGTACCACCAACAGGAGCTGCGTTCCCACCGTTACCTCCGTTGCCGCCACCAGGGGCGAAGATCCCACCACCGCCAGAAGAATCTGTTATTCTCCTTGCAAAAACCCTATACCCACCAGTGGTAAGATTAAAACCGGCAAGGTCTAATGTCTCATAATGTGCATCTGATGTTATGGAATCATTCCCAGTCAAAGTCTCATTACCATCTGATCCAGTACCCCATAAAAAAAGATTTTCTAAATCACCCTGCTCGGGTATTTGTGGTGTCTGCATTTGGAAATTTGTTCCATCAAATTGAACATCAATAACCATATCTTCTTCTATATCGCCAGGTGATATGGTTCCGTCTTTATTTTTTCTTAAATCAACAGATGCGAATGCAACTCCCCTAGAATCTGTTACGATTATACCAACTGCGCCTGTTACTGTTTGATTCGACTTAAATGAAAACCTAAGACCCTCTGTAATTTCAAGAATTGGGTATGGGAGCGTTACATTAAAAGTATCGGATGACCCCGTTGCCGAACCTACATACCCCAATTCTCCAGAATAAACAGATTGGAGTGCCTGTATATTTATTTTTGATGGTTGCCTTGTGTCTACTATATCGCTATTTGTTATTGTCGAAAAAGAATCTGGCGTAATAATATCTGCCAATCTATAAAAACCATCTCCAGAATCTAATTCTGCTATTATAGCTGCATCTGATAAAGCCGAAGTTCCTGTCCCCTCTATAAGCTCGATAGTTCCGTTATTATCAGCTTCCGCATCTGGGACTACCCCCGCCTGAACCCTAGCGATAACTGCATCGACACGATCATCCCCAGAGCTATTCGCAGGTACTGTCAATAACTCCTCTTCTGTGACATAGATTCTTTCTGAGTGTGGGTCTTCTAAGCCATCGTCAATACCAGAAATATACACCCGACCAACCTTAACCTTTACCTGATTATCTGGTGTATCATTTTCTACAACTTGGCAGTCGCTACCATCCCCCGAAAAATCTGCGACACCACTTTTAATAAGGTCTGTTTCTAAAAGAGAAACATCGACACTATTCCACAAGCGGCTGGGGGAGTTGCGATACGAAACACGAACAGACATATTAACACACTACGCAAAAAATCTTATACAATCAATTTTTTACTATTGTCAAACTACGCCTTGAATCCACTCCAAAAATTCACAGAAAACCTCCAGTCTGCTGGGTTTTTACTTTTCACCTTTACATTTTCAACGCTATGTAAGAAATGAGACGGGAAAAATACTATTCTATTATGCTTAGGAACCACCTTTTCTATCCTTTTCCCAAACTTAAACATAATAGATCCGCCTGTAAACTGCTCAGGGATAGTGTTTGCATAATATACAGCAGTAATGACCCTACCTGCTATATTCGTTCCTATTGCATCCGTATGCCATCCATAAAAATCACACTTACCATATCTGCTTAAAATCATCTCACTGTGGGTTGTCCTATAAATAACAGAAAGGAGTGTGTCCCCCATCTCTTTTTTGAGGATCTTATCTTGATATGTGACTTCTTCCAGTTTTTTTATTATGAATGATTTGTGCCTATCTCCAGTACCTTTCCCATATAATTCCTCTAAATATACAACATCATTTTTTCTCATCTTATTATTTAATACTCCTTTATCACCATCCATCACTTTTGCTGGTTCATAGAATGGTGCAAGATAAACACACTCATCTAGCACTGCCTGAGAATCTTTTTCGGGTAAAAAATTATCGACAATCAAAATAGGGGCACCGTCCATCCACTGAAATTCCATCGTATTCGCCTCTGATTCTTTCTTTTTTGGCACAGGCAAATCCTATCACTTAAAATATATAGGTCAAGCTCGTTCCAGAGAATATACCCTCCTCACAGTCTCCGCTATCGTATTAAGAACATCTTTCCTTGTTACAGCCCTATCAGAAAGAGATATTCTTACATTCTCCACCTGTTTATCTTGCCGAACCTCCGACATTTTTGATGTCACTCTGAATGGCAAATTCAATGAATAAAAGCCCCTATCTATTTTTACGCCAACAATATCTCCAACTTCGTATAAATTACTGGATATTCTCTCTTCGATTGGAACTAACTCTGGTATTTCTATTGGGCTGTCTAACTTTTCAAGGATAATCTCTGTTTCCTGATCGAGCGTGGATTGGTCATTTGCGTCTCCAATGGATTCTACCCTCTCCAAAAGACCAAATGTGTCAATACTGTCCTGTGTGGTCTTTGTAGACGTTAGGCTGGTCGTAGTACCCTTTATGGAATTAAACAGCTCAGAACCGTCGTAGACCACATTTATGTCTTCTACATTGGTCTCATTTGGCTTATTGTCCAATAATTTGAAAGTGACTTCTCCGTTACTTTTATCCGACCCCCTCGCAACCACCATTTTTGCTACCCCTCCGAAATCTATGAAAAATTCACTCCCCACTGATTGTGCCACCGTCCTCAGAGCAGATAACGCTGTCTGATCCTGAAAATCGAAACCTCTCTGCGCCCTGATAAAACTTATGTCTCCCGTGCCATTATCTTGTATATTTATGACAGAACCGCCTGATGTTAGTGAAAGCTGAAATGTGTCTGTTGTTTCATTCACAACAAAATAAATCTGATGTTCTACTAATGGGAATGGAACAGATTCTGTAGATACAATAACAATCTGTTCGTTACCCAAAAACCCGTGCCCCTCTGATGTAAATGTATCAGTTGATTCATCTGGAACTGTCGGAACACCAACGCCTCCGAACTCGAATGTCCCAGCGGTTATCCCCGTATCATCTTCGTCATTGATAACATCAAAAATATCTTGAAATATCTCATTGGCTGCTTGTTCTGAATACTCTTTTGTTATCAGCCTCTTTTCTAAAATTCCCTCAAGTCCCAGACATCTAATCGTTACATCCGTTGATTGCATACTCCATAGGTTCAGATAGCCCTCCCATTTTGTATCCTCTCCGTGCTTTATGCGAACCCTGTTCATTACCTCTATGTTTTCTCTCGTTAATTCTGGTCTCGTATATGGGATAACGACCTCCGCAGTGTTTCCTTTGTCTATGCTTATTTCATAATTCATAGAGCCGAACGCCTTGATTTTTGTCAGGATATTGCTGAATGTTCTATCCCAAATTTCAAGATGATATTCTATAGGAGCTGTCATGTTTTACATTTTACACCAATAGAGTTTTTTTTCATAAATTCCTTCATGGTTAGTTTCTGTTTTTTGGAATTGCAACTCAGACAAATAATTTGAGTATTGTCAAGGGTCATTGGAACTGATGTCAAATCATTATTTTTTCTATCCCACGATGCAGTAGATGCCTTACTATGTCCATCAATATATACCAAATCTTTTTTGCACAAAAAACATGTTTTTGTTCCCGACGCTAAAGATTCTAATTCTTTTCTTGATACAGAAATCCTAAAACCACTTCTCTTATGATTCTGGATTGTTCTGCCAGCCCATACCCTGTATGGATACTTTTTATTATACATTTCTTTCCATATTTTAAGTCTAATCTTATTGCCCCTCCTCCAATCTCTCTGTTTTTTAGAAAAAACTTCTTGGTTATTATCACGCCATCTTTTAGTTGAAACATAGCTTTTTTCCTTATTATTATAATAATAATTCTTGCGATTCTCTCTAATTTTAGACTTATTATTTTCATAGTATTTTGCTCCATAAGAACGCACTTTGCATTTATTTTTTCTCTTCCATTCTATACTTTTTCTATTTAGCTTATCCTTATTATTTCTATAATAGATCTTGCGAGTTTTTATTACTTTTTCCTTATTATTCATGCGATAAATTTTTTGTTTTACTGACCTACACGCCTTACATTGCCCGTTATATTGTTTCTCACCATTGTGTATTCTTTTCACATAAAAATCACCAATAAATTTAACCTCACAACACTCCGAACATTTCTTCCGTTCTTCCATGTCCTAATAATAATCTATCTGGGCGCAGAAATCCATGTGTCCCTATATGATAAAGTGGCAGATGGAATCCCTGACATAGAAGTAACCCTCAGCGTGTCTGTGCTTCTTGGTGAAATATATATCCAACTGCTCAATTCTGTCTCAAATTTCAATACGCTATTCCCATCTTGGTCTACTGCCGTCCCCTGAAGGGTATCGACCGTTATAGTATCCCCAGGATCCATCTCCATATTAAATTCTTGATACGTTCCCCTAGTCTCATTTGTTATCCTAGGACTTTGAACTGTCCCTGACCCAACATTTTCAATGGTATATTCGACTGGGGCTGACCAGTTTCCGTCTGAGATTGCTGTCTCATCATTTAGATAGCCACTAGCCCCAAACATAATTGGAAAGAAATTTGGAAATCCCGAAGCGAGAACGGCCTTATCTAGTGATAATGTTTTTTGAATAGTGGAATAGATTCTCGGGTCTTCACACCTGAACTGCACCTGAAAACTATACTTCTTCCTTGCCTGCAATTCTCTTTCAACAAGAGAAAGGCTATGAATCTTTGCATTGACGAATTTCGATGGCTCCCCTGGTTTCGAGAATGTCAAGGGTGCATAACCATTATTCGACGGCGTGGGGATGTCTGCAACATTCCAGTAGAAATTTAAGTCCTCCATTAATTCAAGGGTCTCATTTTCATTGGCACCATATAAAATACCCTCTAGGGTAATGAGCCTAGACCCAATATAGCTAAGATGATCAACAATCCCATGATTCCCGATAATGACAGATTCACTATGCCTAATTTCTGGAGACGTAAATCCTGTTACCTTGTGAACTGCGATTATTTTTTTGCTCCTACTTGTATTACAATCTGAAACGCCCCCCAGAAGATCATCTGGGCTTCCAAAGATATTTATCGTATAGCCATTGTAGGTGTATTCGTAACTCTGCATTTAAGAAAGGAGCCTGTTAGAAAGAGAGTACCCCAGATATTCTGCGAGTGATCGCATATCAATTGACTCTTTAATTGTGTTCGTCATATTGATCTTAATATCATTAGACTTGTGAACGCTGCTAGAAACTGCCCCAGCCAAGCCACCAGATGAAAATGATGGAACTGATCCAGATTTTCTGATGGATTCCAACCACGATATGACACCTGGCATACCCCTGTTCATCCATTTGGGAATAATGTATTCATCTTTGTGGACAATACCTGCTGGCTGAAATTTCCCACCGCTTCCAGTATATCCACCACCAGCAAATGATTTGAAAATATTGGCGACTCTCGCCCATCCACCTTCAGAATTACTAGGAACATCCCCAGTCGGCTGTTGTGCGCCACCGCCTCCGCCTGCCTGTGCGGCTGCTAATGCCTGATATTTTAGAATCAAGGCATCAATCGCCTCTCCTATTTTTTGCATTCTGGTAGTCTCTGCCTCTTGGAATTGCTGCCCCCTTGTTTCCATGTTGTCATGCGTAACCTGAAATTGGGTATCAAGGTTTCTAAGATTTTCTATAGCAGCTGATTGTTTCTTTCTATCTTCCTCCATAGCAGTAATCGAAGCCTCTATAGTTCTCCTCTGCTCTTCGGTTAACCTTTCATCGTTATCCTCAAGGAATTGTCTTTGCGCCCCTTCAGATATAACCCGCTTCAGATTTTCTTCAGCAAGGGCAATCTCCTTTTCTCTATCTATCTTATTTTTCATATTGCCTTCTTCATCGTTAAATCTTCGGGCTAATGTAACTGCCTGCTGTGCAGCGATGTAATTATTTACATCGTCAACCCCTGCCTGTGCAATGTTCCTTTTAAATTCTTCTTCTTCCACCGCCCTCCTTTTCTCTTCTTCTGCTCTTTCAGTTGGACTAAGACCCTCAAGAAACTGTTTATCCTCATATCCTTTTGCAAATGCAGATTGCGGTGTCGTCCCAGTTCTCCTAGCTTCTGACTCCTTTATCCGTTTGATCGAAGCCTCTATTGACAAATATTTTCGATTCATCTCATGAAGTTTCGCTATTTGTTTTGCCGATTTATCAGAAATAGCGTCAAGTTCTGTTCTCTGGATTCCAAGGCTCGTAAGTTGTTCCTCTAATAATTTCAGCTCCTTTGATCTATCTGGGACATTGGAAATGTTATTCGCTGTCTCTATCATTTTGTTCGTTTCTTCAACAGTTTTCATGTCCTGATCCCTCTGCTTCTGATCTTCTGGACTAAAGCCTCCTTCTGGAGCCTCTTCCTTTAGCCTTTTATCTGCGTCCATTCTTATTTGAACCAATTCATCAACGTGATCCTTTTCTATCTGGGCTATCTCATCATTGATGTCATCAATATCATTCAAAAATTCCTCCTTCATATCCCTGAAACTTTGCAATACATCATCTACAACCTGTGTGCTTTCCCTGAAAGAATCATTGAGCTTTTCAAGATTCTCATTCATTTTTTCTAAATCTTTCGCCAATTCTTCTAATTTCCACCCTTCAAATGTGTCCCCTGCTGCCCTTTTTATTCTTCCCAATAACAGAAGCTCTTTCTCAGTGATAGTATTGAGTTTCTTCTTATCCTCAAGAATCTTTTCTTGGCTGGAAACATATTCTTTTCTGTATTCTTCTATTTTCTTCGTTGTTTCATCAATCTGTCTTTGGAGTTCTTTTTGCGCTTCTGATTCCTTAGATGTACCGCCTCCGCCACCAATATCCTCAATTGATTTTTCAAGTTCTTCTAACATTTTTGCAAACTGATTATCCTTTAACTGGTCTTCTATGCCCATGGCTGCCCAAACCCCAGTTACAGCACCACCCACATTCTTTGCATATTCTGCGCCGTGCTCTTTTCCAGCGGCACCAAACCAAGGCTTTGCCTTTGCTATTTCAAGAAGCGCACTAGATGTCAGAGCACCAGAAGCAGCGGCTGCTGCATCAGATTCCGAGATCATTCCCAGTGCCAAAAGACTAGTAGCCAGTCTGCCAGCATCTTCATATCGTATGGCGTTCGCAGCATTGGAGATAAACCATTCATCTGTTATCACCTGTCCTGCATCCCTCAATTTTGAGATGGCCTCTGTTGATGTCATGCCCTCAGACATTAATATTGTTATAGCCTTGCCTATGTCTCCAGCTGCTGCCTCCATCCTTGCCACTTGAAAAATGGTTTCAGATGCTGCTTTTTCTGTAACCTTTGGAAGTTTCAAAAATCCCTTCCTAACTAATTCCAAAAACTCATCAGATGTTTCAGACATATTTTCATTAGCGGTCTTCACCTGCTTTGCGACTTCAATATATTGATCAACAAAATTTCCCATAGTCTCTCTTCCTTTTGAGCTGACCTCGCTAACAACCTGCCCATATTCCTGAGATCCAACGGACATATTCTTTATTTCTTCTCTTATTTTCTCTCCGCTTTGCCCTGTAGATTCAGCCAACTGAATGAGGCTTTCTTTCGATTTCCTTGCCTCTTCTGCCAATAATTTCAGGTCTTCCCTAGCAAAAGGCAAATTAAATAGTGGATCTTTTCCTTTCAGCGCTCTCCCCACACCACCCCTCTCGGCCCCAATTTCCCCAGCCATATCTGATGTCCTATCCATCGAATTCAGAACGTCAGACCCAGCACCTCCAAACTCAGATAAATTAGAAAAATCTTCTCTGAAATTCCTCAGTCTTTCCATTTGGGCATTTAGATTTTTCACATGCCTGACTACCAATGCTAGAGATATAACAGCAGCTGCCACCCATGTCATTGGGTTCACTAGAAGGGCGGAGACCATCCCCTTAGCAGCTAATGCCGCACCTTTCAGAGATGCCCCAAGTCCCACGGCAGCAGTATTTGACGCCAATATTGCGCTATTCATTGTCACAAATTTGCCAGTGGTCTTATCTACAAGGTTGCCAGCCTTACTAATTTCGACTCCCATAGCTGCCATCCTTTGATTTATCGCAGTTCCGACTATTGCAGCAGAAGACCCAGCCCCTGCTGCCTTTGATGCTGCTATGGCCGCCTTTATTCTTCCTGTGTCAGACATGATTGATGTAAGGGCAACGCCCGAAAACATTGATCTGCTAGCCGCCAATACAGTAAGTGCCTTCATATCACCAGCTAGAGCAGCTATAACCAATCTCAAACCCCCAAGTGCGGCTGCTACCTTATTTATGCCGATTACAACAGCGACACCAAAAAGAACGTGCCTAAAATCAACTGCTATTTTTATAGTTCCAAGCATTATTTTCCCTAAAAATGCAATGGTCTTCCCAAGCGCCTCGACACTCCTAACAAAATCCGTACTTGTAAAAATCTTCGACATCTCCAATGAGAATTTCCTAATCATTGGAAGGAATTGTTTTGCGAATGAATCTGAGATAAAGCTAAGGGCTGCCCCTAGAATTTTAACGCCAGACTGTGTTGATTCAAGCTGCCTCTCAAATTCTTGCTGAATAGATGTCCCTTTCATAAATCCTTTCCCAGATAGTTCTAATGTATTCGTCAGTGATTGAAGCCCCTTGTCTCCAGACAGCTGAAGCATCGTTTGGATGACACGAACACCGCTCAAATTTAATTCCTTTAGGAATGTGGTAGCCCCGTCCCCCTTCTTGTTCAGTTCCTCAAGAAAAACCTGAAGACCCAAAACTGGGCTTCTCTCAAATGCCTCTTTGAATTTTTGCCCAGCTGGACCCAATTTATTAACAAACTTATCCATGTCTTTGCTGGCATCAATGAAGAATCTGTTTATAGCAGTAGACCCCAACTCTGCTGTTGATCCCACCTCTGTTAGAGACGCACCTAGCGCTGCTACTTGCGCTGCCGTTCCACCCATAACAACACCAGTGGCTCCAATCCTCCTTGTAAACTCTGAAATATCATCGGCACCAGCTGCCGTGTTATTCGAAAGTTCGTTAAATGCAGATAGGAGCCTCTCAGTATCATCGACACCAAGATTCAAAACATTCAAAAGTTTTGCTACTTTTGTGGCAGCCTCCTCTGAGCTACCAGCCATTTCTGGCATCGCAACTCTCGATTTTGCTATGAGTTCCGTAAATTTTTCAAGAGCCTTTATGCCCTGCTCCCCCTTGCCAGCCTTTGTGAATATTCCCAATCGACCAGCCACAACCGATATTTCTGCAAGTTCTTTTTTGGCTATTCCCGTTTTGACTGATAGATCTTTGAACGTATCACCCATTCTATTCACCTCCTCTATGGTTGCACCCGTTGTTTTTCTGACATTATACAATTCTGCCTCGAATGTTACTGCGTCCTTGATAACTTTTCCGAATAATGCGACAGAGGCTGTTGCTGCTGCAAATTTAAGGTAGCTGGATTTCATAGTGCCAAATCCTCGGTGTATTCTGGACATGCTACGAAATAGCTCTGAATCTTGGGCTTGGAACCTAATCGTAGCTCTAGCCATTGTAGCCGATACCGCCATCTTAAATTAATGGGAAAATCATCGGCTGTATTTTACAATAGAAATATAGTATTGACAATTGCCAAATACCCCCTTGACACAAAATGTCTTGGGGGTAGGCTGTCATTAACGAGATGACGAATCAAATAATAAACCATCGGCTGTGCAGTGTCAAGGGATGCGGAATAAACCACAGCTCACGGGGGTATTGCAAAAGCCATGCTCGAAGATTTAGAAAATACGGAGATCCCCTTGCTGAATCAGAAAAATCAAGAAAATATAAAAGAAATAACTATATCAAGGATGGGATTGGTTTTATCCAGCTTACACATGGCAAATATACTATGGTTGATATTGAGGATTTTGAGGAAATGTCGAAGTATAAATGGTGTTATTGCAAACCAAAAAATAAGAGAACTGGTTATGCCAATAGGCAAGTAGGCGGAAGGAATAATGTAAAAACCATAATTATGCACAGAGAAATAATAAAAGCTGGTCCAAGAATTTCTGTGGACCACATTTCGCACGACGGCCTTGACAACAGAAAAAGAAACATCAGGAAATGTACTGCCTCTGAAAATGCATGTAATTCAAGAAAGAGAAGAGGGAATACATCGTCTAAATATAAAGGAGTGTGTTGGCACAAAGCCTCTAATAAATGGATGGCATATATAAACTTTAACAAAAAACGAGAATACCTCGGTCTTTTCACCTATGAAGAATATGCAGCTAGGGCTTACGATATAAAGGCGAAAGAGATATTTGGCAAATTCGCTTTTCTCAACTTTCCCCAATAAAACAATAGAAAACAACACTATTCCTTCTTTTTCTTCACTGGCTTTTGTACTTTTGTCCTCATTCCAAGACCAGCAATTACATTGTCATCTGCGAACCATTTTTCTGATTTCTTATCTTTCTTTGTTCTCATTTCAAGAAGGTTTTGTCCAAATGTTTTCGGTGGTTGAACCTCCTTCGACATTCCTGCCGCATAGAGGTGCATGACCAGATTCGCCAATTGAAGATTATTGTTGTAATTCTGCATTATACACAATTCAAATGTTGATCTGACCCAAACAAACGACTTATTGAGAATATATTCGTCAGTGTACCCACAGCCCATCCTGATGGTATTTATCATCTCAAGGAGGGCATCTGGCTCTATGGACGCTATTCGTTCATCACTGCCATTATTTTCTCCACTTCTAAAAAAACCCCCTTAAAATCCTCGGTATGCACGAACGCCCTGATCAGACGTAACATGCCTAAAATAGAAAAGTTCTCCTTCGTGAATTTTTCATCCTTTCTCATTATCATAGAAAGGAGGGTGATTATCTCATCTTCATCAAGGGTAGAGACAAATTCATAAACAATGTTGGACCACATTTCATTCGCTGTGCTATTAGGATCTTCTTTCGCCTTTTGGAATGCCTCAGTCTGAAATAATCTTGAGTAATTCTTCGCTATAAATTTACTAACAAATAGGGCAGTCTTCGGACTCATTGGCTCCAGTTTTATTTCCTCTTTTCCAAATTGGACAACGCAGAGAGGGTCTGGCATCAAAACATCCTCAGCCTTCATATCAATGCCGCTCTTTTCTGGTTCCTTCTTCTCTACCTCGTCAACATCTTCCTTAGTTTTTTTCTTCTTATCAGCCATGTAAAATAATTGGAATTAATATATATGGTTAAATTTTACATGTTAAAAACAAAAAGTAAAGCACAAAAAATAGGGGATTTCTCCCCTATTTCTATAGAACGATCACAGTTCTTACGATGGCGGATTCTGGCGGAGAACAATACCGAACTCCTCACCTTCATCCTTGCTAGGATCAGGCAAAAGCCTAAACGTAACAGGCAAAACGGTTTTTTCACCTTTCACAAAGGCGTGAGAAGATTCACTACCATCGACCTGAGCGATCCAGAAAATATACGCTCGAACCCTTGCCTCACCAGCCGCACAATCTTCAGCCTCATCAACGATGAGTGCGATCATGCGCTCTGGAAGACAGGTCGGAGCACCAAATCCAAGCCTTCGCTCGTCTGGATACCCAGAGGGTACGGTTGTTATAGTCGTGATAGAGGATGCACCGATCCACGCAATCTGGAGATTCTCCAGTGTGGTTTCGGCAAGTTCCGTGCTAAGAGACATGCTCCAGCTCGTAACTTCCTCATCAAAAACGCCAGCAAGCTGGTCAACCATGATCTCATTCTTTTCGTAAGAACGAGAAATGGCAGCACCACCTTCTGTGGCACCGAAATCGTTCCATCCTGACTGCGCTGCATACGGAGAGGTACCGACGTTTACGATATCAGAGATATCAGTAGGAACGGCTGTTCCGCTGTCTGCATAGAGCAGACGACCAGCACCTCCGAAGATATTATCTCTCGATATAATCTTCTTACCGCTTCTGTAAACTGGCATAGTAACGAATGGAAAAACGATTAAAAATCCCTATAAAATATCAAATCCGAATCCTTGTTCAGAAAGTTTCTGTAATAGCGCGTTGCTTATGTAAGCTGTGCGTTTGTCGCCTTTTTTCAGGGTGATGATTTTTTTAGAAACCTCATCCTTTAGGCAAAGATCATCTTTTCCTTTGGTATATCGTACTTGTACGAGATTCCTTAGGACGGAAACATTTAGTTCCGTATGAGCGTAGCCCGTTCTTGCAATACCCCTTACGGGGGAAGCAATGAATTGGTCGGACTTCTTCTCATCAAGAGACTGGGTTTCGTTTTGATTGACCTGCCTTTTAGGGACAGAATACGCCTTTTTTCGCTGATACTTCTTTCTGGACATAATATACGGATGGTTGAAGATTTACAGGAGATGGGACTTTATACCCACCTATTTTTTTAATCGTGCTTCATTCAGATGCCCATCTGACAGAATTTTTAGTGTCTCTCATAGAGAGATTGAAGCTAGTAAAAAATTCCACTTTTTATTCTATAACAAATATATACCTTGTCCATGAATAAGACTTGCCCCGACTCAAATATACTGAGCCTCCATTATCTCTATATTTACATACATAGAGGACTCAAACCATCCAAGAGTCTCATCGCTAGTGTCTCCAAATTGCCCTTCTATTGTAACCTCTGTGATATTTTCTCCTGTAGGCAAATTCATGGGTGAGTGCAGCCTTCTGATAACAGCCCTTCTCAATAATGCCAGCGTAGCCATATCCTTTGCCCTGACTCTGAAAAAATATCTGTATCTTCCGTAAACACCCCCTGCCCTATTAAAAACAATAAGGGGAACATCTGGCTCCTTCCCCTTGATAAGAGGAACACGATAATAAAAAACCCTCGTCCCAACAAGGTCTGATATATCATCATAATCTAATAGAAATGTTCTTATACTCTCGTCTATCTCTGGGAATGGATCGTAGGCTGACATCAAGAATTTTGGGTAACTGATTTGGCAAATACTGCACCTGCTAATGCCTTTATTTTTGGCTCTGACTTATCGAGAGAAATTGCTAAAATATGATACCTTCTTTCGAGAATGGGAGCATAGTGCTCGTTCGTATCTGGATCAGTTGCAGAACTCCCTACATCAAGCCATTTATTACTTGGTCCGAATTCAAAAATACCAAATTCAGATAATGGGTTCCCGATTGAAAGCATATATCTTGCTGTCACAATATGGTCTTCATCAATAGTGTGTTGTTTAGCCTCGTTCGCAAACACCTGACCAGCCTTTTTTAGAACTTCCTTTATGCCACCCCTTACGGCTGGTTTGAAGCGTGGATTCATTTGGAAGATACCAACTGTCTTAAAAATCATACTGAGATGTTGGGATTTCTAAAGGTGCAAGATGCCTCTATATGATGTATGCCCCTGTCTGCTGGGATTTTCACAACATTATTAACAATCATTGGGTTCGCCCCCCCATCATCCTCGAAAACAATCTCCCCATTATTCGTTTGAATTTTCATTATCTGATCCGATTGCCGTATATTTGCGCTGGGCAAAAGCATTAAAAAGAAATCGTAATCGACAATATACTCTTTGTTTTTCACCCTCTTTGTCTCTTTTTGAAATACACCAGATTCAACATGGCATTTCTCTATGGTATCTTCTGTGACCTGATCATATTGCCCAAAACCGTCCTGAGTCCCAGAATCAGTAATATGTCTCACCGTCACAGTATGGCGCAACTCGTTCGCTGGGATAACATGAAGACCTTCCATGAGGGTAGTATAGCTTGACACGAAAATAAATGTAGTTTTTTGTTTTGCTCAAAGATTATGAACCATCCCCTTTACATTACGCCAACAATCTGAGAAAAGCCTAAATCTTCCCTTATTGTTATGGAACTCTCTTACAGATGATTGGAGTGCCTTTTTATCTTCTTGTGTTTTTGACATAAATACAAAAGATGCCCTATTGTTTCCCTCCTCTCTCGCAACACTGTGAACGGAGTACCCTTCCATCGTGAGGTATGCAGCCACCGTTAAATCTGCCGTTATATAGGGATATGACGACGTTTCTTCAAGTAAAATTGAAGGAATTTCGTTTGTCAGCGCCTCTTCTTTCTTTTTGGCACTCATAGGAAGCTAATCGAAAAATTCTCCATATAGGTCTTAAAAACATCTCTATTATTTTTTATCATCGCTGCATCGAATGATACACCTATGGTCTCAAGCGCCTTAGAGCTTATTCTCTGTCCAGAACCCTCAGCAGCCGTCTCAAACCACTGCTTTGTATATTTACCTGTCGTTATTGTCCTTACAAATGCGTCTGATGTCCTCTCCCCAGAAACAAAGTCGCTCGTATGATGGACATATCTCTTAATCATGTCTTCATTTCTTAGGTGCATTGCAATGACATTCAGAAGGAGTTTCCGTATGTCCGCTGGGACCGCACTCGATTCAAAATATCCCACTTTCAGGAGAAGGTGCAACCTGTCATTATCATCATCATTCCACGACATCGACAAATCAAGCCCTGGTAAATGGACAACTCCCTGTGAAAATACCTCATACGGCTTTTCTATTTCTATCGACGCCCCAGTAATGGGATTAACGATGTGCGCCTCCAACACCTCAACGACTGGTCTTGCGTCTTTTATCTTCATTCTTACCTTATTGAATGAGCTTACCTTGTCCATGGGAATAACAACCTTTTTATAGTGATGCCATAGCCTTTCATTCTGGAATCTCCCTATCGTATGGTCTAATAAATCACTATAGGCATCACACAACATAATCACATTGGGGTCACACTCATCAATACCGTCAGGATATTTCATATATTCAACAACCTCTTCTGGCGTGACATACGGCTCTTTTGTTTTTACATATTCTATCTTTTCCATCGAATAATCCGATGTCACATCAGTAACGGAATTGGAATACCTGTACCTGTATCTATCTGTCTTCTCTGGATTGGGATCAACAAAAATTGTGTATGGACCATCGACATCCATTACCTTTTTTTCTAACAATTGGAATTCTCCGTTTCTTCTCTGCTTATATAATTCAATAATATCGTATGGCGATGGATAAACAAGAAAACCATCTCTATGTTGATATGTTAGTGTGCTGATCGTTAAAACAGGAGAATCAATACTGATAACTTGTACGATCTCATTGTTATCTTTGTCATTATCATATCCGAATACGGCAAAATTATTAGCCAGAAAGCCAGTAGAAGACGCAAGCTCTGCGCTAGATTCTGTTGCCAGTACCACCTCTTCAAGCAGTTGTCCTGTTTGCAGTTTCCTGAAGTCGTAGTTGGGGGCGCGGATGGCTTGCACAAAAAATAAAGAAAATATTAATCCTCAGTTACAGCTCCACCCTCATAAGCGCACTCTCCGAACATATTTCTTTTCCCCCTGAAATATTTTAATTCGACATCGAGTGATCTGTATGGGGTTTCTTTCCTCAGCCTTATGCCTGGAATGTTCGTATATGGTGATGTGAAGGAGCTGAGTTTCGTTCCTTTTAGAAGAAAAAAACAAATATCAGTTATCTTTGCGCCGTGTTTTCTGGCTGCCTCCTTGTGGTACTCTGCGATTCCTGCGTCTGCGGCTGCAACCAACCTTGCATTCTTAATATCATTAGTTCTCCTCTCCTGCTCTCTAAGAATTCTTCCCTCTAGCGTCTCGCCAAATTGATCATCACCAGAAGCGAAGTCTGATGATATAATCTTATTAATCGAGGCTGATTCTCCATCGTGGGGTTGGACCTCTTTCGATTCGATATCGAGCTTCCTTTTTACTGGTTTATTCTTTTCTGCACTTCTGTCGGGAAGTCTAGGCTGTGATTCACCAGAATCATCATCATCTTCTTCTTCATCTAACACACTATCGGCAGCTGCTTTTGCCCTAGAATCTAGTGAGTCACCATCGTCTCCAAGTGCATCTTGCACTTCCATAGCCTTTTCTCTAATCATAGGCAGAGACGCTTTCGGGTCCATTGTATTCCCTGTTTCTTGCAGATATGACAAAAGAGTGTCTTTGTCTGCTGTAGATAAATCTTTTTCTTTAGACATATAGTTAATTGGGAAAAATTAATTGAAAAGTGTCTATATTTTACACAGAATATTTAAAATAACAATTGACATGTAACAAAGAAAAACCCCACTTTTAGGTGGGGTTAAACTTCTACTTTTTGCCTCTATTAAGCAGTCAAACTGTCGTTCCAGACCGTTGCGTCTGAATTATCGAGGCCGAAACCGATTCTCGTAGTAATAGTCCACTCAGTAGAACGCTTCCTAGGCTTGCGCTCACTCTCCCGAGTAATGTCACGGTGGACACCAACAACGAAGTTGTTCATAGGAGTAAGAATCGCAAGGTTATCAGAGAGGCGTGGGATACCGATTACTGGGCGACCGAACAGACGAGGAAACGAATCTGATGCCAACTGAGTATCTCCCAGCTGTGTCTCTCTCTGAGAGATCGTGTTCCGATAGTTCTGAAGGCTGTTCTCACTTACCGCAAACGCAAGATTCTTATTGCGCCACTTTGTCGGCATAGCCTTAATCATTGTGTGGGCAACAGAAGTGCCAAACACGCCAGAAACAGTAACATAATGGCTGCCTGGACTCTGTGTTTGGAGCAATCGAAGGAATCCTTCCTGCTTGTTTAAGTCTGCATCAGCAGACGTTGTGTCTGAGAAAAGTGCGAAATCCTCAAGGTCATTACCAGCTTGAGCTGCGATCATCTCTGCAATCGTTCGGTTCGTACCATCCTTTGCGATGGTGTCTTCTGCGATACGATCAGACTCATTCCAGATGATGATATATTCCTGTGTGGAGAGAGTCAGTTTATCAGAGGTGATTTGAACCAATTTGTCATTACCAGGTTCAACACTCTCATTAGCGTGGTGCATGACTCGCTCACCAAGGTGGAGCCTGTCAATTTCCTCAACTGGTGCGCTCATCGTAACGACACGACCAAAGTTTCTAACGAATGCTGATTCATCTACAACGTGATGAACGAATTCGTCTCTTTGCTGAGGATTGAGCAGCCCACCCCCTTGGAAGTCTTGGGTTCCGATTTTCTTCAGGGCTTTCTTATTATCCATATTCCAAGATAGAAAAAATAAATAAAATAGATACTAGGCAATCCTCTTGCCCCACGGATCAGACTTGAATGAAGTTTTCTTGCCAGAACTACACGTTCCACCGCAATCATCTTCATCAATTTCCTGATCGTCTCTCTGAACAGATCCGCCCGCTTTCTTTGCGAACTGTTCAATGGTTTGGGCAACAGCCTTATTAGATTTCTTGATCTCAGCAACAGTATCCTTGTTGCTCTTTTCGATGGAACCAGCAAGTGACTTGATGGCATCGACAATCGCATTCGTTTGCGCCGACGCCTCCTTGGTCTCTTCCGTTTCATCTTCGTCCTCTTTCTCCTCATCCTCTTTTTCATCTTCCTCTGTAGACTCAGTTTCCTCAGTCTCCTTCTCATCTTCTGTGGTTTCCTCATCTTCAGACGATACCTCAGTCTCATCAGAATCTTCCGTTTCCACGGTTTCATCCTCTGATCCCTCAACGGCACCCTCTTCAGACTCTTCTACTCCATCAGCCTTAACGAGAATCGCTAGATGTTGAACAACATCTGCAACCAATTCCTTGGCTGCCTCTACGATTTCTCCTCGACTGAGAGTGTGAAGCTCAGACATGCTTTCGTCAGTGATGCCAGCAGCCTTGAGAGCCGACTGAATTGCACTGTCTGCCGTTTTTTGCATCTGAGCCAAATTTACTTTACTCATAGTTAGAGGGGCTAAAATTGATAATGGGTTACGCTTCTTGAGCGTTTTCATTGAAGATGGGCAATTCACAGTATCTAACACCTTACCTATTCTTGTCAAATCAGGTTGTAAAATTACACTTGGCACGAAGTTTTCTTCCGAGTCTACCTGACCATCCTTACTGTCAAATTTACACAGTTTTGCCGCTTTATAGCTTGATATAAGGGCATCTGGATTCGCTGGTCTATCGACCAAGGAAATTTCAATGAGTTTAATTTTTATAATTTCGATACCCCCTGTAAATACTTCGTGCATATTCCCATCTTTATCTGCGACCTCGACCGTGATTGGTTCCCACTCCTCAATAACTCCGCCGATACTGAACCCCTTATACACTTCTTCTTTTACCTTCTCCCATTCCTGATTATCTACAACCTTGGCTGTAATATAGAAAATCTTCTCAGTTTCATCTACTTTGTGGTCTACTATTTTTCCAGCAGCAATGTTCGAGTGCATCGAGCGAAGGTTGGCGAATTTCATATAGTCGGGTAGCGCATCTTTTATCGCTGTCACTCGTACAATATCTCCATAGGAATCTACGGACTCAGAGGACGCTATCCCCTCCACTGTTTTATCCTCTTCATTAATACGAATAAACGGAGAGTAGTATGCCATTTTCTTGGAACGATCTTCCACTTTATCATTCTTTTTTAACGCTTTCTTCGCCATCATTTTCTTGAATTTTGACACAGTAATTATGGGTAACAGATAAAATTATTTAACAGAAAAATTAGAATCGACCCACTTCTGGGCTTCTTCTATTGAAAAGTTTTTCTTAGGGAATCTGAAGGCAGAAACTGCGCACTGCATTTTCTTGCCCTTGATGATACCGACTATCGCACTCACCCCGATCTCCTTATTAACACCTATGTTTGTCAGTGACCCATCTACAAAATCAGATGTTTTCCTAAATGTTATTCTAATAAATTCTGGTTCATCTTTGCTCTTGCTAAAATGAGAACTGGAAATTTTTGATAAATTTGGGTAGCGATTCTCTTGAGAATTTTTAGTCATTAACAGTATTAAAACATAATACTGTCAAAAGTGGTATATTTTTCCCTTGCCTTACTTTTTCTCTGGGAGGCGAAAGTTTTCTTCCTTTAGCCAGTGGGCTATTAAAAGGCTCTCTGCCCTGTTGTGATGTTTCTTTAAATATATATCTGCATCTGGATATAATTCTAGTGCCATTTTTATCGAGTCTGATTTATCACTTTTTAGCCCAAAATACTTCTTCCATTTTTGTGGCGTGACTATCGTGTAATACATATCGCTGTACTCAAGTGATCCTATTAAAATCCCATATCCATATCCAAGACTAAACACAGAGGAGACCCCCTGCTTGGGCATAGAGTGCTGTGATTCTATCGCGCAACATACGGTATCGCCGGACAAAAGGCTCATCAGGGAGGCCATCTCCCTTTCATCATATTTTTTCCTATATGTCTTTCCTACTTTTACTTTTGTCACTGGCATATCGTAAATTTCTACTTTTTTCCCGTTATTTGATATGACAGACAGCGCCCCAGTAAGACCCACATCTATCCCAATAAAAGATTTGTAGCCCACAGAGTGTAGGGTACATCATGGCATAAAAAACACAACCTATTTCGGGATGGCTCCCGAAAGATAGTTCCACTCTGTGATCTCCAGCCCCCTTTTTCTCCTCCATCTCCGGTATTTTTTCTTCCTTGCAACCAATTCCCTAGAAACTGGTTTCGATTGTTTGTGGGTTACCCTATCCATCGCTCGTCTTCTGGCTCGATTGATAACTGGTTTTTCGCCAATGTTTTTTTGTTTATCCATTGAAAGAATACTAGCGTACTTTGATGCAAAGTCAAATGTTTTTCTTTAGCTGTCCAGTGATAACTCTATTTGCCTCTTTATTACCTTATTCTCTTTAATCATTCTGCCTATATAATCTTGCGCTGATTTAGGAAATAGTGGATGGTAATAATTATGTTGGAATTCACTGTGCGGAAGTGTTATATCCGCAATGGCTATTTTTATATGGTCATCTTCAAAATATGAAGGATCAAATTCTGTGATATTGTTCATCGTCCTCCTCTTCTCTTTGACATGTGTTTTTTTTACAATCCCTATCTTGAATACTATAAAATCGGTGTCGCTTGCGTCCCAACAAATTCTTCCAAAATACTTACTGTGTTTCAGTGGGACCGAGCTAACTGGATGATATAGTGCACTATCCATACCCTTCAAATTCTACACAAATTTTCAAATTAATAAAATATTTACGATTGACTCGATGGTACAAAAATTGTGTACATAAAAATCAGCCTCCAAATGGGTTCCCAGCTTGCGGTTGAACCTGTTGCTGTGGCTGCTGAACATTCCACGGAGGGGAAACAGCCTGTTGCTGTTGCTGGGGGGCTGGTTGACCGTGCTGCTGTGGTACTGGGGCTGGTTGTGCCTGCTGTTGAGGTGCATACGCAGCTGGTTGTGTATGCGGCGTATAGGATGGTTGCTGAGGCTGCTGGTCTCTAGGTTTCGACAAAAGGATTGTGTACTTAGGAACCTTTTCATTTTCTGCAGATTTCTCATTATAGAATGCGACAAGGGGAAGAGGCTGACCAGAACCGAGACACCGATCAATTTCTGCCTTCGCCATAGGGCTATGAGATACATCGAGGCTAATAGAAAGGAATGTGCTGCCCTTGGAGCTAATTTTTTCCCAGATAGCACCGACCTGTTTTTCTGGCTTCTGATATGCTGACATGTTAATTGGGGGAATTTGGAGATAAAAGTGATTCTAATTCCTCTTCTAATCCTTGCGCCTCTGGATGTTCCTCCTTTAATTGTTCTACAATAAATTTTCTTACATTCTCCTCCCTGAATCCCAGTTTCTTAAACAGAAACATCAACATGTGGATAATTACTTCTGATGATTCTGACTGATTCCTCTCCGACTTCCTGAATGCCATGACCGTTTTTGCCTTTTTTCCTGAAAACATACCACGAAGAAAAACTATTGCGGATAGATCAGTGAAGCCATCTTCCATAAATACACCATCTACCTTATTGAGAACGTCATTCATAGACGAATCTAGTTCTTGCTCTGTCCGATTTTCTGTCTCATTATTTGACTCGTCTGAGGACATTCTTGAAGAGGGAAACTTGATAATCAATATTTTCTGGACATGGCTCTGAATCAATACTATCACTGATGGCCTTCCATGTCACATTACTCGCTGTGTCATCAACCCAATGGAATCCGCCAATGTTCTTAAACAATTTATGTGGAATAAGAATTTCTTTTTTGACATGCGACGCTCTCCTCATGTTCACCTCCTCGGTGAAATAAATCTTCCACTTCTCATAAAACGACAGAGTTCTCTGCTCTTTATCAAAGATGACAAAGACCATATCATCTCCCATCGTCTCAATGTCTGTTATGTCATATACGACACAGTGATCCTCCCTAGAGTTTTTATCTAGTGAAAATATATTATCAATAGTAGTAAAGTACATTTTACCATCTGCACCATCCCGCAGTATCTTCGTTCTGCCGTTCTTGGATTTGAAATAATTTTCTCGCATAGTTAATTGAGGGAATTTCGTTCCTGCTCGTCAATGATAGCGTAGACAACTGTGTTGGGCAACTCTCTTACGATTTTTGTAACAAAATCATCTGCATTCAGTGAAATGGTCAATGTTTTTGATGTATCAGAATTTCGTAGGTTGATGCGAACAGATTTATCTTGCTCCAAAAATGAGAATTTCACAGAATCAAACTCCTGCTTCTCTTGTGACTCGATCATTTCCTTTCTTATCTCCTTTGTCTTTTCTGTAATAGATTCAAAATCTTCCATTAGTCCGACAATCTGAATATCCCTAGTGGCTATATCACAACTGAAGCCATCTAATGTTTTAACTTTTATACTGTATGGCGGTAAATCTCCATTAATGCAAACTGATCCGTCTGGATAGAAACAGTTCAAATTTGATTCTAACGCCATGAACCTGAAAGCCCCCAAATCGGTTCTTATATAGTATTCCTTGCCTTCTTCAAAATTGAAAACACTAAAATACATCTCCCTTTTTGATAACAAGGTAAATATTTGGCGATACTTCCACCCCACATTCTTCTGGCTCTGGGAGAACCCTATCGTTCTTTAACTCCATGACGTAGGAGTTGAGAGCCTTTTTATCGAATACCTCTTTTTTCTGTACGATGCTATCGTACATATTATTATCCCTGAGCCATTTCTTGACTATCTCTTCGTCATTTATATTCACACCTTCTCTTTCTGCTGTGTGAATTTTATACTCACCAGATTGCACATTCTTCTCATCCTCATCTTTCATCCGTTGTAAAAGCATCTCCTTAGCCGAATATATTTTTCCTTCCAGTTCTTCCTCATCTCTTTTCATTGATTGATATTCCTTATATTCCTTTGTTTTTTCAAATTTTTCAACGGCATCAATCGTCGATTGCTTTGCGCCTTCTAATTTTGAAGATGCCTCTGCAATCTCATCTGCCAACGATTGAATTGTTTTATGCACAAAAGAATACTAGCGTGTTTTCTTCAACGGCGCAACCCCTTTTTTCTCCGATATGCCACTTGCATCGGTGTTAGTCCTTGATTTTTAGACATAAATCTTTTCTTTTCATATATGTATTTATCTCTCATATATGTCTTGTATGCCTTTGGCTGATTTTTTTTCGCCGTACTGGCCTTGAAGTGCTTTTCTGAATAGTCGATCTCAGGAAGTCCAGCCTCCATCCTTCTCCTCAGCGCTGTTTCAATACACAAATTCTCAAGTTCTTTTGATTCTTTGACTTCCGATAGAGCTGGCTTGTGTAACAGGTCGTGGCACCAGCCACATAAATTAAACAAATTCCATTCCTCGTCCCTATCCCTACCCCTATATCTACTCTTAAATATACAGTGGTGCAGATGTAGTTTATTCTGAACCCACAATCCCAATTCCTCATTCCAGTGTCTTTTTTTCCTGAATTTACATTTAGGATTTTGACACTGATAATTATCTCTTACGAGACATTGACGCCTTACCTCGTCTCTGATGCCGTTTAGTGCCATGCCTAAATCCTAGCAAACGAGTATACATGAGTCCAGAACATCATCCTTCGCGTCCGATACGGCATCCACACCACCTCCTACAATTCCATCAACAACATCGACTAGTCCACTTTCGACGTTGACCACATTCTCATCATCTGCCCCGCTGCTAGAATCTTCTCCTTTGGTGCTTGGTATAACCTTCTCAATTGTCCTTTCGATAATTGATGGGAAAATGGAACTTTCTTGCTCCTGCTCTTTCGCTTCAACTGATGGAACGAATCTCCCGCCCTCTCTCTCACTGGTTATTCTTCCTTCCATTACACCGTCTCCACCATTTCTGAACATAGAAGTGATCAGTATCGCTAGCACTGGGAGCATGAAGGCGAATGTTGCCATTGATACGAGCCTAGACTTATCATCAAGGTCCATCATTGACTATACATTATAGAACAAAATTATTAATTTTCAATTGGCGATTTGGATTTTATCTTGCCACTAATTCATTTCAAGAACCAATTCGACGATGGAGCTGAAATCGACCTCTCTATCACTTCTTCGGATAAGAACCTAAGTCTCAGATACCCACCAGGATATTTTCTTAGGTTGTCCAGTGCCTGAGTAGATTGTCCAGCCCAAATGTCGATTCTCCTGTTTTGTATTGCAGAACCGTGATCACGGCAGCTTAAAACCCCAATACCCTCTACCTCAACCTTTGTCCCAAATGGAATCTCAGGTGGGCAAGCAGCAACCTTAAACGCATCTTCTGGCTTTAGAATATAACTACTTGCTGTGCTTAAACAATTACCCCAACAGTTCACCACAAAGTCCTCCTCATACTCTAAGTCCCTTCTCAGGCTATCCCTGATTGCTGGTCGATCATGAAACCACTGATCTGCCTCCTCCAGTGAATCGCCTATAATTTCATCGTTGAACATGATCTGCGATCCACTATTGGTTATGTAATCCCATTTTTTTGCCGTCGCTATAAAAACTGAATCTTTTACCGATCTAAAATACCGTTCCTGACCTCGAACTGGCGTATAATATCTAGTGACATCCCAAATCTCCCATGTGTGAGTTGTTCTCCACATATCATCGAGGGCTGTCATTATATTATCCCCTGGGCAGGCTGTGGGGCTAGCCCACCGATGGGGAATTATTTCATCAAAATTATAGATAGAATCTAGGTTCTTTATCAGGTCTCTTGCTGCCTGCAATTGTTCTGGCGTCGGTTGTTCTACTTGGAAATTCCCAGAAAAGACGATGGCGATGGCATGATTATTAACCTCTGAGTTTCTTGTGGTCCCAGTCCTTTCATACGTTGCCCTGTTTGGTATCACCTCTCCTGATGTTTCTACTAGAAAGTGATATGCAATGTGAATACCATACACGCTCTCTTCATACCCCCTGTTCTTGTGAGAACTATTGATCTTACTGTGTTGGTTGTCTCCATCTTCGGCAGTATGATGGACGACCAAGATCATGGGGCTATCTACCTGGCCCCTAATTTTAAAGGGTCGTAGACATTGGGACAGACTGTATCTGGGTATCCCTCTCTATAATGATCATGGAACCATATTGTGCTGTTATCTTTCTCAATACACTCCTCCTTGTCTCCGTTGAGGCACTTGCTCCACCTTTCTGCAATGGTCTTACAAGATTTTTGCATAGATTTTTGCTTTGCGACAGCAGCCCGATACGCAACCCTTTCATCCGAATTATATGCAGACACGGCAGAATAAATGCCCAGACCAAATACGACAAGGGAAACAAAAATAACGCCAGTGATGAATTTGTTTTTGTTCATAATTACATTGATAAAAGAATAAAAAGACAAACGACGGAAAAAATAAAAATAGTTCTCATTTTATTATTTGGTCTTGGAATTTTGATTCGAGATATTTGTCTATCCACTTTGCGTCGAACACAATAGGCTTATTGTTAATGGTCTCCTCTGAATCCTCGTCTGTAATGGCATCCACCATTTTTGATAAAACATTTTCAGAGCTTACTCGAACATCTAAATTATATTTATCTAGGAAATTATCAATCACACATTTTACAAGGTCTTTCTGTAAAATAAGCAACGCCTCGTCATACATATCAAGGTGCTTTCTAAATGGGTTTTTCCAATATTCCATTTCGTCTAATTTCATCTTTGAGGCATAGATTATCATTGATTTTCTTATGTTCTGCTTATTCAGCATCTTTGACTGCCAGAGGGCGTTTATTTCATCCGATGGTTCAATATCTTCAAACTTCATGCGATCAGTGTAGCAGAACACCAAAGAAAAGTCAATGACATTTCTAGCTATTTATGGCATCTTTCATTGTCTTACCTGCCTTGAAATGCGCTCTACTCTTGGGAGGAATCTTTATTTTCTCAGTAGGATTTCGGGGGTTGATGCCGATTCTTGATCCACGGTGCTTAACGCTAAAACATCCAAATCCATTGATTTTTACTTTCTTCCCCTCCCTCATATTCTTATATACAAAATTTACAAAAGCATCTAAAGCGTCTGACGCTGCATTTTTGGGGAGACCTGCTCCTTCTGCAATGGCATCAATGATGTCTTTTCTGACCATAATTTAATTGGGAATTTAATTAAAAGGGTTTTTGGGGTCTTTATTGCCCCTAGAATTCTTAGCGGATCGTTCCCAGACTCTCACAAGCGTTTCCTTTGTCTCCTTCCTCTTTAGCCATTTTACAAGATTATGTCTCCTAATAACATAATAATTCTTTGAGGCATGTCCAGTTTTAGCCGTATAATTATGTTCTAATGGCGTATTAAACCCCTGATATATCCATGCGGGAGAAACCCCTAAAATACCAACGAGATCTTTGGGCTTTAGTATTTCTGGACCATTTTCTACATCCTTGATTATTGAATCTATAGTTTTCATATAGCAGAAATATACATGACTTTTAACTATATTCAAGTGTAAAATTTTGTTTGCTCTTGCCACCCTATCCTCGGCTAGTAATACGATCTTTTTGTGCCCCTCGCCATTCTGCATACAGCTTCATGTGCCGATCCGATAGAATTTTCTGCTGCTGATATATCGTATCCATCATTCCCTTTAAAGTCCTTGAAACGTGATAAAAATACAACTCCTTCCTCGATTCATCCGCTGATGTGATAGTCGCAATGGATTTTTTGTCATCATTCGTGAGACCCTTCTGTATCCTCTCTGCTAAAGTCTTTGCCTTTTTACTGAGCGACCACGTTATCCCCGCTTCGTGCAATTTAATTGCGTATTTTAACTGTAGTGACCTACCCTCACACCACGCCTGTTTCTGTGAGAGGAAAAGATACATCTGTGATAGATTCCATGAATGAGAAATTATATCGTCCATTGTCATTCCCATAAGGTAATTCACATCCATATCTATCTTCTGTTTTAGCTGATTAAGAGACTCCTCCATATCCTTCGGAGGGACAAGATCGAAATCCATGACCTCTGATAAATCTTTTAATAGAGAAGAGAAATTTGATTTAGCCTCTTCTCCCATTTCTAGGGCATCAAACACTCGCTCAATGTGCTCGGAAATTTTGCCTATTGCTTTGGATTCTTCGCTCATTTTTTTAGGGAAAGGCATCCTTTATGCTCTGCATTACATTCTTCTCCTGACAGATCACAGTCCATTTTTATGCAAGCCTCCCACCATTTCCTATCTGCGTACTCTTCCCAGCAATCTTGGCAGAACTCATCCGCCCATTCTGCGATCTTGCCGCATTTGCATTTTGCTTCTGTCTCATCATTCATCTGTACGGGCAGAAGAAATTATTAGAACAACTGGGCAAATTATATTTCCCCTCCATCATATCCTTACATATCGACATGCCCCGCTTCGTATCTTCATAGAACCCAACAAGATCTTTCATTGTAAATTCTACTGGCTGGTTCGATACGGTCGCATCCTTATTACCATTCTTTTTAATCAATGAAATAACATCTATCATTGGAATTTCCCCAGTAACAGCCCATCCGAAATAACAATACCCCTTGAATTGATATGAATTCATACACTTGCTTTTTGTCCATTTTGTTGTGCCACTCTTAAAGTCCGCTATTCTCATCTTTTGCCCCTTTAATCCATCATTAGATAAAATTTTACTCAGGTCGATGATCCCATAAAGAGGAATATCTAAAAATTCATTCGGATTCTCTGGATGACGAATCCATGTTAGAAATTCTTTTTCTGGCGATCCATCTCTTAGTCCTAATGTATCTAATTTTTCTTTCAGAAGCCGAACATGGGTCTCTATTTGATCAATATACTCCAGACCAGCCCTCGCTGCTATCTCCGCTTCCTCTGGCAAATCTTCCCCCTTTATCGCAAGCTCTATTACATAATGAACAAGCTCCCCATATCCATAAATATGCTTCTTGTCCTTAAATGGATCTTCCTGTTCTTTCTTAATGTATTTTCTGTAAAAGCATGATGGACAGGATTTCAACATGTTGTGTCGAGTCGCGCTCCAGTAGAATGGTAGTTCTTCTGATTTCTTCTTCGCTGGAGTACCGTACCATGTTGGAATTTTCTCAGTCAATAGGTAACTATTCCCTAACATATAGTTTGGGGAACTCTACGTTTCACAGGGCGAGTAACTCTCACACAGTCCCGTAGGGCTGTGCTACCATCTCCTCCCTCCGCGTCTTGGTTGGCACCCAACCAGTGCTTCAGAACCATTTTGGCAGCGTTAATGTCTCTGTCGTGTTTTGTAGAACACTTTGGACATTCCCATTGCCTTATTGATAATGGAAGCGATTGACACACGAAATTACACTGTGAGCAGGTCTTCGAGCTTGGGAAGAAGCGACCAACTTTCTCTACTGAGTTGCCACGCCACTTCTGCTTATACTCCAACTGTCTGATGAATTCACTCCATGAGGCATCCCCTATGGATTCCGCAAGGCAATGATTCTTCATCATGTTGCTCACTGCCAAATCTTCACAGACGATGACAACGTGGTTCTTGTTTGCCAACTTCTTCGAGATATGGTGTAAGTGATTAGATCGTGTGTTTTTTATTTTCTTGTGAAGTCTAGCTACTTTTAATTTGGCTACAGTACGGCTCTTTGATCCTTTTTGTTTTCTTGAAAGACCCTGTTGAATCTTCTTCATTTCTTTTTTTAGACTCTTCTTTGGATGGATGTTCTCGTACTTCTTTCCATCACTGGTAATAGCAAGGTGGGTGAGTCCAAGGTCAAGACCTATGGGGTCTTTCTTTTTTCCTCTTGGTTCTTTCATTTCTTCCTCTGAAACAATCGTAGCCCACCAGTCCCCACAGGCATCTACCTTGATTGTAACGGAGTAATTCTTATTGTCCTTCGGAGGGGGGTTCCCCTTAAAATAAATGGAAAGACCACGTTCTATATGTAATTTCTTTCCATTGATTCTCCATCTATCGGGTTTTCTGAAGGATTGGTTTGGATTGTACTTGGATTTGAATTTAGGATAATTTGCCCTCTTCTCAAAGAAGTTTTTGTATGCTGCATCTAAATCTCGGAGAGATTGCTGAAGGGGGTGTGTCTGCGCTTCTCCAATCCATTTATACTCATCCTGCTGCTTTAGTTTTGTTAGTGCCATAGCAGTTTCATGGTAGTACATTTTTTCTCCTCTCTCTAAATAGGCTGTTTTTCGTTCATTAAGAAAGTAGTTCCAAACAAATCTACACGCTCCGAAGGTTTTCCTTAGCTTCTCCTCTTGATACTTTCGAGGATAGAGCTTGAGCCTATAGGTCTTTTTTACTTCCATGATTGAATGGTACACGGATGATATGGTTGTGTCAATAGTTACTATACTATAGGGAATAGTCACGAGTTAATATCTCCATCTAAGATTGGGGGGACGATTCGTTCGCCTTCGCTAATACCTCCTGATAAACAGAGCTAAGATGTTTCTTTGCCCCTGCGCTCAGGGTGGAAATTTCCTTTTTCATTTCCTTCGCAATTTTATTCAGGGCATCGTTTGGATTCTCTTCATTTAAACATGCCCTTATTTTAGCCTCCATAGACTGAACCGCCATTCTCGCCCCCGAATCTGGGCTTTCTTCGGTCTCTGCATCTGACAACATAACATCTTCAATAGTCGAAAATCCTCCCGCAATGTCCAATCCTATTCCGGCGGCCGCTATTGCCCTTGACCTTGCCGCTGTCTCTGCCTTTTCGATATATGTCGTTGAATAATTTGCATCCCCACTTCTTTTTGCTGTGCCTGTGCCCTCCTTTAAGATGATAGGATTTTGCTCGCATGGAAGAAATACTTCTAGGGTGAATCTAACACTGGCTATTGTGGTGAATGGCACGTTGGCAGATATAAACTCTGTTTTTGTAAAGTTAATAAGCGCCCTGCACCCCATTTCCTTCTCGATTGCGTTAGCAACCATCTGCGCCATAAAAGCCCTCCCAGATGCTTTGAGATATGTGTTTCTTGAGTGCTCAATGTATTCTCCCTTTTTATCCCCATCAATATATCCTACATAGTCTAGCAAATAATGATAATATATAGGATTCTGAGCCGATGCAGCCCTCTGGCTAGGGCTGGCGAGTCCATTCATTTGACAGTAAACATCAAAAGCCTTCTCACATTCTGGGTAACTTTCTGCTGGGGGCTTGAACTGTTCGACCTGCTGATAAACTTTAATTTTTCCTTTGTATGACATAAATAAAAATGGTAGTTAATATGTATGAAATCTACTCTAGTTTTTCCCAGTGGTCAAGGATTTTTTTTCTTCCTAGCTGCCAGACCACTTTCCAGAGATTTCACAAACATGTCATCATCAAACATCCATTCAAATCTTCCTGTATAAATACAAAGAGGAAGGGAAAAAAGCGGGGTGACCTCTACGAGAAATGAATACCTCTTAACATAAGATTTTGGGCTTACAGTCGTTATCACTCCCTTTTTATCAGATACCTTTATATGAGGATATTCGACTTTTCCCTCAGTCTCTTTATCATAAAAAAACTTATACAAATAATATTCAATAATCATTATTGAAATAAATATTGAATATATAATAATTATTTTTTCTGTATAGCCCCAAAATAAAAATGCAGATATGGATATAATTGGCAATAGGATTGACACAAACCACTTTATAACCTGATCTGTATCCCCCATCGCCAACTCCCCATTTTCATTATTATAAAATTCTTCTGGTGCCTCTTTTAGTATTGGAACAATTTCATAGTCGGTACCGCCATGGTAAAATGTGGATGGGATATCACTGTCTTTGAGGTCCATATAAAAATTGGGGAAAAATCAGCAAACAAATCCCATCAATTTTACCTTATGTTCTATTTCTTTTGCAACTGTCTCACCAACACCCTTAATGGATGTTAGCGTGGAATACCTAATTTCTATAAGAATATCTCCTATAGTTTCTATATCGTCATTAAGCATTGCCCTGTATGCCCTTGCGCTGAGCCGCAAAAATTCTATGGGACTGTCTTCTGTAATTTGGAACTTACTTTCTTTCTTGGGGGCCAGTGTTCTAGTTCTTACTGAGGAGACTTGCACAGTTAAAATGCTATCATAAAAACTACCATTTTGAAACAAAAACGCTTTGCTTTTTCTCTCAATTATCAGTGTTGTCTTCTTCCTCTCCCGATCCTATCTCCTCACCACCTTCATCTTGCTGCCCATCTTCTGCGACACCCGCATCATCAGAAGTGGGCGCAGATACGATAATATCCTCTTCTCCAAGACCATTAATTGGGTGAACAGAATTCGGGAGATAGATAAGGTGGACATCAGCATACGGTACATTCGATACCCTGGGCATATTCAACATCTCCCTACCCTCATTTATGGTTATCTCACCAACCCTAACCATATCTTTGACTATTTCACTATCCTCTTTCATATCAGTAAGATCTGGCGGATAGAACACAAACCGACCACTGAAACCAAAGTCTTGCCTAATCATCTTGGTAAATTTATATGCGATTAGCATCTGAAGAGGTCTGACCTGATCATGATAGAATGTCTCTCTTTGGTCCCTAGAATTGGAATTATGTACAAGAATACCATTGGCGATGAAATTGTGTGAATCTTCAACCTCAATATCGTATGTCATTTCTTTCCTTCCTGTTTTCTCAATAGAATCTACAGTCTGGGTTCTTAGCTTCCTGAAAAACTTTTTATCAGTATTGTCAAAAACAATAATAGAATCACCCTCCATAAGCTGATCAGCATTGCACCAAACGAAGTCCTCATCATACATTTCATCAACGAGTGCAAACGGATGGTTGGCCGTACAATTAATCTCTTTCCCGCCACATGTGATTTTATAAATTTCCTTTTCTCCATTTTCAAAAATATTTATTACCTTTCTCTCTTCCAGTTTTCCATCATCGAATGAGTATACCATATCTCCAACTTCTATTTCAGAAATAGGTTTGCGCCCTTCTACCATTGAAACGACTGTCTCCGCAGTCAGACACCTATTCGCATTTTCGACTAGATTGAGAAGAATCGGCGGGACTCCATACGCCATAAAAACCATCTCCCTTAGATATTTCATAAGATTCAAATACGCCCCTTCTGGCTGGTGTTGATTGAGGAATTTCACCTCAAAATCTGCGTTGTCCTCCCCCTGCAAGTTAATAATAGGAACCTTATTCCACCTCTTCTCTTCATGGATAACCTCTTCAATATATTCTTCAAGCTCCATGAGCTGCTCGTCACTAATTGACCCTCTCTTAACAACGAAAAGGAACTTCTGTAACCAACCATGTTCAAATTGGTCTATATTAAATTCCTCTGTATATTTTGCCATCAGAAGAACCCTCGATAAAGATATTGCCGGAGATTGCCCATAATATTTACTATCTGGATTAGAGAGCTTGAACCACATTATCTCTGTCATTTTTTTCTGACGAGATCCCTTTGGCGGCTTCCGTGCGAACCCTTCTGATTCAACGCGCATATCTCTCTCAGGTGTATATTTGTTGTACCAAACAATTTCATCTTTCATGTTTAATGTTTCATCAATCTCAACGAATCTCTGCCCAGTCCTGAATGCACCATATTTTTTGTCATCAGACCTTCCTCTGGCAACACGCATTTTTCCTATCGGTGCTCTATAAAATCCAGATGGTTTACCGTCAACACTCCCTGCGAATCTTGTTATCTCCATGGCGGCAGAACCCGTATTAAGGAGATCCGTAACCAAATCTTCCATCTCTACAGCAAATGGAGAATCTGGGTTCCCATTTTCAAAAAATTCAGTGACATCACTCGGCACTGCCTGCGCAGTATTATCAGGAACAACCCCATACCCGTTTTTTGTGACTGACCCAGCTGTGACATCTATACATCTCTGCAATGTTGCGTTTTCAGAATATAGATTGATTAAAGAGTCAAATGGGAATGTAGGATGTAAAACGCCTATATCTTTCAAGATTCCCTCTTCTTTTTCATCATCTACCTGTTGGCTTTGAACATGGCTTTTCCCCAATAAAACAACAGATGACTCCTTTTTTGAAGTATCTCCTGCCAATGTCTTCTTAGTCTTCTTTGCCACTTACACCACATCATACTTATTATTTACACAAACGCAAGGGTTTCCGCATGTCTAATGCCTAAAAATCTGGGTACAATGCCAAACAGCCCTGAATATCAGACTTATACCTCGATTCAACCACATTGTCGTAAAACATGAATTTACCAACAATTTTCGATTGCATACAGGTAACGAACCCCTCGTATTCATCGTGCCCTTCGACTGATCCTGAAGAAGTATAATATACCAATGGATCATCGGAAACCGTGATATTAGCCCAATACTGATCAAGGCACCTTTTTGCATCTAATCGAAGATTGAGAACTGGCACATCCACCGAAAGCTCGTCCTCTATACAATCATAATATTCTTCGTGGATATTCCTTGTTTTCTCATCGTTTTCAATATACTTGGTTACTTCTTGTTTGCTATTGATGGCCAGATGGTTAGCAGGCACGATAGCCGCTTCCCTATAATCCAAGACCAACCATATAGCCAACATAAAAACTGCAATAGTGGCACCGACGATTTTTAGAAAATTTTGAGACATTCGATATTGGGAAGGAGAACACCATAAGAGGGAAAAATTCCCCCTCATGCTAACCTCTTTAGCGGCAAAGATGATGCTGCCCCCTACGAACCTCTGCTCCCCATCGTGCCTCATGCGTTTCAGACACTGCATGGTTTGCAATGAACGTAGTATATAGCTGCCCATCATGGCGAACTCCATCGCAGAAGTTGGCACCAACTGACAGATACAAGGCGATAAGTGCAAAACCCATATAAAATTGGAGAAAAATATAAGAGTTTTCAGTGTAGCAGAAACAAACTTGGAAGTCAAGACCTGTTTCCCCTTTTCTTCTTTTTCCTGTATTCCGCCGGAGCAAATGGGTCAGCACCAAATTTATATCCAGAATCCTCAAGTTCCTTTGCATATTCGTGACAATACATCCCTGGCACTTTGCTGTTCTTTCTTTTCTTCGCCATATACTAATCGTAGCCTATATTGCCCTCTTGTGGAAGGGAAATCGCCTCTCGCAACAATTCTCTCACATCTCTTCCCTCTTTATGGAATCTGGGTCTCGAAAGTTGTATCGCAAACCCCCTTAGGTGTGGGTGATAAGAAAGAGAAAAATGCGTATTGTGCTTTTGCCTAAGAGCCTCCAACAATGTTACCCCGTCATTCAGGCTAACCTGATTTGGTTTCCTCATAGACACGCTCTGCACACTCGCTAATATTTTTCCCCTCGCAGCATTTTTTGATGTAGCCCTGCACGCCTTGCAAACCCCCTCTTTTCCGTCTGGCCTCCTCTTATCTGCCCTGAACATCTCTATTGGTTTTTGTGTTCCGCATTTGTTGCAAGATTTTTCCATTTTTGAGAATTGTGAAGTTAATTGGTGACTGATTTTAGCTGAGGGAACGGTCGGTGTCAACCCCCTAGAACGGCAAATCGTCTGGTTTTTCCTCTTTCTTTTTTTGTTTCTTCGGTGCTTTCAGAAGGGAGATTTCCTTCTCTCTCGTTAGCTCCTGCTTCGTCCCTATCTTTTGATCGACATATTCATATTCAAAAGTATATGGGTTAAATTTCATCACTATCGTCTTTTCCCCGACTGGAGAACGTATCTTTGGCATCATAAAGTGTGTTTCATTGATGTCTGTCCCGAGATCATCGCTTCTATCTCTCCACATATTTATGACGACGTTCGCCGTTTGCACTATTGAACTCGAATCTTTGAATGAGTCTAGCGTAGGCTTCTCACCTCGCAATTTATGATAATGAGCAACCAATAATATGGCTACCTCTAGCTTATCAGCAAGTCCCTTTATTCTCTGCATAACCTCTTCTATTGCATCTGCCTTTGTTCTGTTCTGCACACCAATATTGAAGAAGTGAAGGTGATCTATCCCAAATAATTTGTATCCCCTTTCCGCAGATTTTATTATTAGATCTTCCAATGTATCGACATCCATTTTTTTGGGTGCATCTTCGTGCCCTCTGTCATAAAATATAAGATTCCCACTATCCTTGGTCATCCGCTCTGCCTCTTCCCTTTCTTCTGCGTAAGAAGAACTAACTATATTATTGTTTCTAAATTCCTTCCATGGATAATTTTTGTGACCAGCCCTCTTTCTAATTTTCCCGATTGAAAACCACAACTGCTTTAGTGTGTAGTCCAAGAGAGTATCCTCTAGGGAGAAAAGAACTACTTTATGCCGTAGAGAATTATGCCTTAAAATGCTTGTAATAAAAGAACTTTTCCCGAGTCCTGACTCTCCGCCCACTAAAACAACCTCGCTGGGATATATTCCTCCCAAGTGATCATCTAGCGGTGCGTACCCATAAGAGAATATACTATTCGGATCAAGTTCGTCAATGTATTTTGCTGATTTGTCCACCATTGTATCCAGCGTCACAAATGGGAATGAGTTCTTTTTCTTCTCTTCATATTCTCTTTTCGACGCTTCTCTGACTTGCTGATAATTTTTTCTGAACCATGCAAAGGTGTCTTTTGAATCAAGTTTTAACCATGTTTTCACAAATGAGAACGGCGAATACCCCTCCGAATCTGGCGGGAGATGGTCTGTCCCTCCATGAACGAGAAAATTCCCCTTATCCGCGACAAAACATGCCTTGGGCTTCGTATCTCCTCCACTGTAAAAATGATTTTTCTCTAGTCTCCAGCCAGTAAGACTGGCAACGATCCCCCCGATTGGGATTGAGTTTATCACAGATAGCGTGTTGTCTGGATCTGACGGCTCTATTGAATTTTCAGGCTCCTCATCGGAAAAAATGGCTAGTGCTTTCCCCACATCCTGAATTTCATGTATTTTGAATGTTCTATCTTGATAGTAGAGAATTTCTACTAGTGTGTGTTGACCGTTTTTATTGTTGTACGTTCCTGGGAATCTCGAAAGTCTTGCTGCATTTTTGCACGCTGGGTCTATCTCTATTCCAACAGTTCTCACCGCCTCTTCTATAAAATGCTCCACCCCTAACCTCCACCATAATTTATCTTCTACCTCAACTGTATCTCCTATAAAATGTATATGGATGCCATTAGCTGTAAAAACAAGATATCTCCAATTTCGTAATTCTGTGTGGGAATCTAGTTTGTCAACAATATACCCAGCCGCACTGTTTTTTATCTCCTCTTTGGATATCTCTTTACCATACTGTTTTTTGTGCCATTCCCTGATATCAAAATCTAAGAAAAAGCTATTCTTGTGAGTTATGTGATCATCCTTTGCTCTCCCCTTGGTTCCTATTTTTACACCCCCCAAAAAATATAAATCCTCATTCTCATGTTTTTTAATTATTTCTGTTGGGAATTTATCTTTTTCTAAAACTGAATATACTGTGTAGAGATTTCCAAATTGCAAATCGCAGCCGTCAATAATAAGATCGTTCTGAAACTTTAGGAGGTTGCTCATTGGGAATCAATTATGCTCTGCTATTGCCATATCCGCAAATGAACGTGGGTTGAAAATAAGAAAAAATGTTTTAACAAACAAAAAGAAAGGCCGCTTGGGAGCGGCCACACGTGATAGTCTAAATTTTCTAAAGAATCTTTATAATCTCGTCCATGGCATTTATAAAATCTCCAACTTTGTCTACTTTAATAATGTTTTTGTCTTTTAGGACTTTTAGAATTTCAAAAGCCTGTTTTCCTTTATCAATGGACTTTTCCTGAATATATACTGGATATGTTTCTTTTATGACATGCGGGTAATAATAATCTCTCCAATATCCCCAGCATGTCATCCCTGATTCCTGTGGAGAAATATAATCTGTCGTAACACTTACGCCCAAATTATCTCCAACTGGAGAATTCATCATTGACATTACCTGTGATTTATTAAGATTTTCCATAGTTTTTGCAATTGGAAGGCGGATAAAAAACGACTATCAAGTGCAATCTGAATATACTCTTCCGATTCTGACTGTCAACCCTCAACACCAAAGTGCTCTCATATATTCCCCAAGAAGTCGTAGCCCCTCTTCTCGCCTCCTAGCTCTTATTGAAAATTCGTCGGGACTCAGTTCTGAAAAATATTTGTCCTCATTTGCAGTAAAATCGACTGCGTCAATCATCTCGTCCACAATATCATGCCAATCTCCATCTTTGTATTCCTGTTCTCCCACATATTTTCTATTAAATTTTTGGAACTCCTTTAGCCTTGGTAGTAGCCAGACACAAAGCGTGTGGTCCAATGACCATAGATCTTCATCTGAGAAGCCTCTTGTTAATTTCTGCCATTTATATTTGATGTATCTAAGCGGTCTCATCTTTTTTATAGAATTCTTTCGTATCAATGTCTGTCATATATTTTACAATTTCTGATATTTTTTCTCCAGACACTATCATCTTTTGCATACTCGATACTATATCTTCTCCATCATCCATCATACGATGTATAGACATATTACTCAAAACATGGCTAAAAATATGAACTGCGTTCATCACATCCTCATCTGTATATCGAATATGTTTAGATTTGTCTCCCGCATCTAGCTCCAACATCGCTGATGCCATTTCATTTAATAGTTCTGATATTTTTGGACCTGTGCTGGGGTGTGGCTTGGTCATAGATTATTGTGGGAATCCCATTTCCTTTAAAATTTCCAAATATTCCTCTCTCGTCTCTTCTTTAATTCTTTCGTTTGCTATGATGGTATCTTCTCCCCTTTTAGTTGCCTCAAGGAACATATTCTTGACTTTCTCATCGAATTCTTCCATGCGCCGTGATGGTTCCACCTTGGTCATTCAGCGGTGGAGTTTCGGATAACCTCTTCGATTTCTTTTTGGAGTTTTTGATCACCAGAGACTTCCTCTCTCATCGCAACCTCACCTTTCCATTTTCTATCTGCGAATGAAATCATTGGACCTGATTTTTTAATCACTCCTGTCATTAGACCAGTGGTTATTATGTCTTGCACAAGATCAAAACCTAGACCATATCGGATAATCACCTTCGTCTTCCCGAATGGCTTTCCTACTTTATTCTTCTTTACATCAATCGTCGTCTCCCCAGTCTTCTCATCTATCTTTTTTGATGACGCGTGTAGAACGATGCTCGATGCGTAGGGTAGGGCTTTCCCACCTGGGCTTGTGATTGGATTTCCATACATAGCCATACTTGCCCTGAGCTGGTTGATGAAGATGCAGGTACATTTGTTTTTAGATGCCTTGGGTGAAATTTTCCTCAATGCCTGACCCATGAGTCTAGCCCTTGCCCCGAACTCTGCATCTCCTATCTCTTTTGTCAGTTCCACATTTGGAGTGAGCTGCGCTACAGAATCCAAAACAACGACCTTAAATTCCCCAGAAGAAACGAGGGCATCCATTATTTCTAATGCCCCCTCTGCTGAGTCTGGCTGGGAAAGAAAAATATTATCAATATCTAGTCCCAATGTCCTTGCATAATCTGGAGATAGGGCGTGTTCTATGTCAAGAAACGCCAACTTCTTATTGGGATACTTTTTTTGTGCCTGCGCCAAAATCGTTATCGCAAGACTGGTTTTCCCGCTGGCTTCCATTCCAAGAATACTCATTATTCTGCCCTCTGGGATTCCTCCTCCGATAATAAGGTCAAGGCTAGGAAGACCAGACGAAAATCTGTCTATATTCACAGCCTTCATTTTTCCATAAAGTTGTATTGTTCCTTCTCCATATTTTTTGTTCAGTGCCGAAATTACAGATGTCAAAGATTTTTGTTCCACAGATATATTTTACTTCTCCTATGATCCAGAATCAATTTTTTTCTCCTTATCCTTAAAATACCCCATTGACATCGTACCCATTATATTCCCTGTTCTTCCTATCTTATATACTTTACCATCATCGGTAGCCCCTTCGATCATCCCAGTCTTTTCTAAAAACCACACTGCCACTCTTTCCTGATCTTCCTTGCCCATAGTTGAATACTCAGAAAGCTCTTGACTCTTTATTGTCTCCCATGCCTCTATAAAAATTTTCATTGTGCTCTTTTCTTCATCTTTGGTTTCCTCAAGGGAGATTGCATGTTCAAAGTATTCACACAATTTATCTGGATGCAGATATGGAACTAGATCATAGGTTAGTATCGGATATTTCGTATCCTTTGAGAGCCTTGATGATAGGTCTTTTCCTTTACCCATTTTGCTGGGGAAGGGATTACTCTACTCCAACATCAACCTCGATTCCAACGCCAGATCCTGCGGAAGCCGACCCTGCGGCGTCTGCATCTACAGACGATCCAGATCCGACATCAACATCTACATCTGTTCCAATGTTCACATCCGCACCTCCACCAAGGGAGCAAGCAGCGAGAAGGACAGTGGACATGGCTACAATAAATTTCTTCATAATTTAACGGGGAAAATATCAGGTATAGTTTATAGCACCGACCAGAAAAGTCAATTAAAAGAAAAATCTAACAGCGACAACTACAACCCCCACTGTCAGGACGATAAAGATGAACTTTTTGTACTCTTCTGGTACGAATTCTTTTGTTGCCCAGAAAGCAGCTGCAAAACCGAGAATAGTAAGGATAACTTTTTCCATGAGATAATATGGGTTAGGATAGAAAGTCTAATATACACCACTTTAATAATAAATGCAACTGCCTACTGCTCCACGGCAAGCATCATGGACCTATTAGCCTCCTACCCCTACAATCGTAGCAATCTTTCTCGAAATCTGGACACGGATCAATAGAAAGACCCTCTTTGATGAACTCTTCGAGTTGTTTGTTCCGCTTCTCCATAAAATCTATCTCACCTCTTATAGCCATATTTTCGTCAAGAAGATTCCTAACTACATTCCTACACTCAAGGCATTCTCCATCTGCAAACGCATCACAGGGTCCATATTTCGGGTGATTTGGGTACGCCCTCTCGCCTAACTCTACGACAAGAGCCTGATTAGCAATATTAGCACACTGCACAGCTGTCAAAGACTGTGAAAGGTCTCCTATTTTTTTTAATGCACCCGTTGTTTTTCTTAAAAAAGCCAGCGCAGCTTTTAGCTCTTCATCATCTTCTAAATTCTCCTCAATGTTAAATTCTCTTCTCAATTCCTGAATCAGCATTCTTCTCTTTCGTGAATCCGCCTTATACACTTCTTTTTCTCTGTAGAGACGATCTCCCTCTTCCTTCTCTTCATCAATCTTTTTTTCTAGTGATCTGATGTAAGAGAGAACCTGATCCTCTTGATTATAACTAAGATTGCACAGCCTTTTCGCCAAGAGCTTCTGTATATCTGCCGATGGTGATAGTTGGCTAGTCATGATTGAATAGCGTAAAAATGAAAGCCATAACACCAACGCCCCAACCAGCACCAACAGCGGAGATAATAAATATTGGATCAAAATAATTTGTGCCCAATCCCATGAACGTAGCTAGCGCTCCTATCGGGACAAACACAACGAGCGATCCACCCGCAATAAGTAGAAAAACGATAATCCCGTTTACGAGCGCTATGCCGATGGTGACGAGAAAGATTTTCATAAATTATGATTCAAGAGTAAGTAATTTATATTCCATTGCGGTAAGCCCGAAGCTCCAAGCCTGTGCCAAATCAGCATCGCCTTTTTCACAGATGTCTGGGGCGACCCCCTTGACATAACATCTACTTGTGGAAGGGCAAATATATTTCAAAAAGTAAGCAGTCTGAGAAAAGACATTATTTATTCTATATAGCTCATTCCCCCTTGTAGATTTATCCAACTTCTCCGCTTCCAGTTCCTTGAGCATGGTTTCTGGCTCCATGTATTTAATCGCAATCATTCTCTGCTCCATGTTTTCAAGAGACAATGCCTCTTTCGGGTCTATTGTTTTACTTACTATAGATTCCCATAAGTTCTTTTCAAAAGAAACACCATGAAGAAAATAAAATTCCTTTCCACCCTTCCATCGAATTGCTGGACTGGTATCGGAATGGAAACTATTTTCTTTGTCTATTTTCACAAGGGGGGTCGGGACGCAGTATAGTATATCTTCCCATTCCACCCTATATCCCATGCCATACTCCTTCGCTTGCATAAGAAGTTCACAGTATTCCAGATAAATCAGATCATCTTTAGTGGGAAGATTATCTGTAGGGTTCTTACAGTATTCATACTCGAACAAATACCAATCGAAATCGTAATCTAGTGCGCTACTTGCGCTCCTTGCGCTACTTGCGCTACTTGCGCTCCATGCGCTACTTGCGCTCCATGCGCTCCTTGCGCTACTTGCGCTACTTTCGCTCCATGCGCTCCTTGCGCTACTTGCGCTACTTGCGCTCCATGCGCTACTTGCGCTCCATGCGCTACTTGCGCTACTTGCGCTCCATGCGCTACTTGCGCTCCATGCGCTCCTTGCGCTCCCATTAAATTTCTTGTAAAAAATATCCTTGCACCATATTACCTTCTTCGGTCTCGGAAGATTGAATATATCATACGTCTTCATCAAGCATTCCTCTGCTCCCTCTTTATTCAGGTCGAAATCCTCCCTCTCTACGTTCCTACACATACGATCCAAGAGCGATGCTGTATCTGGATGGTAGTCCATAAAAATAGTGGGTAGCAAACTAACTAATCCTGTACCTGTCTGATGCTTTCTAGTGCGTAGTCAAATTCGTTCTCAAACACCCTCTCATACATTCCAGCTGGGACTTCTATTGTCTTGTGTTCCTCATGTTTCAGGGGGGCGGGGATGGTCAGAGACATATAAATTACTCCGTTGCTTTCCACCACCTTCACCTCTTTAGAATAAAGAACATGGCGATGCCCAGTCTTTTCACCAAGAGCAAGCACAAGCTCGCCACTATGTTTTACTTCCTTGCCATCAGGCATAGAGGATATAGGTCTCAGCAATAGGTCTCCGTGGCGAATGAAGTTACTCATGGTGTGATCTGGGGAAGCGATTATATGGAAAATACTAGCATAGTTTTCTATGGAAATCAAGAGGGTAAAGCTGAGAGCAGCTTGTTCTTCTTTAGTAATATCCACATGTCGGAGGCTGCGTTGGCTAGTAATTGGTCAGAGAATCCTGCTGGGTTTGGCAAGTAGCTTTCCTTTGGTCTTTCCGTCCAGAGCATCGTGTAATTTATGCTCATAGAGCCATTCTTGTTTTTCCAAATATTAAGACAGTGCTTTATCCCGTCTTTTTCGATTTGATAAGGCAGTCTCCCCAAAATTTCACACGATAACGGTGCTGCATATAATATATGTGTCTTTGGTGGTGTCAGGATAGGGCAGATATTTCCATTACTAGCCGACATAAGGAACGGTTCATATTTTCTGCTCGTTACTTTATCCGTATACTCTACCCAAAACATACAGGCATTTTGTGGGTATCCAGCCCTATAAAGATCTTTAGCCTTCTCAAGAGAGCAGACTAGGTTTTCCGATGGGAAGTACATGGTTTGAGGGTCTAGTCCTTTTTCTCCTGTGGCTAGTGAAGATTCATCCATTTTATTCAATGTGAATTTTAGATTATTTACCATGCGTGAGATATCAGGAATAGGCTCATATCTTCTGGACGTAATAAGTCCTTTATAGATGGTAGTATTACCTCTACCCTAGAATATTCTTCACCAAGACTATAGTGAGCAGTACTAAGTTCTATTACTTCTCCCGAATTATTGGGATCAACTTCTGCGATAACATGTCCTATAAGATAATATTTACCACTCCATTGATCTCGGATAGCCACGACGTTTTTACTTTGGTCTACCTCTTCGTGGTAAAAATCTACGAGTTTTTCAAGTTTTTCTTTCATATCAGTAGAAATATCTTCTCTGAGTATTTTCCAACCAGCCATAAGATAGATTTTATATGATATGCTCATGCCAAAATACTAGCAGAGTTTTCTATGGAAATCAAGAGCAAACACAAAAATGTGTTATTCATGTATAGTGTATGTATGTCTGATACACACACTTCATTGCCTCCTACGACTACTGCCCAGGAGGATGTTACCAAGGCAGGGCAGCGTAGAATCAGTCTTATCTGGGAGGCAACACAATCTATTGTAGCCGTAATGATTACAGCAGCAACAATCTATTCGTCAATTAATAAGATCGAAACTCAAGTATTGAGTAATGCGTTCTTTCTTATTGTGTCAATGTACTTTGTTAGAACAAATCACCAGAAAATTGGCGGTGTGTCAAGAGATACAAGTATCATTAGATAGATTGATAATCCGTTGATTTGCACTGGAAAAATGTGATAAAATCAACGCATGAAAATACCAAGATGGCAAACTCCAGAGCGCAAGGCATATATGAAAGCATGGTATTTGGACAATCCTCGTGATCGTCGAGCTTATAGCAAGGCTTACCATGAATCTCATAGGGAACATGAGCGAGCTTATCGTATGAAGAATAAGAAAAAACTATCAGCCCGAAAACGTGCCTATTATCAGGCTAACAGAGAGAGGATATTGGCATATTGTAAAAAATACGCTTCTGAAAACCGTGAACGAGTTTCAGCTTATCATCGTAGGCACTATGCAGCTAACAAAGAGAGAATAAAAAAGAACGTATCTTCTTATAGAAAAGCTAACCCTGAAAAGAAAATACACCTCGAAAATCGCCGCCGAACTCGAAAATTCAAAAATGGTGGGTCTCATACTTTAGAGCAACGACAGGCGAAATTCGAGCTTCTTGGAAATGAGTGTTTTTTCTGCAATGAGAAGGGGAATCTCAGCATTGATCACGACATTCCCCTAAGCCGTGGTGGTGGCGACGGAATCGACAACATACTCCCAGCCTGTCGCTCCTGTAACTCAAAGAAGAATAACAAAACAGCATCGGAATATATCGAATTCCTCTTCAGAGAAAACCAAAAAAGCTAAAACAGCTTTCCCTGATTTAACATCCTTTTCCCAGAATCATACCTCTTAGACTCTCCCTTGGGGTACGGTTGCACTTTATATCGAAGACTGTCTTTGATTTTTTGGGAACACCCAACGAAATAGATATATCGGTGTTTTCTCGGTCGGTCTTTCAGATAAAAATCATCCCCGTATTTTTCTCTCATATACTGCGCCCTGTTTTCCTGACCCCTTGATTTATCAGCTATTGTTGCCCCATGTAAATGCTCCATTCCTTTAATTTTCCAGTCGGTTCTTTTTTCGCTCAGTCCAGTATAAATGAAATTGCACGCCTGATAGATATAGCCGATATGCCCTTGTTCTGTATCAGCATAAGAAACTATAATAGAGGGCTTCGAGAGCATTCTTAATGATCTCCCAACGAGAAATGACGCGGAATTTTTCGGGGAATTTTCGTCCACAATTAGCCTATTGAGTTCCATTACATGTTTTGCGTACTCTTTTCCGCATACCCCTTTCAAAAGAGATGAAGAAGCTGGAGTTCCATAGCTCACAACTCCAGAAAGGAATCCGTCGATGTATAGACCAAATGCGTAAGAAATACTGGGTATCCTTTTTGCGTAATGTCTTTTGAGACACCATGTTTTCATCTGTTCGTTTGGTATTGGTAAAACTTCTTTGGACATACACTTATACTATCACAGTTTTACACAAAAATAAAGTGTTGATTTCGGGGGAATGGTGAGGTATAGTTATGGGGATGCAGACACATTCATTTTTTATCGGCAATTCCGCGCTGGGTCGGGACATTTCAATGTGTCTGCAAACCTTTGTGTGCCCGATCTGGCGCAGAGTTGCTGATTTTCTTTTAATCCAATGGAAAGAGAATCGTTAACCATTAATGGCACAGATACCATTTTAGTAAGCAATGGATACAATTGTGTCTGGAAAAGCAATATGCCAATTAGGTGTTCAATTTGCAAAAAGTTTTCTCCTATAATGACTCAATATAAGTTTCCAGACGAGGAGATCACAATATGTTTCCATAGGGATGCAAAATGTTTTAATGAGATAATCGAAAAGATGGATTTCGATGGTATTGATTATGTCCTATGCAGAGGCATTCATTGTCCAACAAACACCAAGGAAACCAGAAAAGTGGAAAGGGGATTAATGAGTTACAAGCTACGATGGGAAATTCTAAAAAGAGATAACTTCCTATGCGGTCTCTGTGGAGGGAAGGACAGACTTGAGGTGGATCATATCATTCCAGTATCTAAAGGCGGTAAGACTGAAAAATCCAATCTCCGTACTCTTTGCTACCCATGTAATCATGGGAAATCAGATGAATAACGATGGTAATTACATCCCAGAAGGCTGCATCTTACTTGCCCGCAGGGTACAGAAGAGTGACATATGGAATAAGCCAGCAGATTGGCTGAAAATATGGGTCTATATCTTGCAAGAGGTTAATCATAGCGACGATAAGCCTTTTCCTCGTGGGTCAAATTTCTTTAACTTTCGTGATGAGGCTAGACATTGTGGCGTGAAGTACTGGACATGGGTCAACTGTATACAGTGGCTAAAATCGACAAGACAGATAACAACACGAAAAACAACACGCGGAGTGGTCGTTTCTATTGTAAACTATGAGCAATACCAGAATTTAGAAAACTACAAAAACAAGACAGAAAACAATACGAGCGACAAATCAGAAACAAGTCAGCAACAAGTTGGTACCAACACTATAAACAAGAATGAGAAGAATGGTAAGAATGTTAAGAATGACAATATATATATTCCAGAATTTGACGAATCTCTGGATTGTGGTGCAATAGGTAATGACCATGGTGAAACAGAGTCAACGCGCGGGCGCGAGGTTATGCCAGAAAAATCAAAAAAGTCAAACAAGGAAGAGGAATCTGAAATGCTGGATTTCATGTTCAGAGAGTTTGAGAGGATATCCGATAGAAGGGCTTGCAAAAGAAAAATAAAAAATAGGTCATCCAAGCTTCTAGCGGCCATAAAGGATTTTGGGGAAGAGGATTTAAGAAAATCTTGGCAACACATGTCCGAAGACGCGTTCCTCAGAGGTGAAAACAAGAATGGAAAGGACTACATGACAATCGACTATGCACTACGAACGGATAAAATAGAAGAACATCTGGAGCCACCAAAGAAATCTAATCAAAACCCCAATTTCGCTTTTATTAAATAAATTCCCCCAGTCCCCATGAGATTTCTCAGTTACATCAAATACTTCGATGGAAGTTTCCGAACCATTACGAACGAACAAGCCAGTGAGCTAAAAAAACACCAAATGAATAATGTGAAATATGTCGCACTACCAGACTCACAAATCACGGTTTCTAATATTTCTCGTATCGAGAGCACACGATTCTTACTGGCTGAAATGGATGAAAGTGTTTTTTCAAGGTTCGGTCGCAAATTAACAGATATCCAGTGCATGAAACTCGGATTATTGCCGCTTACCGAGGAATTTTTAGAAGAATGTCTTGCAGAAATTCGTGATTCCCTTGCCAAAAAAACCAATGATCTTGCAGTTTTAGAGGAAAAAATAGCCGCTCATGAAGAGTCTAAAATCCCAGAGAACGAACGCCTTGAACCGCTGGCAGCTAAGCTAAGGGATAAGCAAAAAGTCGAATCTGAAATTGCAGAATTGAAAAATATTCTTGCGATGTACGACGAAAATTTGAAAAAACCGCCAGTTTCAGACAAAAAAAAGACTCCAAAATCGTGAATCTCCGTTTCTCACCATAATTTTTCTCAAAAGTCCAAGCAACTCGCCGTATAATCCCCGAAAAAAATCAGATGGTACCAGATTACCTAAACGATATTCAAACTTCACCTACCCCCATCAGAATGGCGAGATTTGCCTTTTATTTTTTAGGGTGTTTCCCCCTCATTCACTTTCCGACCTCCCGACTTTTTCCACCTTGCAATTTGGAGGAGCACCAACAAGGTTCCATGTTTCACCATTTCGGCTTGCAGAGGCGTAATAGTGAGCACTTATGGGACTATTAAACTCAAAATGGATTCTCGTCTCGAACCCGCGCTTCGCCAATCCCTCTGCAAAAATCTTGGCAGAACCCCCACATCTCACCTTGTTTTCGTGCGCTGAAAAGTCCCCCACAACAAAATCCCAACCTCCGACATCTTCCGAATCTTTGTATTCGTGGGAATTTAATATTTCCAAGCACCGAGAAATTTCCTCTTCTGGAGAAAGGAGTGTTTCTGAAAACGCTGATTTATATTTTTCGCAATTTCTTTGGATATTCGCCACTTGGATTAGATGGGAACCAACGATTCCCGATGACAGCAGAGCCAAGGGGTAAAGAGCCTTCTTGTAATCCACTGATTTAATTGTACCATAAATATACCATAGAAAAAAACCACACTTTCCCTATTGACAGAAATAAAAACATAAGCTAACCTTCGATGCTGTAATTTTTTCCAATCTTTATTATGAAAAGAGCAAAATACCCAAGCGTGCCAGCACCCGTCAGACAGCGCATCAAAGAACTGTCTGAAAAAGAAGGGGTACACAAGAGAGTCGTCGCAGATGCCCTCGGTGTCTCGCCACCCACTCTCTACAAAATCATCGGCGGTAAAAATTTCCGTGTCAGCCAGAAGACACTTAGGCTCATCAATAAATTCGATGAGTCAAAGATCACCGACAAATCTTCTCCGAAGAAAATCACGATCAAGAGGGAAGACATTATTGCGTCGAGGGGTGATACGAAGATGATCATTGACTCGGTGACATCTATTCTCGAATCATCGGACATCGACAGTGATGAAAAGGTGTTTGCGTGTCTGAAAATTCTGGGCTAAGATTGTATTTCTGGGGTCTTAGGTTGTCTGGAAGCCCGAGGGGTCGGGGAAAATAGGGGACAAGAGTAATCTTGCTCTCCTTTTTTCTAAGGTGTAAAATACATACATGGCTCGGAAGATACATTCTAATGTACATCATTTGGCAGCCACATCCAGGGGCGGCACAAACCACCCAGACAACAAAAAAAGAATGGAAGTCAAAGACCACAACGCGCTCCACAGAATTTTTGGCAACCAGCTTCCTCATGAACAAATTCTTTCCATCCTACAATTTAACAAGGGAATTTTCAGGGAGGATTTTCTGAGATGCATCGCATCTCATATTCTTTCACATAGGCACGAAGAAATGTATCAGCCGCAAGCCATAGCAAAAGATAGGCTGGAAAGTATGACGACTGTGATCTCAGACGATCTCTTAAAACTTGTACAAAATGGAGAAAATCCCCATCCTGAAAAATGATGAACACAGTACTGATCACCATTATGCTATCCAGTTTTGTATGTTCTGTCCTAATAGGTTCGTACATCATCTTCTCCGAAATCAGCCTGAGAAAATCTCTTATCACAATTTTTTTGGGGTTAGCTATTGCCTTTTTTGTTTTGGTACGCTAGGATATCACCAGTTCTTTGAAAATGAGTCTTCTGTCTTGGCATGGCTGAACAAGTCTTTGTGCGAAGGACTAAGGCACAATGAATCGTCCGAAGGGGCGTGAAGTTGGTTCCCGAAAGATATTACCTATCTTTCATTTCGCTCTAGGGATGCAGGTAATATCTCGAATTGATCTCCGAGATGAAAGACTCCTGCTGCCAAGACAGAGGACTTAGAGAACAATGGCAATTGGAATTGTTAAGAGAAAGTGGTATTATGTGTCCTGTGTACGAACATGACAATGCGAGGCTCGTAGAGACCTACAGGGAACAGCTTCAAAAAAACAGCGGGGACGAACCCAGAATGGAAAAATTAATGGAGGATATCGAGGAATCTCACTACATGGATGGATACATAACAAGTATCCAATTTGAGAGCCTATTTTCTCTCTACCAAGAATTAACAGGGGACTATTCTGTTTTGCGCCCCTAACAACATATCTATGGATTGTCTATTGTAATATATGGCAATTTCTGCTAGAATTGTTTACGATTTTTCCACTATATTATGCCAGCTATATTCATTATCGGCTCCATCGCGTTCTCCGTGTCGCTCTTCACCCTAGCGGTGCTGTTCGCCTGTCCACAAATCGTAGACCTGATCATCTACAGGTTACAGGATGCGAGAGAGTATCTAAAAGAAGAGAGGTCGAATGAGACCCCTGTTCATAAACTGGCAAAGCTGATCTGCTTGGCGCATCTGGATTGGAAATTCTGGACAATCTATCTAGCCCTTGGTATCACCATGGGCTTTCTCATTGGAAGACTATGAAAAAATACGAAGATGTAAAAATCGACGGCGGTGATCAGATCAGCCTCGTTAAATTATCAGGACACAAAATCAGAGATATTAGGGGATACATTATTGAAGATGAATATGAAGAAAAGATATTTATTTTATCAGAGATAATTTCTGAAAATGGAACGATTGTTGATGTCCAATCAGAAAATGAATGTGCATATTTAGATGATTATAAGGAGGGGGTTCTCACACATGCGCTCCTTGAAAGTGTCTATAATTCCGATCCCAATAACCTAGTATAAAATACATGCCATGTCCCCTTTGCCATAGGCGCGGAGACACTAGGCTAGTAACACTATCGAAGGTTATGGCTAAATTGAAAAATATTGGCATTGAAGAAGAACCGAAGACTTCTTGTTGATGCCATTCTTGAGTTGGATTTCTACCTCGACTCAAAGGGATACGCCCCCCAAATATAATTGAGAGCTAGGGAGCCTCTATTTCTATAGGGGGTAGTCTATATACAGATAAATGGGGGTATGGATTGTATTGTTAGGCAAGTACCTATAAATTTTTCGTAGGATTAGAGATGTATAAGTAAAAAATAATAACTCCACTTAAGCGGGGTTGACGGCGGTGAGAAAATAGGGGGTGGTATACTATGGCGAGGCGGCTAGTGATAGCCATAGAAAAAAGCCGCAACCTGTAAAGGTTGCGGCTTGCTATTCTCTCCACGTACTAGCGCATAGAAGATGAGGAGCTGCTGCTACCGGTAGCGGTCCCGTCCCGATGTCCACCCGCAGCAATCCCGTTCGGATTCGATATTATCCCCATTCCGAATGCAAGGGATACGCATAGGGCCCCTGTTAGGAAAGCGTGAAGGGAGGCCCGCCGCCGGATAGGTACTATGCGGCTTGTAACACTCGCGCGTACTCTCTTTTTCATGGCGCTTTTTTTGTCGCGTTGCGTCCTACCCATATATTTCACGTGTTCCGATCGCCACGTAGTACCGTTTTTTTTCGCCGATGGTGTATTGTTAATCCGTATTATAGTATTAAGATCGTGCATTGTGTGAAGGGGAAAAGAAAAAAAGAAATTCTATGAATGACGCAAGTCATGCCATGCATTCCTACGTTGCTCTATATATTCACGGAAACGTGAAGGAGAAAATTTGTCATTGTCCCGCTTAAAACTGTCGCAGAGGGAGGAAATAAGCTGATCGCTTGCTTGCCAGTCTGCCAGTGAAGAGGCGATCATATTATAGTATTTACGTGAAAGCATTAGAGGGAAAGGAAAGAAGTAAAAAAATTATCGTGCAAGTATCGCTAAGCCTTTTTCGTGTAGCTCTTTTATTTTTTTCTCTGTTAGGCGTTTGACTGTACCGTGTTCATGCCCTACGCCTGTAGGTACACTTTCGATCATGTTCCCGCGTTGCGTATAGGACCATTCACTAGTACGCACTCCGTTTCCAGCGTATGCGGTCCGATATATTTTTTTGTTCTCTTCATCCTGCGTTTCCGCCTTCCATCCCACTAGTGCGCTTTTTCTGTAGTACGTTTTCATCAAAAAGAGAGGAAAAGAAACAAAAAGCCCGTTGGCATGATAATGAACCTAAAAATTGCCGATGATATAACTCTCTTTACTTCCATATTTTCGACGTAAAGCGGTCGATTGCCTCCATGTCTCGCCGCTTGCCTAGTTCTACGGCTTCGTGCTCTGCCTGACGTAGCGCGGAGCGGTTGAGATTTTCCATGTCGGCGTTGGTTGTTGGTTGTTCTTTTTTGTGCATAGGGTGAAGGGGAAAATGTATAAAAGAGAAAACGGTGAATTATCGGTAAAAGTCTTCCATCAAGTCGTATATATATTTTGAAAGCCCACCGCTTTCGTCTATTTTATTTTGTATCATGCATTCTATAATTGTCCCGACCTGGTTATGATCGAGTTCTTCCGTGTCGTCAAGATTCCAGTCGTCAATATAACTTGAATAATGCGATGAAAAGCCGTCGCACGATGTGAAGTCTTCTTTTATTTTTTCACGTAGTTTTTCACGGTCAACCATCTTGACTAGTCTTTTCACTTCAGCCTCTTCAATATCCGCAAAAATCCTATCGGTTGCAAAATTGTATTCTCGCGGGCTATCGAGGCTTTCATACTTCAATTCTATTTCATTGTCTTCCGAGAATCTTTTTGCATACTCTTCGGCGTATTCTTTCATCATTCCTTTATAGTCTGCTCTATCTTCTCGCTCTTCCCAAATTGCATCAATCCTCTTTTCGTACTCCTCTTCCGTTTCTTTGTCTTTTTTAGGGTTATCATCTTTCAAGTTGTACGCATCAGACTCCGATAGGCATAGTGCCTCTTCCACCTTTTCCATAGACCACGACTCATAGAATCCATCGAATGGTATTGTGGTGCTTTGCATAGGATGAATGTTGTAAGCCGGAAGCCGTCCGGCGCGGCGGGGAAGTGTGCCCGTGTATAGAGCGTCAATAGTCGCTCTTTCCTATGGTGTGAATGATCGTTTTCTTACGTTGCTATGCCATTATAGTTTACAGTTTTATATGGTGCAAGGAACAGGGCTTTACAATTCTATTGTTTCTGTTCTTTACTATACATATTATAGTATAGTTTTATACTATTGTCAATATCGTATATGGCTATTCTAAGCCCTTTTTCTTGCTTTTTGAGGCGATCTGTGCTATACTGTAGACCATGAGTAAACTACAGAATAGGCTACAATATGCGAAAATAGTCAAATTTTCGGCAAGATTTGAAAGTGTCATATTTTCAGAATATGGCAAATACAGGAATGAGAGGCAAGCGTGTAGCAAGCGTGTGGCAAAAATCTGGGCAAAAAGTTGGCGAGAAATCTGATACAAAAAACCGTAGTTGCCGCATGTAGTCGACGACCACGGTTCTCTGCCTTTTTTATTCCTTACCCCACCATTCTATGCACAAAAATGGTTGAGATGAAGGAATGGTAGCAGAAACAATGTCGAGAGTCAAGGGTTTAGGATGAAAAAATCTGTATGTCTGTATTTTCTTGCGGCGCGAGAGAATAGAATACAATCATCTCCATTATTTACGATCTCTCACACTATAACACTCTCACAAAAATAATATCAGTCTCACTCACAAAACGATTAGTGTCACAAAATAAGAAATAAGAAAGACCATAATACCCATGAAATCATTTACTTCCATTGAACGATCATGTATATTCATTCCATGAGTAACGACGACATTGCGCCTCAACGATCGGATACTCCGTCCGTGTCTGATAACGTAGAATACAGTGCTGCTGCGTTGGCGAGCGGCGAAGGATACGATGTTAGAGATTTCACGAACCTTCTGTATTCTTACTATGTCCTGTACAAAAATGGTGAAAAATCACTTTCTGAATTCTTGAGAGAACCAGACGAAACAGGCAAGGTTTCAGAAAATTCTGCGGATCAAAAGACCAAATACAATCAAGATCATCCCTCTAGGCTATCTTAGCCCAAAAAACAAACAACCTCTCTCCTACGCTCTATAAATACCCTCATACGATTTCCGTTTTCGTTTTGATTCTAATTCCCATTCCTCTCCCTCATTCTGAAATGGAAGTGGAGCAGGGGGGTGGGGGTATGATGTGATCATATTGTGATGTTATCAATTTGACATGATGTGATCATTATAATAAAATTGATGTGATCATTTTTATTTTTACCCAAAATTCATCATGGCACGAAAGAATCAGCAGCATGTATCCACTATCGCATGGGAGAAGGCGGCGCAAAAGGAGTTAGCGCAAAGCATCGCAAAGAAGCATGGCTTCAAGAGCCTATCTCGATTTATGAGACAGTCTCTAAATTTTATTGTTTTGAAAGAAGCTGAGGCTGGTTCATTTTTTGCGGAAATAATCGAAAAACAAAAACAACCCGTTTCTCTCGCTCAAAAATTCGATTCTGTCACTTTCGATAGTGATGTGATCAATTCTGAAAATGATGTGATCATTGATAAGGTGGCTACACATAGCGAAGAACCAAAGGAGAAGGCGCAAGGTAAAGAATTGCTAGCACCATGGGATATAGAGGAATAATTAGGATTCTATTCTGACCCCTATCAACACCAATAGAATTTGGCTTTTGTTAGCCATTTCGTAAAAAGCGATTATTTTAATTTTTGGGAGAGATGTTGCGCGAAACACCACATAATTTAGAGTTTTATGGCTTGTTAGAGCGAAGTTATGGGATTTTTGGGAACTTTTGGTGGATTTGGCTTTGGACTTGGTTAATGTTCACCCCTACGATTTCGGTTTATTTTTGGCTTACTACAGCCATTTCTGTTTTTCTGTTTGGGCTGGCAGGGAGGGGAATAAAGCGTAGGCAGTGAGAGTGGGCTAACCCTTGCCACAAAAATGGGCAGATTTTGAATGATTTTTTTAGAGCTACACGAAACCAAAAAGAACAAAAACACCTCCCTATACCCATATAAACTAGTTCCCTATACAACCTCAATCCTAATCAATGAGAAAATATCAAAAGCGAAAAGAGTACAGGGGGCATGAATTGATCCATCACTTTCCATTTCTCAAATACTCTACAATTGCCTTTTCTCTCCTTTCCTTGCTTATGTGGAATAATTCGGGATTCTCCTCTACTACATCAAGTATATGGTCTAAGAATCGTGAGTGGGATTGTCTACTGTTATATATTCCTATCTTTGGGGCAAATGACCTTATTCTCTCCCATGTATCCTTTCTTATGTCTCTTAGGTAATATCTTTTTTTTCTGTATTGGTATTTGCTTCCTTTTACTGGCATACGCACAATTTACACCCTGCACATTTATTTGCAAGCCGCGAAAAAATCCCCTAAATCTCCCCATTTCTCATTGATTCAATTCTTTCTCCCATTCTTCAATTGTATCTTTCGCTGTTTCTATCGCCTCCACAGCCTCTTCAATTTCATTCTGTAAATCATCTATTTCATCTCGCGAGTCTTGCAGCTCTTTTTGTAAATCTATGATTTCATTGTGAAGGTCTGCTTTTTCATTTTCTAGTTTATCATTGTCTTCTAAGAGTTCTTTTATCGTATCATCCTTGTATTCAACACGCAATTCATCAATTATTTCTGCCGCTAATTCCCGCAATTTTTTTAGGTTTTCCGTTTTTTCATCATCTAATTTCACTCCATGCAATTTCAAAATCTCTTTTACCGCCTCAATCTTTGAATTTCTATCATTAGTCATGGCAAGAATTATAAGTAAAATAAAGGTAAAAGTCAAAGTTCTTCACTTGCTTCGGGAAAGAAAAAACACCGTACAAATACCAGCAAATTCTCATACTCTCCTCTCTCATCCTTCTCTGTGTCATGCCACCTCTTCCGTGTTGGATAAATGTCTAATCGGTTGTTTATTCTCACTTGGTATAATTCATTGCCCGATGAATGGAGAACGATACACTTGTACCCTTCGGATTCTAAAATTTTGAATAGAGGATATTGTGATTCTCTCACTTTCTGCTTATCCTTTTTGTTAGCCTGCTTTATCACACGACCGACAATAGCAGTATCTGAATCGTGAGACATTATACTTTATGAGAAAGATAACCGCACCAAATACACTCGTAGCAGCTCCGTTCCTCTTTCGTATTCAACTTTCTTCCGCAATCACATATCTCCTCTGTTTCTTGGCAGAGAGGGGAAAGGTGACTAAGAAACCCTATAGGGTCACGGGTAGCCCATGCACAAGCGTCTGCAATGATGAAAACAAGGTTATGATCTTCGATCCATTCATCAGCGTGCCAATGTAGGATTCTCTTCCCATCAATGGAAAGCTCTATTGTATCGCCTGTCATTTTAATGTCGGTTCGTGCTGTTTTCATGGTTAGAAGTGTAGCGAACTAGATAGGAATAGTCAAGAGTTTTCTTCTGATTCTTGAAGGTGATCTTCGTACAAAAGAGAGTATACAGAGACATTATATTTATCCTCAATCCATTTCCAAATGTGTTCTATGTTAGTTCCTTTACTAAAATTCATGAAATTTTCCTCAATCTCTCCATTGTCATTTACTGGAATATCACCCAACTTTTCCCATATTTCTCTTAATTCCTTTCTGTTTCCTTCGTATTTAGAGCTATCACAATCGGAACAGGCATTTTTGGGGTCTGCATCACAATCATCATGGTCACGGATTTCGTATGTAATATTTTCAGGACATTCCACATCTGTAACGCATCCTCCATGGACATGTATTACAATGTTTTTCATGATAATAATTGGTAAAAAGTAATCTTAGTCTATCATATATTTGAATAAATAGCAATAGTTTTATATGTACTTAATAGTAAATACCAGCAAAATCATATAATTCCTCCATGTACTGTTTCGTTTCCTCGCTTGCACCTTGGCATAAATCCATTAAACGAATTTGATTGATACTATCGAACATGGCAATCATATAGCCAGTATTGTCGCCTACGTTCTTAATGTCCTTAATCCTATTTATTTTTTCAGTAGCGTATCCATAAGTATCATCATATCCGTTCCAAATGAAAATACACATTTCTTTTATTTCGTTAAAAACCTTATCGGGCGGTGGGGTGTATAAATCGAAATCAGTCATTTTTAAGAGGGTGAAAAGAAATAATTATTTACATTTATCACATTCACAACCATCAAAGTGTGTTTTTTTATTTCTACACTCGGGACATTGAATATATTTCTCAAGTGGAAGAGAATCCATTTCATCTGTAGGTTCATAACAGTTTGTGCAGCCTTCATTGTCGCAAAGTCGTACTAACATTTTGCTGTTAGGTATGAGCAACGACCGCACATTTCATCATATTCAAATTGTTCTTTCGTAATCTCTTCACCGCAATCACACAACGCAGTTTCAGGCTTACAACCCTCTTTGCATTCCGAACAAATATCAGAATTTTCAATGAGTGCCGATGAACAACAATTACTAATAAGCATACTAGAAAGGCAAATCGGCTGTATTATACGATTCAATTTTCTTTCCAATTCTTTTCTCAATGAGTTTTTGCAGTATTTCGGAACACTGTTTTACCATAGCAGGAGAAAGTTCTTTGTATTCTCCATCCGTAGTCCATGCCATTTTTTGATACACCTCTATCAATTTTTCAAGTTCGTTTTCCTCAAAGTCTTTTGCAGAAACTACTGATACCCTTCTTACGTTTCCATTCACCGCGTTATCCATAAAGTCCGTAGCTTTTTCAAGCGCATCTTCGGGAGTTATAGATGGAACATTCGCTACAATTCTTTTTATGGTTCTCGCCTCATCATCCATTGTAATCGCCAGTGTTATAGGATGATTTTTCATGGTTAATCGTGAGAGAATACGGAAATAAATTTTAGTAAGAATTAGGGGTTTTGTATATTTATTGTCTTAATTCCTGTTATGGTGTTTGCATCAAAAATTATTTTCTCTCCCCAATCTTTGTATGTCTTCGGTTCTTCCATTCTTTTGTCTTCCTTGGAATATCGTACAACTGTAATCTGGTATGCCTTTTCTTCGTTAAACCTTTCAAGAAGTTTCTCGTAAAAAATATCTGTATGACCTTTCAACAATCCCTTTATCCTTACCTCATATACATATTCTAAATCCCCCTGTCCATCGGGTTCCCAATCTGCATTCTCATAGTGTCTAGGAATATATTGTTTTTCTAAGTCTGCAATCCCCATTGTGCTAAAATAGTTAAAAGCATCCTCGTCAACCGCCTTCCTCAGAATATCAACCAACTCTAATCCAACACCTGTTTCATATCCGTCATGGTGATGGTAATAATTTTTCTTTTCTTCCCGTTCCTTTACTTCGGGATTGTCCGTTGCGCTTCCAAAAATATATTTATCTTCTGCTGATACGATAACCATTGATCTTGTACTCATAGTGAAGTAAGGAAAGTATCTAAAGTGTAGCGGAAGTTCATATAAAAGTCAATGAGTAAGGCTTTACTTTTCTTAACTTTTCCAGTATTCCCATTCTTTGTCTTTACCTTCGGATTTGTCTATTGCACCGCTAACTATTTGCCTAAGAGTCTTACCACTTTTTAGTTCTCTATCGGCGTTGTGCAAATACATCGCAGCTAGTTTCAACACTTCCAGTAACTCACCCGAACACAATGCTGCATTAACATTTATGTATCCGCTTGAAACACGGCGACACAATGCGCTGGCTCTGTGATCATTCCATTCCTCAAGTGCCTCAGCGCAAGCATCCAAGAAAAACATGGAGCTATCAGAATACTGGCTCATCATTCTCCCAAACCTAGTAGCGTTGTCTACTTCTACGTTATACGACTTTTGCATATCGTACACGATAGCGGCTATTTGTTCTCTCTGCTCTTTGTTCATAGTTCGGGAGTGTAAAAAGTAATAAATTGTTTGTTTTTGTTTCTTCTCTACTTGGAAATGACTTGAACAATAAAGGACTCAGAAACGGGAGACTTGAATTGGTTAGCGTCAATCTTCTTAGAGGCGAAATAGTTATTCAGCTTTTCGGAGTCAAATCTTAAACTTCCAGCCCTGTAGGAAGCTGTTATCATTACATTGTCACCATCAGCACTTGTGATCTTCCTATCTTTAATGAACTCTTTGACACGGCTCCATAATTTCCCCGCCCTATCGCTTGCGAGTTTTGCGGCAGCGGCGAGTTCAGCCAGTTTTGCCATGTCTGGCTTCTTCGACGCTTCCAGTTCATCCATGACCTGTTCATGCTTACTGAATAGAATGTTCTCCATGTGAATAGTTGGTAAGGAATAAGACTGAACTCAGTCTAGCAGATCATCATAGAAAAGTCAATCATTTTATGATTGTAAATAAAGGCTTTTATGGGAAAAACCATATCATCAATCCCCAAAAAATTATATTCCCTACCACTTGAAACCATATTTCCCAAGGTTCGTATTTTTTGAATGGGTAAAAATCCAACGGCTCTGGCTCATAGGGTTGTTGCTCCAACCATTTTTGATATTCTTCGATGGACATTCCCTCTTCTTTTAATTCTTCCCTCTGTTTTTTCAAACTCTTTTTTGGGATTATGCCTAGAGGGGAAACAATTTTTTCCATCAATTAAAATATCCGTCAAGGGATAACTTGTCTTCTTCCAAAATTTTCGTTACCTTTTCAATTTTTCTTATTTTCTGTAAAACCAATAAATGATTGTTCCCGTAATCGTCTGAAAATTCACTGTATCCGTTCCTCCTGTTCCATCTGTCTGTTTTATCATAGGCGTTTCTTATGTGTTCTCTCATTTCTTCGTAAGAAGAAAATTCTAATTGTAGATTTCCCGTTAGCTCATCATTTTTGTATAAAAGAATCGTGAGCATATATGCCGTTTTTTCCTCTTCGAGCACGTTGCTAGGCTTCTTCGGTTTTTGAGTGGCGTACATAAATATGAATGAATGGAATTAAAAAGGTAAATCAGGAAGGGAAATTTCATATATCGCACAATTCTCTTTTTTACAGTATGTGCAATTTATCGCGATAACGTGTAGTTTTTCGAGAACAACGGTTCCTTTTTCTTTGTCGCCTTTGTAACAATCTTCGCATATTTGAGCGGTGTACATGAGTGGCTAGGGAGGATGAATAAAATATTTGCCTTTGGATTAGGAAGAGATGGCGAGGGAAAATTCCTCACTTCTTGAATTTAATACAGCGACACCGGACGCGCGGAGACCGTCTATTGTCCCCTCTTCTTTGTCGTTTCTCTCCATTTTGTAGTTTTCTCTACCGACAATCCTGTAATAAAGTCCTAGCGTTGTTTTTACTACAACCGTATCATTGTGTAAATCAGCGATAGCAGAACAAATTACTCCTTTTTGCTTCAATTCTTCGCGCCTGTCTTCTGTTTTCTTGTATTCAGCGGAAGCGGTCCTACATGACTCGTGATTCTTTTTGCTTTTGTATTCCTTCACCTTATCCGTTCCTCTGCAATTAGGACAAACGGCGATAGGCCCGCAGTATCCGTAGGGACAGCCCTGTTGTTTTCGCGCGTGGCAGCCGTCGCAGAAATTGCAGCACATTGATTCATATCCGCTAGGGAGAATTCTGAAAAGATTGCAATTACCCATGAGAGTGAGGGGAAGGAAAGTGATCCTATACTAGCAGAAGTAAATGGAAAAGTAAAGACAAAACACTTGTTATTTACACTATTTCCTGTTCCAAATAAATTTGTATTCTTCATCGTATTTTCCATTACAACAGCTACCACAAGCCAATGTTTTCCTAATTCTGTACCTTTCTATTTTTCTATCGCATGAAGGGCAAGTCCCTATCCATATTTTTTCGGGTGCCACTATCTCGCTACCATAACATCGAAGTCCATTACATCCTATACTCACCGCTATTTTTTGCCATTTTCTGTTATGCGAAAATTCCCTTGTTTCTTCCCAATGTAAAGCGTGTGCTATTTCATGTAGGATAGTATCGCGCACATCGTCCTCACTATTTAATTCTGTTAGGTGACGGGAAAGCGTAATTTTTCTTCCGTGTTTTCCTGTAGGATTTTTGCAGCTTCCAAATCTCCTTTTTGCGTTATCAAATTCAAAAATCCATCCGTGACCTTCCATATTACTCCCATCTGATAGCCCGTGCTCTTTTATTAGGCTGATAGCCATTGATTGTGCATCGTTTAGATTCATGGTGAAGGAAGAAAGTTACTAAATACTAGCAGAAAAACATATAAAAGTAAATAGCTTTTCATTGATTTTACACATAGTTATTTTTTAATATGTTATGAATTTCAGATTCTCGCATATATAAGGATATAAAAATATCAAAACTCGCTCTATAAGAGGCGTTAAAAAATCAGAATAGGATTTTACCTAAACGATATTCAAACAGCTCCTACCCCTATAGGAATGGCGAGATTTAGACGGGGAAATTTAGGATGTAATGGCATTTGAAGAATCCGAAAAGCGTGGAAAATAGGTCTGGTAAAGCGTGGACCAAGCGTGTGGCAAAAATTTGGCTCAAAATCTGGGGAATTTCTAGAAAAATCTGGAGAATTCTGTTGACATTTTTTGGTGTAAATAGTAGAATGAATTTGAAATTTTATTTTATATTAATAACTATTAATTTTATGTCATCAATCTTATTTCTGATGGGAGTTTCAATTCTTTCTGTAGTTCTGTGGATTCAGTTGTCGAAAATCGTGGAGAAACTAGGAATATTAGTTACATTTTTTGAAACTGATGAAGGAAATACTGATGACACGGGCATGGAAATTACATACAATGTTATCAACGACGGATGGAAAGATGAAAACACGGCAACACAAGGAACATATTATCTTGAAAATAAATCCCTACCAGAGTGTTTCAAATATCCTATAGCTACAAAAACAGATATTGAGAATGGAACCATAGAATTATTGACAAAAGATAAAAACTCCTATTGCACGATGAGTATTGAAGATTTTGTGGGATCTTTCAGGCATCTACCGACAGAAATTAAAAATAGGCTGGTGGAGGAGGAAGAGAGTGAAGATATTTGCCCCGACTGTGAAAAATCTTGACGGCGACAGTGTGTTTTTTCTATAATGAAGATCGCGGGGTAGAGAAGTCAGGTCCATCTCGCTAGCTTCATACGCTGGAGATCGCGGGTTCAAATCCCGCCCCCGCTACCACATAAAATCTGTACTAAATATTCTACATTATTGTGTGCATCCTGCGATTTTCGTTTTTAATTCAATTTTGTTTTTATCTTGTGACGATGGAATAAAAATGGAGATGGAGGAGGGGGGTACTCTATAGCGTCCATTAGGATATTTGCCCGTTCCCCTCAAACTGCCCAATTATTTCAGCGTCCTTTTCTCTAAATGGCACTCCCACATGTTTGGTTCCGTAGAATTTGGAGCAATTATACAAAGAGGCGGCTACTGCATCAGCAACGTCCGATGTTCCATAGCGCGGGTGATCAATTTTATCAGTAGTTGCATGCCTCTCAAGTTGTTTAAGCTCCTCCAATAAAATCTGGTGTTCGGGCAAAAACACCCTTTTTTCATAAATAGCGGCCTTTAGTGTTTCATACGCAGTAGGAGTGCGGACTGTGCTAATAATATCTGAGACTATCCCATTTTTTTGTAAGGTCTGGATACTTGAAACAGAATTATGAACAAAAACACCTGCTTTCAGTGCAAAATTGTGAATCCCTTCCACTTCTATATCCCAAACCTCATCCTCTATTCCTAAACATTCGACCTTCACGACTTTATGATTTTTAGGAGATTCCTGAAAATCCTTCCACCCTTTATACCCCTTGGCCCTAACTCTTTTAGAAATTGTTGCGTGATGAACACCCAATATTTTAGCTACCTTTGCACACTTTAAGTGAGATAGCCCAACAATCATTTCCCATGTTACAGAACTATTAAAATTACCAGCATCTTCCCCCCGATAAACGGGTCTCTTAGACATTTTTTCTCTATATTTCGGATCTGCCCACCTTTTTTTTTGTGATACGCCAACTTTTTTTCTAGTTTCCTCATTTTTCATGGGATGATTTTTTTTCATCCTTTCTGAAATAATTGAAGAATTTTTTATGTTTGCCTCTGTCATTCTTTTTGAGGCTTCCTTCCTTCTTTTTTCAGTCCAATTTTTCGTGTTTGCCTCTGCCGTTCTTTTTGAAGTTTCCTCTCTTCTTTCAGCGGTCCAATGTAACTTGGAGTGAGAACCGTGGCCCATTATTTCTAGGTTACTTGGATCGTTGTTCATTTTATCTTCATCTATATGGTGAACAGCCATACCCTTGGGGCATCCTTTTACAAGCCTATGCTCAAGTTTATTTTTACCAGATTTCATGTCTCTCACTCGTAAATAACCATCAGGCGTTACGCACCTATAAAACGGCATCAGACTATCTCTGGGTTTCAATAATTTTGCCTCTACATAAGTTCCATCTCTCATCATAAATGGATGATTATCCGAACAATCTATAAATTCACCATTATCTAAAGTAATTCTCCATATTACCTTTTTCCCAGAGCACCAAGCAGCCTTTACCCTTCTGCAACAAATTTCTCCATCTTCTTTTGAAGAATAGACATAATCCCCTTCTTTGACTTCACATATCCTCTTGTTTTTCAGAGAAAGACCAGTTATAATTTGGCCGGATTTCAATGGCATGTTGGGATTATATTCACCTTTGATACCACTAGCAATAGGTATTAGGGTACTCTTTTCGAGACATTGATAGCTGTCGAAGGTGGTCTTATATATATTCCAACCCCTCCTCTTCATTTCAAGAATTAGCTCAACAATGGAGCTGAACTCAACCTCTCTATCACTACCCGCGCCAATTCTTGCTACAGCGTCAAAGATAATAATAGGGCGACCCCCGTGTTCATTATCAAAACCCCCGAAATGACACACTGCGAACCCCGCAAAATCACCCCTTGACCCGTCTGCCCTGATTTTATTAAGTCCCAAGTCTACATGAATAAATGTAAGATCCTCTGTGGGATTATCGAAATCAAATTCTGACAAACTCGATTTGGGTGTGAATCTGTTTTGAATTTCAACATACATGCACTTTTCTATTTCCTGCGGTCTCCTGAAGAATCGTTCTAGGCTGTTGCTGGGAATCGCACCATAGTCTCTCGCACTCAATTCGGGGGATTTTTCAAAGTCCTCCTGAAGATCGACTGGGATAATCCACACCCTTTCATCCAATTTATTTCCATACAGTAACTTTTCTTTGTTTCTCTTCGTGGGAGAAATGTCATAGACCTTACCATCCATGACAAAATTCTGTATTTCTCGGTCATTCATTATTCTGTAATTCTCACGATCAAAAAGAAAAACATCATCACTCATTCGATCCCTATCCTTTGCTAACCATGTTGGAAGATTAATAACATATGTGTTTTTTAGCCCAAGATGCTTGACTTCTTTAATTTTTTTATTCATAAAATCTTCTTCGTGTTTAGGACTGGATATTAGGCATATAAGCGGTTTTACCAAAGAATTTTTATCTTTTTTGAAGCGAGAATTTATGCGGCGCTTAATTTGAGAATAGAGCATCTCTGCATGGTCCTGCCCCTCCCCCGCGCCACCAGTTTTTGACCGTAATTGCTCAACATAAAATGCCGCTTCGTCGAGAATCGCGCAGAACACATTCAACCCAAGCGCAACAGTTTTTGACGAACTTCCACAGATCATCGCAATTTTATCTTTTTTGAACCGTATCCTGTCCGACAAAATCTCCATTCCAAACTGTTTGAAGAACGGTGACTCTGAAACCATTGATGAAATCCCCTGAAAAACAACGTCCCTTGCCTGATTTAATGACAACCCCATATTCAAAAGAACAATGTTTTTATCCTGAGAGAGACCAAGATACCCGTGGGGGTACTTTAGGCAGAGGAGCTGATGTGCCTTATACAGTAGCAAAATGCTACTTTTGAAAGATTTTCCCGAGCTGTAGCCCTCGTAATCAATCACCTCCGTATAACCACCATCCAGTATCTTCTCGCACTCAATCATGACTCTCTTAAAAACCTCTCCTTCAAGACCAAGATAATATGGGTCTAATATAAATTCAAGAACGCTAGCTGGGCGGAATCGAAATTCTGGATTATCCTGCAACCACATTTCATCCACCATTTTTTTCAGAGAGCGTGAATCCGAATTCATCACCATCTGTTCAAGATAGTCTATTTCTTTTTCGCCTAAAATTAATGTTTCACTCGTCTTCATCAATTTCTTGCTTGGATTCGATAAATGCGACCTCTTCTGGGGTCAGTTCTCTCCCCAACTTCTCTTCTACGGTCTCTGTCGGGATTTCTGGGGGTTTGTTATGCTGTTCGATCATCGCCTTGTTACGCGCCAATTTTTCCAGATGTTCTCTGAATTTAACTCTATCTGTGGGTGCCATCAATTCATATACCTTACCCATTTGCGTAAAATTATGTGTAAATTCTTGCAGTGCGGATTCATTATCCTCCATCCCTATCGTTTTCTTATATGTCCCAAGTTTATCAAGATAACGGGCATATCTGTCCATTTCTACCTGAACAATCTCTGATGTCACCCTTTCCCCCGACTTCTGAGACATTTTATCTTCTTCCGAAAGAGCACGAACAACCCTAGATTCCTGCAAATGAATCAATCTCTCCCACATGGCAGAAACGATGAGTGGCTTATGTCTCATATTCATTACCTCATAATCAATTCTGTTCACTGGTAGCGTCGCCACCTTTTCATTTTCTCCCAATCTATAGACCTCTTTGTATAGTTCTGTTTTGAATCTCTCTAGTGTTTCTGCGAGCCAACTTGCAGTTTTACCTGCGAATTCGTGTTCTGCTACAGACATGAGATACATCGCTAGGTCTTTTATGTCTTGCCCCGCCATAATCCTCCTACAAATTTCTCCCATATAGGAAGATTGCTGGATCAAAAGGAACTTATCCTTTGCCATTTTTCTTGCTAGCTCCTCCAATTCTAATTGTTCCCATTCCATTTCTTTTACGAGGTCTTTCTCTATCGAGTCTTTCGTTGGTTTTTTATCCTCGTCTTTCTTATTTTTTTTAGACATAGTAAAATTGTTAATCGAGTATATACAAATATTAACATATATTTTTCTGTTTGCAATATAAATAGAATATTAAACTATCATCTGCTAGAATTCTCCCATATGGAATGGACGACATTCGACATGAAGGCAATGGTGCACTCAGAGCCATCCTGCGAAGATGAAATGGAAGCATTGTCTCAGGAGATACGGGACATCTGCGAGAATGAGAGATCAAGACTGCAAAAGGATTTCTATGATTTTCGCGCTGACCTACAAGAAGAACTGAATCAACATCTGACCATCCTAAAATCGACGAACCCAAGAGACAAGGGTGCGCGTGAGAGAAAGATGGGACACTTTCAGTGTGTTCTTGCGCAAGAGTCTGGAAAATATGAGTTGCTTCTTATCGAAATTCAGAAGAAGGAACATGGACTTTTAGAGGCTGCGAGAGACTACTGTTTGTTTTCGTAGTTCAGGAGTATCATACGTCTATGGGAGAAGACATGGGCATACCCATGAGGCTCCATGAGATGACCGCACACGAAGGCGACAGCACCGTCTATGTGAATCTGGCTATGATGTGCTACGGAGCCAAGGAAGAGACAGTAAAGATTTTGAGAGAAAAAACAGACATGGCGTATGTGCGCTACGCAATCACCCTTGAGCAATGGGGACGGCTGTATGACATTATGGCAGCTCCTGGATGCTTGAATACGACAGCACAGACAATAGCTGCCGACCGGCAAACGAGAGTAATCCCCACACGCCAGTCCTCAAAATAGGAAAGTCCTTCTCTGTATTGATAACCATGATTTTTAAGATCAAGTCTTTCAGGGTCATAGGATGTGGCTGTTTGTCTAAATTGATTTGCTGCCACTCGCAATTCTCTCCCGTCCTCTTCCCATGATGAGTACCATTTCCCATCAATAAACATCGGTAATTGTTCTTTGGTATATCCTCTCCAATCCCGTACTCTCATTCCGTGGCTTGTCAGTACCCAATAAATCATCTGTCTGAACCCGATTGCATTTCCGTTTGCGACGATGTTATCCTCGATTGTTTCCACGGTATCACAATCCGGCCTCTTCTTTTCATGGAATCCGAAAGCATCCGAAGCCAATCCCATAGTGATCGCAGTGCTCCGCGCAAGAAAGTCCCTCCTGTTTTCCGGTTTCTCCATTACAAAATCGCGTAAAAAATCCTTTCTCCCTCTTTTTTGATTTTGATCTCCTTTCCCCAATGAAAAAAGGTGGCAGTCGCCTCCATGTGTGTCAATTCAAACTCCTGCTCCTTTCCGTCCTCGGTTCTCTGGTAGAGAAAAATCCTCTCATCCTCCGTGGCTATTCTGAAAGCTCCATCGTAGATTCCCCTATAGGGAATCTGAGTCCAGTTCAGCTTTTCCTCGTGAACCTCTCTCGGCTTCTTTGAGAAGAAAGACGCGGCATACGGGACGGCAACGGTCGCGGCACCGGCGAAGTAGGCAATGACTTTTGCAACGAACTCCCTTCGTTCTATTTCCTGCTCCTCCTCACGAGCGGATTTGTATCCTACCTTTTTGCCGAGGTTGTAGTTTTCGCGGGACATGGGGAATGATAATTGTTCCTATTATAGCGTTTTTTGCGAAAGTGCTCTAACAGCACATGTTGCCTAGTTTTCATCGAGTAATAGATTTAGCTAGATTGTCCGACTGGTACTCTGCGAGGCAGTCATCACACAAGTCCATTCCATCAATGGAAACATATCCATCATCGTCATTGAGTGGCACATCACACTTATCGCAACGGACTCCATAGTCATTTTCCATGTGGAGAGAGGGAAGAGAGTATCTTGCAGCGTTGGCAATCAAAGTCTTTTCCGCACATGCAATCTCTTTTCTGAATCCACTCCCGCATCAGCTTATTCTCCTTGTACATCTGATCGCTCGCCGCATTGAATCCCGCTATAAAACAATCGCACGTCTGTTCTCCATCATTGTAAGCACAGAAATGATTTGATAGTGCCTCTTTTGCCGCTGGTTTATTAGGTTCTGTCATGGCTGGAGATTGGAAAGTGTGTCGGATGCCTTTTTTTGGAAATAGTCATTCGGCTTCCAATCATCGTCATACGACCTTTGGGGCTGCTCGTTAGCCCATCGAACCCGTGACGTGTGTGTTACGGTTCGCATATCCTCTAGTGCTTCACGCATTATCTTGTGCTCATTCAATACGATTGACACGGGGCATTTCTCAGCATGAAACCCTTGATCTGCGACATGGCAAAACCGACACACTGTTGAGTCACGAAGCCTGTGCCATGCCGATTTTGTCGTTGTTCTGCTCATAGCTGTGTATTGGTGGCAGAGAATATTTCGTAGAGTCTCCTGGCTTTCGCCTTGCCCAGTGCAGAATCGTCCAGCGACAGTTTCAAGGTTTCTCGTACACCTACAATGTCTACTTGTTCGCCACGAAGCAATTTTTCAAGACCGATGGATGTGAGGTAAAAACTCATGGGTTAGGGGAGGATGGGGCGAGTAGCTTTTTCTTCCGCAACAATCTTACGATGCTTTTTGCAAAGCCCTGTCTTGTCTGCATGTTGTAAGCACAAAACGTGAAACTGACTATCGTTGTACACAACGCCTGTGCATCGGTTCCATTCTGCCAATGGTGTAGAGGGTTCTGTCATGGGAGGTGCTTGAGAAGTAGATCAATTGCTTCCTGTAACACAGTAGCTCGTCGCTCTCCCTTTGTTGTGTCTTGAACGGCTTGGATAAGGCCAAGAGCACGATACAGGTCACTGATGATACCGATGTTCTCAACCGTCATTTCGATCTTCTTTGGCCGGACCGTGTTTCTCTGTTTTGCCTTTGCTTTAGAACGTTTGCTATCGTGCTTCATTGGGGGGAGGGGGAATCATCTTTCTGTGGAAGGGGAGAGAAACAATCCATATCCTCAGCCGCAATCTGCACAAGGGCAAAATTCGGGCATGCTGGATTCACGCAACATCTCGGTTTTGCTTTCGTGTGGTGTACGGCAATAACGGGAGAACTAAGTTCTGCGCCACATTGGTTACAGGTTGCCGATGGTGTGACAGGCGTGGTCATGTGTAATTGAGTTTCCCTTTCGTATAGTATTCCCTGATCCCAGACTCCTTTTCAAGATATGCTCCATGTGGTTCAGGAACTGCACAATCCTCTCCGATAATGGAAGCCCTTACGGCCAGCCATTCCTCCTGTGTTATTGTACCGAGTCGGAAAGCGATCGTGGCTGCGTTGAGTTCTGCAATCCTCGGGCCGATTTCTTCCATTGCCCTCTTGTCAGATGCTTCTTGGGATGGCCTTCCTGCGAAGCATCGCATATCGAGTGTGCCGTCTGATTTGTTTCTAATCTTCATGCTGCGTCGGGGCGGCCAAGGAGTTCATTCATTTTTGCATGGATCATCACGCGGAGTTTCTGTTCACGATCCACGGTCATTTCTGGGGTTTGAAAGTCCACAAAATCGGCCAGGTCTTCGAGTTCAATCAGCGTCTGGGCCTGTTTGATGGATTGTTCAAATTTCATAACCTCGTAAATAAGACTAGCATACTTTTACAACAAATACAATAGAATTTTTAGACAACACCAACAACCTTTTCTATATCACCCACCTCTCCTTTTATTGTTTCTGTATCAACAACAATGCCCTTAATTAAAATAATAGTCGGAGCAGCAGAGGGGGATGGGGAAACAGAAGAAGATGGAGAAGAACTCTGACTCTCTGATGATGATGGCGAAACGGATAGAGACTCGCTCGAAGAAGGAGAGACAGAGGCAGATGGTGATATAGATGGAGAAACAGACGACGAAGGTGAGACCGAGGAGCTGGGAGAAACTGATGGAGAAACAGAGGAAGACGGGCTTACCGAAGAAGATGGAGAAACTGATGGCGACTGACTCGATGAGGGGGAGACTGATGGGCTTTCGCTGCTACTGGGAGAAACAGATGCGCTGGGGGACACAGATGGTGATTCAGAGCTACTTGGACTGACTGAGGGGCTTTCAGACGATGATGGTGAAACCGAAGGGCTTTCTGAGCTTGAAGGGCTTACAGAAGCCGAGGGACTAACAGATGGAGATTCACTTGATGATGGCGATACGCTGGCACTCGGAGAAACAGAGGCAGACGGGCTAACGCTGGGTGAAGCTGAAGACGACGGAGAAACGGATGCCGACTCAGAAGACGATGGAGATACGCTTGCTGAAGGCGATACGCTGGATGACGGGGAAACAGACGCACTCGGAGAAATCGAAGGGCTTACTGAGGCAGACGGGCTAACACTGGACGATGGTGAAACCGAAGGGCTTTCTGAGCTTGAAGGGCTTACAGAGGAAGAAGGCGAAACACTTGGAGATTCTGAACTAGATGGCGAAACCGAAGCACTGGGAGAAATGCTCGGGCTTTCCGAAGAACTTGGGCTGACAGAAGAACTTGGTGAGACAGAAGGACTTTCTGAGCTGGATGGTGAAACCGAGGAACTTGGAGAGGTGCTTGGAGACTCAGACGATGATGGGGATACAGAAGAACTAGGAGAAACACTTGGAGATTCAGAACTGCTAGGGGAAACAGAAGGAGATTCACTACTCGAAGGGGAAACAGACGCACTAGGACTAATAGAAGGGCTAATACTCGAAGATTCTATTATTTCCGTATACTTCAATATCTTAAAATCATCCGCACGTCCTGCCGTGCTTGCAAATGCCCCATGGCGCATCATGCCGCCTTGGTTTGCGAGCCATCGCTTGTTGAACCCTCGTATTTCGAGATTTCCATCAACGTAGCAATCAAAACGCCCGTCTGCGGCGTAGATGACTTTCAGAGCGTAGGTCGTTGAGTTGTTGATCGTTTTGGTGGCATATCCAAGACTAAGTAAAGTATTACTCTCATCAAACGAGTACACGCCAACAAAGTTAACGTCTGTTAAAAGACCAAGCCCTACACCCTCGCGGTTCGCCGTGCCGACAAGTTGTGAACCGACAAAGGTAAAATGGCGGTTTTCCACGCCTCCGGCGTTCCATGTACACTCGGCGGCCAGCGCGTAGACAGAGTTCACGGCAACCCCTGAGTCAATGACAGAGCGGCTGTTGAGAGCGGAGAAATTGAACTTGCCCGACCCGTCTACTTTTACATGGTTAGCCCCGCTTGTGTCCCATACCGTTCCGGCATCCACCGTATCCGGCGAACGACCGTCAATATCGGCTGTTGTCCCCGATGCCGCGTCGTGAAGGAGCAGGGTTTCGGTTCGGCTGGCAATGTCAATATCGGGGAGCGTCCGAACTTCCATGTTGTCCCACCGGGCATTGGAATCCGCAGCAGCGTTTCGGGAAAAGAAAATATATGTTTCGTCCGAAGCCGGATCAGCCGCCGCCCCAAACGCAAATATCTCCACCCCGTCTACCAGTGCAACAATCGTCCGATCTCGTACTGCCAGTCCGACACGGTATGTCTGGCCGGGGTCTATGGCATAGGGGATTGTTCCCACCTCTGTCAATGTGCCACCGATGACTTCAAAAATGATGATCGTGCCTCCGGCTTCTCCCGGCCGGAAACTTATTAACATATAGTCTTGCCGTGACGAGTCGCTTCGTGCGGCAACCGTCATTCGATTATCCGCCGTGCCGCTTACCGGATCAGCCGTGTAGTCAATCTCAAAGATATAATCAAAGACACCTGCTCCGAGGTTGAGTTGTGCATATCCTCCCAATCCAAAACTAGTGTTGATTCTTATTTTATCGCTGCCGTCGAACTCAACGGCATTGGCAGCCCCTTGTGTCCAAGCATTCCCGCTATCGTTTACCGTATCCGGGTTAATGCCCGCAAGGTCAGTGCCGTCAGACCTGCTGCCTCCGAAGCCGTCTTGTTCAATAGTGGTTATCTCGGCCATATCATCTAAAGGTACTGCGGGAATCGTATTTCACGTTGAGCTTCTCAAGTGCCTCCTCAACAGTCGTTGCCGTCACCGTTTCCCCTGTTCTGGTAGCAACGGTATCTAAGGCTCCTTCTCGCACTCCCGTCTCGTCACCCAAGAGCGTGATGTCGGGATCGGCGTCAATCGCGTTCTGCTCGGCTCTCGTTTTGATGCCTGCAAAGATAATCATGTACCCTGTTTTTTCCCGTAGGTCTGTTCTGGCATCCGCTAATCTTTTCCACCATGAACCGCTGAACCGCTTGGAAATATGGTTAGCTATGCAGGGGCGTACCGGATCGTCGGGCGTTCCCGCGCCGATGAGCTTGCAGAGGTAGTATTTCATAAAATATAGGGGATGAATCACAATGAATTATCCCCTATATTTATATTTTTGTCTAATACACTAAAAAACAGGTGGACTAAAAACAATAATAACCGAGAGTAAAACAATGAAAGCACTCAACACATATTTAATTTTCTCCTGTAACCAGTTTATTTTTTTAATAGAAAAAATTTTGTTCTCCATATTTCAATGGGGGTAAAAATAATCTGCTCCGATTCTGCCAGTTTCTTGGTGCCAAAAAATGCACACCGAAACAGTCTCCTACTCCATACTTTTCATGTCAACCCACTTGATCAAAAATTAAATACAGGTTTTTCACCTTATCTTGGCGGTCTAAATTTTTAACTATTGACACATCTAATTTTTGTTGTCCTGATGGTTTTTAATGCCCAAAATTGCATAGCCGCATATATCGTCGAAAGGAGATTCAGCCCCAAAATCTGGCTTGTTTGCCACTCTGAAGAGCTTGTCGATAATCCTCACAAGGCATAGCATATCCACATACTGATCTGGTTTTACACCATCAGGATACAAAACTTTCATTATCAGAAAAAATCAGAAAGAAAACCCTGACCTCTGGTCTGGGATGAATTTCCTTGCATAATGCCCAATGATGTATTAAGATGTGAGTAATGCATCATTGTTCCCTAAAACTAAGGTTCTATCCTACAATAACACAGGAAGATATTTTCTCCAAGGAATTTGGATGTGCTCGTTATGTCTATAATTGGGCACTTAGATATAGGACTGACAAATATGCCGCAGGAGAAAAAATAACATACGTTCAGAGTAGTGCAGCTCTCACCAACTTAAAGAAAGAATTGCCTTGGATGAAAGAATCATCTTCTGTTCCTCAGCAGCAAGCTCTAAGACACCTACAAGAAGCCTTTAATAATTTCTTTGAGAAAAGAGCAAAATATCCAAAGTTCAAAAAGAAAGATGGTAAACAATCTGCTACCTATATGAATACAGCATTCAAGATTAGAAATGGAAAAATAATAATAGCAAAAGCTGGGGTATTAGATATTGTTTGGAGCAAAAAGATGCCAGATAACATCTCCAGTCTCACTATTTCCAAGGACAGAGCAGGGAGATATTTTGTTTCTGTAAAGTACGAAGAAGTGAAAAAGAAACTCCCCAAAACTGGAAAGAATGTCGGGATTGATTTAGGGATTAACGCCCTTGCCACCCTCTCTGATGGAACCTCCATCCCCAACCCACGCTATACTTCCAAGTATTCTTCTCTCCTTACCCGCGCCCAACGTAGATTGAGTCGGAAAGCCAACGGCTCAAAGCGAAGGGAAAAGGCTAAGCTAAGAGTAGCGAAGATACATGCGAAGATAGCAGATTCCCGTCTTGACCATATTCGCAAGGCAACGACGAAAATCGTACGAGACTTCGATACAATCTGTATCGAGGACTTATCTCCGAGGAACATGATGAAGAATCATTGTTTGGCGAAAGCTATCGGGGATTGTTCATTCTTTGAGTTCCGTCGCCAACTTGAGTACAAGTCTCTTTGGTACGGGAAAACGGTCGTAACTATAGATAGATGGTTCCCTAGTTCCAAGAGATGCCATGATTGTGGTTATATTATAGACTCCCTCCCCTTAGATGTTCGGGAATGGGATTGTCCAGAATGCGGTGTATCCCATAATAGGGATGAGAATGCAGCGAAGAACATCTTGTCGGTCGGGCTGACCGATACTGCGCGTGGAGGCACTCTGAAACCGCGTGGCACTTCGGTGCTACAACGTAAGGGCCAGCGAAACGCGAACCGCACTGCTTAGTCAGGAATCCCCTGCCTCTGGCAGTGGGAGGATGTCAAATCTGCCGCATTGTGGAAAGAATCTCCATACGCAATGTTTTTCTCCTGAACCAGCTTGCCGATTCTGGTTCCAATTTTTTCGTAAGACATGGCTAAGATGGATTGTCCACCACAGATTGTATAATAAATATCTTGCCAATGTCCATTGTCGTAAACGATCCATCGGGAAACTCAACCGCCAATTCATAATCGTTATACCCACCAAAACCAGATGTATTCACATTCAAATGGACCAATATCTCGCCAGTATTCTCGTCAACCCATTCTATTTCTGTTTCGACATCATCTGTCAATTCTACCCTTGCAGTCACATCCTCAGCCCTTCTTTTGATATAAAAATGAACCTTCTCTGTCTCTGATCTTTGTATAGGATTCCCGATATCTGACTCATCTATCCAATCCTCATCGTATGTCATTGTATACGGGATTGCGTATTTTCTCCCCTCTACGATGGTGTAGTTAGCTATTGACACAAAAATATAATATCAGTTTCAACCTGTGGAAACAATACGGGATGTCAACTTTCCCTTTGCCGTGACAGATTTCGGTGAAAATGTATTTTGAGCTGTCACAGAAGATGATTCAAATGTGTTAGTCAGATACATTTTTAT